CATCTCTAAATTTAAAATTACCTTTAGGTAAATCTAAATATTGTGATGGTTTACCCGCATAAAAACAAACCATTTTAGGACCTGATTTTCTATAATCAACATCCAAGAAAGTCCCCCATAAACTATCTGCAAATGCTAAAGACCCTCCACTACCTAATGGTGTTTTAATCCCGTCAGCATCTTGTACATTATAAAAATTAACATACGCGGGCAGGTTCATTACATTAAAATTATTCTTAATAAGAATACCACTAATGAACGTATAAACACTCATAGCATTATTTAAAGAATACTCACCTTCTTTTCCCCCAACACCAAACATATATTTCAAATCAAAGATATCAATTAAAAGAGTGTCCCCAATATTTCTTGATGCCCTATCTAAAAACATTATATCTTCAAATAAAGTTTTGGTTGTATAGTCACCACCTGATATCCATTTGTCATTTAACGCCTTAAAAACTTCATAATTCTCAACTTTACTTTGGTCTCCACTTATAACACTTTGTACTGTTCTTTCAGGTACTTGTTGTTGATTAGGTAATATTGCGTTTAACCCAGATAATAAACCATTTAAAAAGTTACCTTGTAAAGTAGATTCTAAATCCAAATATTTTTTTAACTCATTTTTAAATTGAGCAACGGCAATTGTTGGCGATTTTAATTTTTGAGTAGCATACATTTTAATTATTGGTGCCAATAATATTACATTCTGTGCGGTAAACTCTATGTTATTATCAATAAAAAAGTCGGTAATATACGAACCATTAGAACTATAAAAAACATTCTCTATTGTTGAAAACCCTACCTGTGTTTGTAACTCAAACCATGCTGTCGGGTTATTAATTTGTGATTGTTGTAATGTTATTCCACCGACACTAGACGGTAAACTATTTTTAACATATGAATTAAATGTTATAGGGTCCGCAACTTCAATTTGTCCATTAAATGATAAATAAGAATTAAGAATTCTTCGGTTATAATTTGACGGATTACCATATCTAATAAGAATATCATATTGCATAAAATTAGTAATACTATTACTAAAGACATCATATTGTTTAGTAGTAACATTATTAAAATAATCTGATTCTAACTCACTTGTGGTTTTGGCAGGAACTTCCATTAATGTTTTAAATAACGCTTGGAAGTTTCTAAACGATGAATTAAGATTAATAGGGCTTTGATTAAAAGTCACAATCTCTTTACTCAAATTAATGTCAGTATCAGGTTTACACCAATTTAAAAATTCTTCTTCAAAAGAATCCAATATTTTTTTATCAAAAACCGAAAATATTTCTTCAATCTTTGAGTAATTGTTATCAGTTAAAAATTGTACTGGTGATTGGTCGCTCCCTGTTGTTATGTTATTAATATATGAATATGGGTCAGGATATGCAATTTGATTATTATCATAATACCCAAAATTAGTTGCCGGCCATAAACATCTAACAGAACCATTATAAACACTAGTATTGTTTGTAAGATTAACTTTAGTTCCTGGTGATGTAGTTTCACCCGTCATACAAGTATCAATAGTTTGGTTAAATGATGTTCCAAATGATGGAACAACATAATAAGTTGCACCTTTAGTATTATTTGTTGGGTCGCAATCTTCATCATCTTCAGGTACATTATTTGGTAACATTACAGACCATGTTATTAATCTTAAATTTTTACCATTTTGTTTACCATTATTGATATTTGAACCTAAAAAATTATACATTTTTAATCCATCATTAACACTTTGTTGTATTTCACTATTTGTATAACCCGTATACAAATCATATCCATTATAAAAGAAATTAAAATCGTTAATTAATTTTGGATAAAATCCAACTTGCATATCAACATCTATAGATGTTTCACTTTGTAAAACAACATTTCTATTAACACCATTGTATTTAAATTTATATTCTACTGACGTACTTGTTGTACCTGTAATTATCACCCCTGTTGTAGTGGTCCCTGTTGTGGTACCCGTTGTTACCGGAACTATCGGATTATAATTTTTGGAATAATCAAAATTTTTCCAAGCAGTTTTTAATATATCAGTACCTGTTTGTTTGTACGTTTTATATCTATACCATATTGACCCGTATTTTAATATCCAAGCATACGGTATTTTATGTATTGCACCAAACTTTTTAAAACAAGATGATATGTAATCTAATTCAGTTACAGTATTATTATCTGATACTGATTTATATTTTTCTCTTAAAGTTGCTAATGGTAATGAATTAATGAATAAATACGCGGCTTGAGTATATGGATAAGTGTTACCTGAAATTCTTGAATTATCTACACCGTTTTGAATAGCGTTAACAAAATACGGAGTATTCAACATGGACGTTGTTGTTCTTGGACTTAATATTCCTGTTGGAGTGGCTCCATAAACATATCCTTCAGTTGCAATAAAATCGTCAGACTCCCTTGTATCATAAAAACCGGATAACCCTAAACCAAATAACATTGATGAAAGTGCAAGAATTGTAGGATTTTGACCTAATAAATATGAAAAGTTTGTTACAGGTCTATTATTTTTAAAGTCAAAAACATTATTAAAATTTGCAATAATTTTTCTTGGTTCAAATATCATCAAACTTTTTTTAGTTCCATATACTTGATTACCCGTAGAGCTCGCCCCTTGATTTAAATTGTTTGCACACCATGTTTGGTCTGTGTATGGTATTGTATCAACAATCATTGGGTCGTTAGGCGCATTGTCTATTAACTTTTTAAGTCCTTCTGATTTTGTTGTTGTCTGTGGAATTTTACCAATATCTTCAACACCTAATATACTGAAAGAATCTTCAGTAATAGTTTTAAGATATGGTGTAACAAAGAAATCTCTAACATAATCTTGGTATGCTCGGCCTGTTCCCATATTTGAGATATTCTTTAAGAAATCCGGATAGGAAGCCGCGTTTAACCCATAATTTTTTAATGTAAATGTAATATAAGGAGAACTTAATCCTAAACCATTTTTAACATTACTAATTTCCGCCTCAACATTAAGTTTAATTAAATCTTGAATTTGATTTAAATTAGCCCTTACAAATCCTGAATAATGAGCAGTCAAAAATTGTCTTTCCCATATCTCATAGAAAAATTTAATTTCTTCTTTATTACGATATGCAATTCCTGTCGAAGGAAATTCAATCGCATTAATATTAATTATATTAGTTTCTCTTTCCGTTTCTAATGGTGGCGGAGCAATTGGTGATTGAAACTTCATTGTAAGTCCTTTCATGTACTCTTCAACAAATTGAACTTCAGGCCATTTAGCATAATTACCCCCATCAGTTTTATCAATTTCTGTTGGGTCTGCAAGATACTTTAATTGGAATCTACCTTTTTTATCATCAGATGTCTCAACAAAATATTGTGGCCATGGGTATACAGGGATTTGAGAATTCTCAGCCGCGGTATTACCTAATAACGAACCTTGTGTTTGTACTACGTGGTCTCTTGTTTCAGAACTAGGTGCCGATGAAGGATTATCTAAAATAGCTTGTTTTCTAACAGGGTCATATTTTACATTCCACGCTTTGGTATGCGTGTCATCCATTAATCTAATAAACCCTTCTGCAGACGCCATAATAACCGCAATAATGTTTCTTACTGTTGGCTTAAACCCAAGTCCTGTGTCTTTATCTTCAATTTTTCTTAATAATTCCGCAGTAATCTTTGTTTCGTACTCAGATAATTTTTTATTTGCCTGTGTTTCTAAAGACGATATTGTTGAATCAAATCTACCATTACCTTCAAACACAAAAAATGAAGGTTTAATTTCTGTACGTTGAGGTTTTCCATTAACTATTGTTTCATTAATAGCTGGTGTGAATATTGGAATATATTGATTGTAAACCGAATCAACAACTTCTTTACTTGGTTTATAATTTCCCGTTTGTGCGGTTGCTGTTGCAACCCAATCAACATTAGAGTCTAATGGCGGGTCAATTTTAATCATTTTAAGGGTAATTGGATTAGGTATTGGTGCCGTGCCATTAGTACCTAATGTTGGATTTTCTGCCAACCCTTCATTATATTTTTTAATATTACTTTCTAATAATGAAATAGCGGTAACATGAAGACCGGGGTCACTATTTTTAAAAACATAGGTTTTATCACCACCCTTCAAAATTATTGGATTTGGATTTAAATATGTATTAAACCAAGAACTTGTTGCCCCTCTAACATTTGAAAAATATTGGGTTAATATTCCTTTATAATTTCTAATATTTGTTAATGACCCAACTTCAGTTTTATCAAAAGACGCAGTAATTAATTTTTCAAACTGTTCTAATTTAGACATTAATTGGACTATTGTTAATTCCGGTAAATCTTTTGAAATTAGTCCTTTAGCTTTATATTCACTATAAACTTCGGCAATTTTTTGATATCCTTTTTCCGCAATTAACTCAGTCACAACCGCATCAGAACTATTAACATTATTAAACGCCTTTGCCGCTTGAGTCTTAGATTGTGATTCAGTTGCCCTATTTGTTTGTTGTGGACCAACAGGAGATTGACTTATATTAAATGTCTGAGAAAACATGTGTGGTGTTGCCAAAAGATGACCCATAGCAATCTCATTTAATATATTAAACTTATATCCTTTAAAAGTTAATGAAACTTGGTAATTACCGCTTACCGAATTAAATCTAGCGTTAAATTTTTCTAAGTTTAATTGGTATCTAATCGCCTGTCCGTAATAACCTTTTAGTGTTAAATAAAATACTGGATATGGTAAATTAAAAAAGGCAGAATAAGGAGAGTTGTTACCTAATTGAAATAATGCCTTACCTTGAACATCTTCTAATTCCATAGTTACAGATGGTATAAATGACGTATTTGTTGTAACATGTATTTGGGTAATACCTAATAACCCATTATCCATTACATTTGTTTCATTTGAAACCGTATTAGTATAATATGGTTTATCCCCATTTTTAGGTATTACACCTACTTGTAGTGGTTGGTTAGTTCCATCAAATTTTGTAACATTTTGTCCTGTTAGTTCGTCATAATATCCCGTTCCAAGATAATCATTTTTACCTGGTTTTAAAAAATTCATTTTAGCAACAGAAATTGTTCTTATCCCACTATCTTCAGGACTTATCCCTACCGCAAGTTTTGTTCTTGGAAGTACTTCCGCTTCCAAATTCGCATACATAACAAGATTTTCGTGGTCAACTAATCTTTCAGAAACTTGACCATCTTTAGTTGTTTTGTTTGGGTCAACAACTATTAAATTGTTATAGTCAAATTCAACATATATGTTTCCGCTGTTGTCCGGTCCTAAATTACCTACCATAATAATAAAAATGATTTTCTAACGCTGCCTTATAATCCTGTAATGAAGGTAGTAATGGAAAAGGAATTATCAATATAGCACCATCATATATGTTGTTTTCAAGTCCACCAAATTGTGGATTAGCTTGGAGTATTAACCAACTAAAGTATGGTGAATTGTAATACTCTTGAGAAACTTTATCTAATCTACTTTGAGCGACTTTATAGATGTAAGCTTTATCCGTAGATTTTTGGGCGATTGGCACATACGGTACAACGGTTTGTTCTCCGTTAATTAAAAAATCACTATATCTATTCCAGTATTGAAATGCCATTAGTTTAATTTTGCTTTAGAAATGTATGCTCCTGTCGTATTACCATCAGTATCATTCCAAGTGTTTTTATTTGTGTTTTGATTTGTTGTCGCCCCTAAACCTTTAATCATATTTTTTTGTGATTTTACCTTATCTTCAGACGCGCTATTTTCAATAGTATATGTAAATTCCCTTGTTTTAGTAGTAAATGGTGTATAAATTAAAAAGTCTTTTAATTTTGTTTTTTCCATATTTTCAATAAAAGATTTAGTTATATTATTCTCCCCTAAGAAAACAGGTTTTGTAACAGTCAACCAATATGCGTCAAATACCGCATCGATATTGTCAGCCCCCTTACCAATTATTGATTTATTACCAATTATATTACCAATTATTGCCGTTTTAAATGTTTGATATTTTTTATCATCAAGTATATCGTCTGATAAAATCATATATTCTTGTTTAAATGATACATTATCAAATAACGAATTTTTACTAAAAGGTACAAAAACTTGTTCAACAGTTGTCGCTTTTGATATCCCATCACTAACACTAAAAACTAAAGTACCTGTATATTCTTTACTATCTGCAGGATATACAAATGTTGAGTCGGTCCCAATAACTTGATTAAAGTTTTTAATACCGAGTTGTATTTTTTTAACATCATCCACTAATTCTATTAATGTGTCGGCACCTGAGGAAGATGTTGACACTTTTGTTGTACCTGAAGTCACATAAACTTTGGCATTACCCGTACTACCTTGTAACCCATCAGTTCCATTATTTAAGGTTCCAGCAAAAGTAATAAGATTTGTTTTACCCATTGTTTGAAGATAACTTTGTTCAATAGTTGTTAAATCTTGGGTGATTTTAAAAATTGCGTTTTGAAATGCACTTCTTTTATTTTTAACAAAATTAAAATAATTGTCTTGTACTGTTGAAATTAATCTTTTAGAGAAGTCTCTAATTGGTGCACTTATAAACTCTATAAATGGGTCATTATCATTTTTAATGTTTTTTTCAAATGCTCCAAAAATTTCATCAAATCTTTTTTCAACACCACTAGGTTTACCAAAAAGAACAACAGGGATTTCATTATCAACATTTAATTTACCCTGTGTGTACGAGCGTTGTAACATCCATTGTTGACGAACCGCATTATTATATTGACTAACGGTTTCTTTTGTTTTATTAACAACAGTAGTAAAATATGTTTGAGTATCTTTAACTACTTTATCCATAAATTCTGAATAATTTAATGTTCCCGTTTCACCACTAGCGGTAATATTATTACTAGTTATTTTTCCAACCGTTCCATTATTATCCTGACCGGCATTAGGTTCTGCCTGATTAACAGCAGGAGGTGCCGGCGGATTATTTAACGCTAAAAATTCTTTATCCAATACTTTTAATAATTCCTTATTTGAAGTAACATCAGACCTATCATCATATATTTCTGTATTTGCATAATAGTTAAATGTCAAAGCGTTTTGTAATTTATCTACAGATTCTTTTAATCCACTACCACCAACAAAATTGAACGCCATTGTTACATTGGCAATCATTGGTTGCACACCAATCCCTTCAGGATTAATATCCAATTGTTCATATGTTAATGCCAATGAAGTTGGGATAATTTTTGTATTATAAAAATCCCCAATTCTTAAAATTAATACCGGTGGAGCACCGAAAGCCGTGTTAATAGCGTTATTATATTCTAACACGGGTTTACTTTGAGGTGTATTTTGTTTTATTGTTGGTATAGTATTCCCAGGTCTCATACATTGTTGTAAAAATGTAAGTCTTGTATTCAACCCTTCCGGTGTTGTTGAGTGAAATGCTGGTTGGAAAAATTTCAACTTATCTTTAAGGTTATCATAAACCATTGGAGTTTCAGTCTTAATTGTTTCAAAATAATCACACTCCGATAATAAAGACCTTAAAACTCTTTTAGTTATATTATCGTATGGTCTTCTTTCTTGAGTAATTACTTCTTCTTTAACTGTTTTTGTCACAACATTACCAACCGTAACTTCTGTATATTGTGGTACAGGAGGTGATTTAGGTGCGTTTAATGTTGACTCAATTGCCGATATGTAAGCTCTCCTACAAGCCATCGCGGCTGTTGTAAAAATGTCTTTTGACCCTGCTTGTGTATCACCTCCAGGGGTATTAACATCACTATCGGTACAATTTACTGTCGTCCCTTGTTTAGTTAAATTGTCAGCGGTAAATGGACCTGTAGAACTATTTGCCATACGTGGCTGAGTGTTTTGAATATTTTCACCAAACGCTTTACCTTCTTTAATGATTAATCTTTTTTGTGTAACAAACGCAGCAACATTAGTATCTTCTTCAAAAAATTTCTTAAGTGATGATATTCTTCGTTTGGATAATTCAACATTATATGTTTGTGTCGCAGGTGCAGAACAACTCGAATCAATCATGACCGTAACAATCCCATCAGGATATTGTTTTAATTGTGTTGACAAATCAAGTGTCATCGCAGTTAAAACATCATAGTTTGGAGTAACAACAGTGTTAAAAAATTCTCCTAATTGAGCTCCATTAGTTTTTCCTGTGTATATCGTTACATTAGCAGGAGATGTATATCTAGTATATTCACTTGAATAATTTAAAACATTACTTGGTTTTGGGAAATCATTTCCAAAATAAGCACCTACATTAACATATTTTTTAAAATAATCTTTTGTATTACCACCACCTCCAACTTGAGAAATTGGGTCTGTACTTCCGTCAGGTGATTTATCTCCTGTTTGAATGGTACCTTTAGTATATTCTAATTCTTCCTTAGACACATCTTTTGAACTAATAATGTCTTGTAAATAAGATAGTTCTCCAGGAGGTATATTAGCATATTTTTTGGCAAGTTCATATAAATCGTATTTTCTACATCCCGCAAAGAATGAGTCCAAAATACTATTAACTCTAGTTTTATTTGTTTCGTTTGCTAATACTTTATTAACAATTACATTTAACACAGATGGGTGGTCAACAACTATTTTCCAAGTTAAACTACCAGTCCTTTGAGTACTTTTATATGTATAAACAGGTTCAGGTCTTCCTAAGAAATCACTTTGATTCCAATTTGTTGAAACTGATTCACTAAAAGTTAATCCATATGGTGGAAACCACATAACTCTACCACCGTTTGGACCTCTTTCACAAATTGCCAAATCGGAAACAGAATACCCAGGAGTGCTTGAGGTTCTCCACGCCAAGTTTTCTAAAGAAAACATATATTTTTTGGCGTAACCATTTACCCCACTACCTATTAAATTTGTAGAGTCTTGCCCACCTTCTTGTTTGTTTGGAGCTATATTAAGGTTGTATGTATTATCTAATACTGAATCTGCAAATCTTCTACCGTTAACTGTAATACCATCAACTTTTTGAAGGTCATTATATTGTAAGTAAGGTATATCTTTGGCAAATACTCTACAATATTCTGTACCTACCTCTTGTCCAATAGCACCTGTATATTTATAAACCATTGAACCTTTAGTCATTTCTTTATATCCATCATGAAAGACTTTACTTACTTGGTCAATAGCATTTCCAACATGTTGTAATCTTCTACCACCTTGAGGTTGACTATCAATAATTCTTTGTGTTTGGTCTAATATTGAACCTTGTTTAAATGTTCTTTCTGTAGACTCAGTTGAATTATATGATGAAGGTTTAAAGTCTTGGTCTTGGTTTATAATTTCACCACCAATACCAACTGTCTTACCAGCATTACCTTTGTATTTAGGTGATACCCATGTAAATCCACCCTCAATACCACCACCGTTACTATATGTTGGACCATTGGCTCCTAAACGAATTTCTTTACTTGGACCTTCATATAGTTGTGCTAACTCTGATGGACCATAAACAGGAGTTTGTTGTTCTTGTCCAAAAGCGTTAACAGGAACATCTCCACCTGGTGAGAATACTCTTGATGGGTCTGATGTTATACTACCAACATAGAAATTACTATTATTAGTTAAAGTACCTGTTAGTGCACCACCAATTCTATCAATAAGAGTTCTGTCGTAATTTGGTTTGTATTTGTTATAATCAATATTTTTAAACAATCTTGATTTTTGTCCTGCACCTGTATTGTTATAAAAAATTTGAGACCCTGTCTGTCCAGCACCAATTAACTTATTAAAGAAATTACCAACAGTACTTTGTCCAAAGGCCAATGATAATTGTTGTATTGTCGTTGGTTGACCAGGATTAACGGTAGGGTCAAAATAAGAACCTGGTATTGTAGATGTTGGTAAAATACTACCTCCTAATCTTAACGCAAAATTAGCCGCCGCTAAAATTGGGTTTGCATTTACCGTGATTGTGTAGTTTGGCTCCAATAATGGAACATTTCCTGATATAATGTTAACTAAATCAGAACCACTATTAATATTTAAAATATTGGCGCGACCTATTGTGTCTTGATAAATTTGTGCTGCAATCCTTTCTTCAAACTCACGTCTAAGTGTTTGAGCCCCTAAACGAGCAATAAAACTATCTTGACTTAACGAACCATTACTACCTGAAGGGTCAGGAGATAATAATATAGATAAAGGACTATAAAATGATGGTACAAATGTAGTTGGATAGGGTTGATTGTTATAGTTGTTTGTGGTTTGTGGTTTGTCTAATGAATTAAAAAATTCGGCACTATCAATTTGTGTTTGCGAACCATTTGAAAAAACATTAAGTGGTTTCCATTTTTGAGATTCGGGTAATGATTGGTCTACAATATGAGCATCTTGAAATCCATATTCGCCCTCATTTGATTTGGTATTCATTAATGCGTTTGGGTCAGGAACTTGTTCATAACCACCCTCATTACCGTATTGGTTAAGAGGATATAATTGATTTGCAAATGATGGGATATCAATTAATTGGTCAGGACTATCTTGTACAGATGTGTCTGATTGAATATATTCTGTATCAATTGGTTGCGTAGGTCGGTTAGGAGACTTAGCATAAGGTGTTAAGTTTCTAACAATAAGTTTCTTTCTGAAACCATCCGAATTAATATAATCTAAAGGACTTCCCATTAATTACTTTATTAATAAATAGATTGAGGGTTATTTTTTATCATTAAACCGTAACTTCTTTAGGTGATTTAGTTGGATTGCCGGGACGAGCATTATTATAGGATGTTTGTGCAAATGCTGTAGAGCGTAATGTACTTGTAATGGCTTTAGTTACTTGTTCCATTTGTGATGGGTTTAAATCTTTCGCACCATTTCCTGTAAAATTAACATTAACATTAACTGTACCATCATAAGTAACATTTTGACTTTTACTTCCAAAAGCGCCCTCCGTTGATGAGGATTCTTTTAAATCTTTTGTTTGTCTTCCTTCAATAAGTGAAGATATATTTTTATTACCGTAAACAGTATTTTTTTCTTTTGCTTTAGCAGCATTTTCTGTTTTGTCTAATTCGTTTAAAATTTTATTATAACCTTCTTGAACCATTTTGTCCAAACCTGTTTGATTAGGGTTTTTATCACGAGCTTCTTTTATTGATTTATTAAAACTAGATAATAATTTTGAATTAATGTTTTCCCCTTGTTCTCCCATCTTTTTAAGATAATCGCTAAGAGCGTCTGTTGGGGTTTTCTTACCCTCTTGGATATCTTTATACAGTGATTTCATATCACCTAACGCTGTTGTTAATTCTCCTCTAACTGCCTCAGGACTTGCAAAGTTTCGTGATGCTGCTCCTGTTAAATCAGTACTTCTTGACCTAGCAGATTCTGAAAGTCTTAATAAATCTTTTTGTGTTACAGCACCTCCAATAACCGCCGATTTAATCGCCTTTACATCAGACGAAATTATGTCAGAATAATTCATTTGTTTTCTGGCAATGTCTTCTAAAGTTTTTGGACCTGTTTTTTGTTGTTCAATTAATTTATCAAATTCAGGTTGTGTTAATTCTGCCAATTCTTTTTTGGTACCATCTTCTAAAGTCACTTTGTATTTACCATCTTGCATTGTCGCAATGTTAGCTAAATATTGTTTGTCTTCTTCACTTGCAATTGTAAGTCCCGCTGTTTTAATCGCTGATAATCTTTGGTCCAATTCCGCAGCCGCAAGACCCATTTTACTCATCTCTCTAGCACTAACACCTGTTTGAGTCTCCATTTCTTTTAAAGTTAATACACCCTGTGGGTTAATTTTAAAAGTTTTTGTTTTTTCATCAAAATAAGTAAATTGTTTGGCAACATCCGCCAAGCTATTTTGTAAACCTGATGGGTCATTAATTGACTGATTCATTAATGCAAATGGGTCGGCGAGAGCTCCTGCAGATATTCCCAATCTTTGGAATGCTGCTGCAGTTTCAATTGCACCTTCAGGAGTTAACACTTTTTCCGCTAATGCAAATGTTTGACCCATATCAAATCTTAACATTGACGCTTGGGCTGCCATTTTGGTTAAACCTTGAACACCACCTTCAAATTGGTAACGATTCATTTGACCCATGTTGTCTTGAACATCTTTCATTACCTGTTTGGTGTTACCACCAATACTTTGAATATAATTGATTGATTTTTCTAATTCTTCTGGTATTTGGGAAATACCAACTCCAATATCCATAAATTTTTCAGATAACTCCCCAACAGAAGTTCCTAAAATTTTCTGAGCCGCGTACATTTGCTCCACATCTTCTTTATTCGCAACAACATTTCTTCTTGAAGCGATAGCTATTTCACTAATAGTATCAGCAACGGCACCTAAATCCCCACCTAATCTAACAATTCCAGGTGAAGTGTCTGCAAGAGAAGTTTTTAATTCATTAATTCTTTCTCTTGTCTGTCCAAAAAGTTTGTTGATTTGTCCAGCGGTGGAACTAATTCTTTCGTATCCATACTCAAATTCTTTAGCTGAGAAATTTGTAGCATCTTTCATCTCATTTAAAAATCCGTCTTCTGTATTATCTGCCATATTATAATTGTATTAGTTATTTATAAATACAAAAGGACTGAGTTTTCAGTCCTTTTTATTATCTTCAATCCATTTATCTAGTAAATATTTCCTCATAAAAAGAGGCATTATTAAAAAATCTTGGTATCCTATGTGTAATAACGTAGTCAAATAGTAATATTCATCGAGCTGACTTTTCCTATAATCAGAAGAAAGGACGAAAAAAGTCAACCCCAAATCCTACATTAACTGTAAGTTTTTCTCCTGATGGGGTTGTAACTGTGCGTGTCATATCTAATCTTGGTTCATTATCATTCATAAATTTTCGTATGAATTTTGAATCCGCGATTGGCATCGACTCAATAAATTTTGCGATTTCGCCTTTATCGGTTATCCCGTTAACTTCAATAATTTCTTTTTGAAGTCTTAATGTAACTGTTGGTACAACTCTACCTGCAGGGTAAGTGTCTGCAATTCTTTGATTTTCCAAAATTTCACCATAAGTCATTGGTTTTAACTTAATAGTATTTTGTGATTTTGGTAAAGTGGTAATAAAAGTACCGTCCTCATTAGGTTGTTGTCCTTGACTGATTGATAGTTGGTCTAAAGCAACCGTAGTTTTAAAAGGTTTCCGAGTACCAGGGTCAGTAAGTGTTAACTCCATTTCAGGGCCAAAAGCCGTGTTTCGTAAAAAGATAAGTATTGCCTCAACATCACCTTCTAACATATCTTCAACACGTAAATCTGGTTCGTAAATTTTGGTTCTTAAAAGATTTTGAGTCATTCCGTCACCACCCGCCATTAATAAATTCTCATCATTAGCGGTTAAATAACCGACTTTGATAGATTTTTTCTTGTTTTTGTAAAAGACTCCCTGAGATGGTAATGGTACCACATCGTGGGGTAGCGTAAAATTCGCTTGTCCGTATTCTTTTGATTGATTATCCATATAAAAAATTAACCGTAAAGTTTATGTTCTTTACGGTTAAATATAATTAGTATTAATTTTTTATAAATAGAAAGACTATTCTATTACTATATCAGTAAACAAGTACACATCTATCCATACGAAGTGTCGCAGTGATTGTTGCTAACGCGTCTGTATTGTAAGCCAACGCATTGAAGTTTACATCTGTTAAGAATGTTCCGTAAAGAATCCATTTTTCAACAACAACTCCTGTTGGGTCTAACATTTCAAGGTCAATATCTTTTTTATAACCCGCAGCATATCCCATACGACCTGTTACAGACTCAGCATGTAAACGAACCCACTCCATAAGAGCTTGTGATGCAGAAGGACCAATTGGGTCTCTAAATGTTACATTAATTGTTTGCCAGTTGAATCTACCAGCAACATAAGTTGAAGTATTTAAGAACGGTATTTCCGTCGCTGCAATGGTAATGTGTGGTCTTGATGTAGACTCTACAAACCATTCATTAATCCCTAAACTTGATGGAAACCTTAAAATGAATCGGTTTTGTCTTTTCGGTTCATAAGGAATCGGCATTTTCATCAATAAATCAGCCATATTATTTAAATTAGTTTTTCTTTGTTTATTATCATAAATATATCCAAATGGAAAATATTTTTATTGACTTTCTGAAATTAAATTATTATCATTATATTCCAGACTAGTTTATTTAATTCTAGTTATTTTAACTAGTTTTTTTTCTTTATTTATTTAATACTAGTTTTTTATTACTAGTTAATATTCTTTTTTTATTCCTCCTGCAGTAGAATAAGTTTTAACAATGTTATCAGGCTTATCCTTAAAATGTTTTTTCATTACTTCCACATTTCTAATATCATCATCTGAAAATCCAATAGTAGGTTTTGATGGGACAAAATTATTATTAACATCGTCTTTAAAAAATGCTCTTTTATTTAAATTAGAAGATAATTCTCTAATGTACTCCACAAATTTGTCCATTGCACGAACTTTGGCTTCCTCAGGATTTGCAGCCCCTTCCACATCATTATAAGATACAGGATGGAATTTACACATATCTAAATAAGTTTTAATTAACTCATCATCATTCATCTCATCTTCACCAGCAAACGACCTATATTTTTTAAGATTCTTAAGAAGTTCTTCTTTATTAATCCCATTATAATCATTTATTATGTAGTTATAAACCGCCTGTTTTAAAGTGTTTGGTTTATGACCTCTCGCAGTGATTATAGAAAAAATTGACCCGTTATTAATCGCCTCTTTAAAATCATTAAATGCCGGACCTTCTTCAGCCCTCATCGCGTCAATTAAAAAATCTTTATCCCCCGGAGTTTGGAAATTTTTAAATGGTTCATCACCATAACCTACAATTGTCTCACCTTTATATTGAAATGGTGATTTACCTAATTGATGTCTATATTCCGCAAAATCATCAGTTGACATACCCACTTCGTCACCCCCTTCTGTTTTAACCATAATTTTGGTTGGCATATGAACAATATTATCGTCCCAATCAAACGCATAATATTTCATATCTGGGGAACCTTCTTCTTTAAATCCTTCTGTTAAATTCTTTTTCATTTGGCTAAGGGGGGATTGTTCCCCCCATTTTTTTTATTAAATATTCTCGAACGAAGCTCCTGTTGGAGTAATGAAGAATTCAATATCAATGAACTCTAACGCCTTCGTAGGTTTTAAATAGATTTTCCCTACTAATGTATTTCTATCTAAGTCTTCAGGTGTTGAAGAAACTGTTACACGGAAATCATATAAACCTCTGTCTCTTCTAATTGAGTCTAAGATTGGGTTAACACTATCTAAGAATTGTTGTCTAACGATTTGGTCGTTTTGTTCAAACAATAATCTTACTGCCACCGCTGAAATCAACTTACGAGCTTGAAGTAATAATCTTCTTACGTTCAATCTGTTAAGTGCTGAATCAGCAATTTGTAATGTTTTGTTACCCCAAATTACAGTACCTACATCCGCAAAAGTAGCAATTGGGTTAATTCTACCTTGGTAAAGTGTGTCTCTATCTTCTTGAGTCAATTTAACTCTTGCTTTGATTGAGTTTACAAGACCTCTTGTGTAACCCGCAGATGCGAACCAAGGGAACGCAATGTTATCAGTTAATGCCAAGTTTCTTACAACTTCACCTGTTGGTGGTAAATAGATTTGTGTGTTATTCACAGTATCTCTTACTAAAATCCATGGATAGTAAGTTGCAGTATAGTTAGAGTCAATTCCTGTATTATCTAAGTTATCAACCGCTTCTTGTGAGTAGATGATATCTAAAGAGTTAGTTCCATCTGGAGTGTACATTAAGTAATCAGGAGTTGTTGCGATATACACAGAGTCAGCTCTTGAATATTGTACCATATCAATAGTTTCTTCAACAAGGTTTGAGTTGTTAACATAATCAATACTTGAAGTTGCAAATATGTTAATATTTGTTGCCTCAGGATTTGAGAATGTTAAGATACCAAGTAAGTATGCATAATAATCAGTGTTTGCAAAATCTTGTGTGTTATTACTTACCACAATTCGTTTAAATAAACCTTGACCTGTTGCTGTTGGGTATCTTGTAGAAGACGATGCTCCTGCCAAGTAACCTGATGCTCCTAATTGGAATCTATCTTGGTTAGTTCTAAATTCTCTATAAACATCCCAACCATCAAATCCTCCCGCAAAACATAATGTATATTTTCTTGAGTAAATGAAGTAGTATGGGTTTTCTTGAGTTTCAGGGTCAAATCTAAAATCAGCTACACCACATTCAAAAGCAGTCGCCCCACTTGTTTGGTATGAGTTTGCAATTGTAACAACAGTTGCTCCTGAGTCCATGTGGAAACCTCTACTTAAGTAATTCCACGCTTGACCTGCGATAGGTAATGCTGAACTAACCCAGTTTGGTGGGTTTTGTTTACCTTTATAAGATAAAAATGCTTCATCAATACCAAATTGACTTGAGAATCCTAAGTAAGTTCTTCTAACAATATCACCTGCTGATTCAGTTGCATTTGCAGTTGTTCCAAATGGGGGGTTAAAAACAACCTCACCTGGATAATAATATTTAGTTTTGAATTTAGGTACTGGTGAAATATTTTCAGTTGATTCGTATTCTCTCTGAGTATAACCGTAGAATCCACAAGGAATTGCGTCTATAGGATATTCTTCCGCTAATTCAATCATAACGAATTTTGAAATTAATGCGTATTCCCCATTTGCACTACCAATTTTTTTCGCTACGAAATTGTTAGAACCTGCGTCCATATTACAATTAGTGAATTTCTCAATAACAACAGGATTTGCATCAGTATCAAAGAAGTTTCTAACAAGTACATCAAATGTCATGTTATTAAACGATAAGTTAGCTATTGAAATTTTTACCTCAACATTCGCTGCGTCTCCATCAGAGATTGAGATAAATTTAAATAATTTATAAACTTGATTACCTCTTAACTCAGAAACCAAAAATGGTGTTTCAGGTGATTGGTATTTTTCAACTTTATACGCGATTGATTGTGTGTTTTCACTTCTTGCATCTTCAAGAGCAACTAATTGAGGATTAATACCTTTAATATATCCTTGGTTATAAGCATAACTCAAAGAACTTGGATATAACTCTTCAACAAAGATTGGTACTTCATATCTTGATTTACCAAAATTATCTGTGCCTAAAACTTTAGTAATAAATTTAGATGATGCCGCTGATAATGAAGTTTCAAAAGAAAACGTATTACTATCATTAGTTATACCTGAAAGTAAAAACCCTTCATATGGTGAATTAGTGATTCCTGAATATTGTCCAGTACTAATTAAAGTAACATCAGTAAGTCCTGTCACTTCATATACAGGTCCATGTTGGTCAAGGTCTGCATTGTTAGAATATAATGAAATACCTCTTGAACGCAAAGTTCCAACAACCATATTATTATATTCACTATAAGCAGTTCCTGAAAAATTATATGACTCTCCTGTAATAGTTCCTGTATAAGTGATACCACCATCACTAGTACTTAATGATGATACATCATAATAAAATGAATAACCAGCATAATCGTTATTTACATTTGCATCATTAGTAAACGCTGCGTAATACCATGGGTCATTTGAGTCTGAACTTAAATCGTTAGTATCTAAATTATTTGTGTCTGAACCAAAAACATTTAATTGATTTGAATATTGACTAACAAGACTCCAATATTGGTCTGAAGGAATTGCACCATACATAGCAACGGTTGTTGCGGAATAAGAATTATTATCAATAATAAAACTTAAATTACTATTGAAATCTTCACCATATGTTGAAGTACTACCATCAGATAATCTGTAAAGAGTATTATAGTTATTACTTACTTGAGTTGGTAATGCTCCCCCAATAAATTGAATTGTACTTCCTGAAGAATATCCTGTGAATGTTGCCGAAAAAGCGGTTCCTCCTGTTGGTGAAATTATACCAATCGTTAACGGGTCAACATTGGCAGTAACTCTAATACTCCAAGATGGACCAGCGTCATATCCTGATAATCCTAATATTCTTGTTACAAACAATTGGTTAGATTGTTGTAAGTATGATTTGGCGATATACGCCGCTTCATATTTTGGTATTTGTGTGTTTACAAATTTTACAGGTTCAGTTCCTCCAAAATATGCTTGGAACTCGTCGTAGTTAGTTATAAATACAGGTTCGAATGCAGGTCCTTTTATTGTTTCCCCTACTAAACCTAAGGTAGTAACACCTACACTTTGTGCTACGAACGATAAGTCCGTTTCTGATGTGTAAACTCCAGGTGATACAAAAACTTTTTGATTTGCTTGTGCTGTTGCCATTATTTAATTAATTCTATTGCAGATTTATTTTATTGATAAATATTAGATACTAACACAAAAAACTTGACTTTTGAATATGTATTAGTAAACAGTAGGAATAAATTCTACCTTTTTTCTCACCACAAAAACTATGAAAGAAATCAAGAACATTAAAATAGACCCTAAAGTCCACGAAATACTAAAAAAGTATTGTGATAAACGAGGGTTTAAGATTTATAAATTTTTAGAAAATTTAATCGTTGAGACCTGTAAAGAGAAAAAAGATATCTACGGGGAAGATTAAACTAAGATATTATCAAACTTAATGTTTGATTCTAATAAGTTATTTTGTTTCACTACGGTGATTGATAATATATCGTTAGTAGTTATTTGAATTTTTTGTACATCAGTCCCATAATAGTCTCCATTAATATAAACATCATAAGAATTTACATTAGTTGAATTTGCCCAAGTTAAATTTGCAGTGTAAGCAACAACATCACTTAAAGTATCATTACCTACCATATAATAAAAATTAGATAAAAATTCATCAGGGTTTTCAGGAGATTTTTTTCTTCTCTTACCAAACGATGAAGTTTCAAGTTCTGTTAATAAAGCAACTCTCGCAATTGCCGGTTTAACTTCAAATTCATCTTCGTCAATTAAATAACCTAACATAGTAAAATCATAATTTTGAACATAATATTTTCTTGATTCAATACTCATTTGAGATTCATCAGAAATATTATTTAGTATGATTGGAACATATTGACCTTTTATAAATGTATAAGCCTGTCTTGATGAAAACTTTTGCATTATAACTTTGTTGAGTTCGTTTAACTCTCTCATTCGGTTACAAATAATTTTCACACTATAATTAATATCAACAGGAACAGGTTGTGGTATTGTGTAAATGTCCATACCTTGTTCATTACCATTCCAAGTTGGTACTGAGGCGTAATAGAATTGTTTTCTATTTGGGATTGTATATTGAAGTGCGGGATTAGTTCCAAATTTTACTTCAGGACTTCTAACTACGGTAATGAAAGGTGGTGAAGGGTTATAATCTAAATCAACAAATAATGCTGTCTCAACATATTGACTCCAATTCTGAGTTGTAATAATGATATCCACCATTGGTACAATTTTTCCTGCTGTGATAACTTGTAAATCATCTTTAACAAAATCTAACATTCCTCTATCTAAATCTGCATGTAAAACTGACTTAGGTAAATAAGTTCCATCTTCATTAATATATTCTAACAATTGTTCTCTACGAGCAGACAATGTCTTTTTAGGGACTAATGGTAGTGTTGGTATAACTTTTTTTGGTAATGGCATATTATTTTTTAACTACAAATAGTTTATTTTTTGAATTTATCATGTCAACTTCTTTTGCTTGATATACAGGTTCTTCAGTATTTTTATACACAAATGTGTTAAACTTGTATGGGTCATAGGTGACAATCATATCTGATGGTGGATTTGGAATATCATCACATGGATACTCACAATAATCAAGTAATGTACCAATAACAAAAGCATGAACATTTTTACTTTTTTCTTTTCTAACCCTATCCTTACCACCAGGTCTAACTCTAAATTCAACATCCCCTAACTTAACATAGTCTGAATGTAATATTACCTTACTATCGTATGTAACTGAAAAAGTATGTTTGTGTAAATTATAATACACCATAACTTTTTTACCTATAAAGATGGAATCAAATTGAGATTCGGTTACTAATATTTTCATATTTCATCTACCTTAACAAGGTTTTTTATCCTAAACCCAAATTTATTACTACACCAATTTAATAGAATTTTTTCCGTCTCGTCATAATCTAAACCAAACATATTTGTAATAAAACTCCAAACTTCATTAACAACATATAATCGTTTTGTTCTTAAATTATACATGAATTTAAACCTTCCATTTTTAGATAAATAAATTTCCCTAAATTCAGTACGATGATATCTTTCTAAATCACTATAGTTTTCATTTAACCAATTTTCAATAATCGAATTTAACCTATTTTCAGTTATTATGTATTTCATTATATCCCTCTAAATTCGTTTTCACTTACGTAAGTGGCCATAATACTTCTATAAAATGGTTTATAACCACCATAAGTATGTTTATTGTCTGACTTAACATATCCATCATCACTCACCACATAATATCTAATTCTATCTTCAGTTTCATTATATCCAATATAATCCCCTAGGAATATTTCAACACCTAACTCATCTAAAGTTTTTTGATAAATAGAAAACTTCATATTACCAGGTTCTTGTTGTTCCACTTTAGAATTACCTAAAAATTTATGGGCAGGGGCCATTACCTGAACCAAACCTTTTAACTCAATAGGTACCATAAATTGTATTCCATCTTCGGTTACCTCACCGTAGACATCGTCAGTTTTTGTCTTATATTTATCAACACGATAAAGAACTACTGTGAAGTTCATATCACCCAATAACCATTCTTCACCCATACCTATGTCTAGGGTGTAATCTTCTCCTCCGAAGAATTTACCTAATCTTGTTATTGGAACTAATTTCTGCATATTAATGTTGTTTTAATCTATTATGATATGATTCAGATTCAATAGACGATGAACTAATAACAACATTAACATTAAAATAATTTTTAATGGTATTTTTAATTTCACGATTCCATTGGTCTCTATAAACATCAGTTTTTTTCATGTTGTCTCTTCTTAAAAATTCACTTCCATCAGGGACAATATATGTGACCCTCATGTAGTATTCATCCTCATAAGTTTCCATTGGTTCTAAATTAAAACCCATATCAGATACACCATTAGGTTTAATGACATTCATCATTTTACCTATCAACTTTTCTAATTGTTTTTGATTCATACTCATATATTGATAAATACATTATAATTACTTATATTTAAGGTAATCTTTTATGAAAATACCAACACCACATAAAATTTACATCGCTCATAGCACAATACATGGGTTAGGAGTATTCGCAAATGAAATAATTTACGAAGGAGAAATCATTGAAATATGTCCTGTAATTGATATGGGGTTGAATAAAGAAGTTAGTCACATATTAATTGATTACCGATATAATTGGCCTCAAGGAAATGATTGGACATCACAAGTTATACCTACAGGTTATGGAATGTTGTATAATCATAGTGATAACCCAAATTCAAGTTGGAGGTCAAATTTGGAAAACAACACTTTTGAATTTTACGCAATAAAAGAAATAAATCCTAACGAAGAAATTTTCACATATTATGGTGATATGAGTTATTGGAGCGACGGTAGGACACATACTAATGTTACTTAAATGAGTGAAGCAAGTTTAGAGTCTAAGGCGATGACCTTATTGGAGACTTACGAAGGGGGAAATAATTATCTTATTGAACTTAAAAGAAAATCTCAAATAAATAGAAGATTTTATCCAACAAGAAGTCAGGCAGAATACATAATTAATAACCATGACAAACAACCAAAGGTTGCAAAAAAATGGGTAATACTTGATGCCTATTTTGCACAAAAATTGGCGGATGATAAACTTATGACTGAAATACCTGAAAGGGTGTGGGTTGAAAAGTTATTGGCAGACAAAGAAAAAGCGTTTCACATTTGGGGTAGAATAACAGAGACACAAGAATTTCATGATTTTTGGTTACCAAAAGCGGCAATCATTAAAGATAATACGGTAAAAAATGTTGTTATAAATTACGACAAATATTCTCACCGTCCACCACTTGACCATCAAAAAGAATCAATCCAAAAATTAGTAGAAAACAAAAAGTTTATTCTTGCCGATGATATGGGATTGGGTAAAACAACCTCAACAATCATTGCCGCATTAGAATCAGGTTCTAAAAAAGTTTTAATTATTTGTCCCGCAACTTTAAAGATTAACTGGAAAAGAGAGATAGAAAATTATTCAGATAAATCTATCTACATCTCAGAAGGTAAAAATTTTAATGGTGATGCGGATTTTGTCATTATTAATTACGATATTATTAAAAACTTTCACACCACAAAAAAGAAAGAAAACTCCCAAATTCTTGATTCTAATTTTGATTTAGTAATTGTTGATGAAGCCCACTACATTAAAAACGCCACCGCCCAAAGAACAAAATTAATCAATGACCTTGTTAAAAAAGTAGACCGACTTTGGTTATTAACAGGTACCCCAATGACATCAAGACCAATGGATTATTTTAATCTATTAAGTTTAGTTGATTCCCCCGTTGCAAAGAATTGGATGGCATACGCTATTAGATATTGTCAAGGTTATCAATTTAATGCTGGCGGTAGAAAAATATGGAATGTAACAGGAGCATCCAATCTTGAAGAATTAAGAGACCGAACTGCGGGTCTTACATTAAGACGACTCAAAGAAAATGTCCTTAACCTTCCCGACAAAATTATCACACCTGTATATCTTAGGTTAAAATCTAAAATGTATGAAGCAATTATGGGTGAGTATTATGATTGGTATGATAAAAACCCCGAAGAGTCAAAATCACTTACGGTTCAATTTACTAAATTAACAAAAATACGACAAGTTATTGCTGATGAAAAAATCACCCAAACAATAGAACTTGCCGAGAACATTATTGAACAAGGTAAAAAAGTTATTATCTTCTGTAATTTTACTGATTCATTAGAAAAAATAACAGAACATTTTGGAAAAATGGCTGTTAAACTTAATGGGACAATGTCTAAAACAGAAAAACAATATAGTGTTGACCAATTCCAAGAGAATGATAAAATAAAAGTATTTGTGGGTAATATTAAAGCTGCTGGTGTTGGTATTACATTAACCGCCGCCGAAGCGGTAATCTTTAATGATTTATCGTTTCTTCCTTCAGACCACGCTCAAGCTGAAGATAGAAGTTATAGATACGGTCAAAAAAATAATGTATTAGTTTATTACCCAATATTTGAAAATACAATTGAAGGAATTATCTATGACATACTCAATAACAAGAAACAAGTCATTGCAACTGTGATGGGTGATAATCAAAATACCGCAGATGCTGCCGAAGAAATTTTGAAACGAATTAACCAAATGCGTAATTAAATAAAAACTGGATTATTTATATGTAATGAATAATCTAATTATATGAAAAAAATAGAAGAGAAAATTCAACAACTCGAAACACAAATACTTGAAAACCACATCACCAAAGAAAAAGAGTTATTGATTACCGAAATGAAAAAAATAGGAATAGAAAAATTACCATACTCCTATTCAGCCCTCAAACAGTTTATTGACCCCGAAACAATGAACTTCCACTACAACAAACATTACAAAGGGTATGTAGATAAACTAAACGATGCTTTATCCAAGAAAAAATACGGGGACTTAGAGTTAGAACAAATTATTAAAACAATAGGTCGTTTTGATAAAACAATTAGAAATAATGCCGGTGGAGCCTTTAACCACGCATTATTTTGGAACATGTTAACCCCGACCCCTAAGAAATTAGAAGGGGAACTTTTAAAAAAAATAACAAAACAATTTGGAAGTTTTATCTCTTTCAAAAAACAATTTGATACTGTTGCTAAAGATAGATTCGGTTCAGGTTGGGTATGGTTAGTACTCACAGCTAAAAACACATTAAAGATTATGTCAACTCCAAATCAAGATAATCCTTTAATGAATGTTATTGAAGGTGGTGGATTTCCACTTTTAGGGTTAGACCTATGGGAACACGCTTATTATCTAAAGTATAGAAACAAAAGAGATGAATATATTGTAAACTTTTGGAAAGTTGTAAATTGGGATTTTGTTTCTAAATTATATGAAATGAAAACAGAAACAAAACTAATGGAATCTGTTAAACTTGAGAAATTAATAACCGAATCTAAAGAGGCAAAATTCTGTGATGCCAAAGAAGTTCAATTCTACAGAGAACTTATCAACAATACAAAAATTAAGAAAATTTATCAAGACGGAGTAACTGACTCACTAAAACAAGTATTCCATCAATTTTGGGTTGAGAGTACTGATAAAGAAATGTCAGGGTTTTACGGATTAGAGTCTAAAGAAGGAAGGTCAATCCTTAATAATTTAAACACAAACTTCAACACATTTTGTTTGTTAACCCGAGCAATCAATATTCAAATTGAGAAATTAGGTAAACCCGAAAAGAAATTTGATTTTTCTAAAAAAGAAAACAGAACAATTACAGAAATTAACCGATTGGTTAAAGCGTTAAATCATTTTAAAACAAAAATATTCACAAAAAATAACGAAGAATTTATTAATATCATCAAAGTATTAAAAAAACTATGGGATAGAGGACAAAAGTCTGAAGATGAGGTATTAGATAAATTCCAAAAATATTTTGGAGATTCTGCAAAACTTGAAAAACTTGGGGGTCATGGTCAAAAAATAGACGCATTTAAAGGGGAAGATTTGGCAATCACTTTAAATGGTAAAAGATATAGAACACAAGTTAAACCATATTCCTCAATCACAAAAGAAAACAACACAATTACGGTTAAAGATACTGGTAATGTTCAACCATATAGTGTAGATTGGATGATATTTATTAATACAAAAACAAATAAAATTTTGATTTTTGATAATAAACCAATAAAAAACCATAACCAATATGTGTTTAATGATTCATCATTAATTCACGAAATAGAATAACTAATATATTTATTGACATGGCAGTAATACCGGAACCAGAAAGAAGTAAAATTTATACAAGAATTAAACATCAGTTAGGTGCACCACTAAGAAGTGTTGAACTTGAAGATGAGATGATGGATTCATTAATGGAGTTAGCCCTTGGGGATTACGAAGAGTATATTCTTCAATGGTTAATTGATTCACAATGGGTTAATCTTGTGAATTTAAACATGAACGAAAGGTCAGTTGCAAGAGCCTTAGTCACAAGAACTATGGATTTTGAACAACAGTTCAGTTATGCTTATTCTAAAATTGTTGGTCTTCAAACTGAAGGTCCTTGGGTTTTAAAGAAAGATTATTTTGTTCTTGAAAAGAATGTTCAAACATACGAAATTCCCGCAGGTAGAGAGGTTAACGAATTACTATGGTTTAGTGACCAACCTTGGACCGCCTTTGGAATAGGTGGTATGGGTGGTGGTTTTGGTGGTATCGGTTTAGGTGCCGACCAAGCAGGATTTGCTCAAATGGGTAATCAAGGTTCTTATTTTATGATGTCAGGTTTTGATTATTTAATTAGAATGCAAGAAGCAAATATTCTTAATAGAATATTAGGTGGTTCAATGACATATAGAATAACAGGATTACCTGATGGTAAAAAGTTAATTCACTTAATGAATACCCCTGGTGGTAAATTTAATTGGTCAAGTTATAGTCAATACGTGGGTAAAGCCGTATGGTATTGGTACTATGATGTTGAACCTGATAGTAGAGCCGATTGTTTAAAAAATAATCCTGATATTATTAAATTACCAACAGATGTACCTATTGAAGAATTATCTTGGGAAGACTTAAATGTCCCTGGTCAACAATGGGTGAGAAGATGGTTTACAGCATATTGTAAAGAAACTTTGGCGAGAGTTAGAGGTAAATATAGTGGGAACTTAAAGACACCTGATTCTGAAATTGTAATGGATTACCAAAGTTTACTAACCGAGGCCAAAGATGAAAAATCTAAATTAATAGAAGAATTAACAGGGGCTGAAGGATGGTTAACAAGAATGAGACCCGATAAAGTAATGGAAAGAGAAGCGTTAATAGCAGAAAACTTAAACAAACAAATGAAGTTTAGAGCAATGCCTCGTCAAATATATGTAATTTAAATTTATGGCAATTATAAAAACAATACCCTCAAGAAAAATCATTAATGGTTTAGTTATAGACACATCAGAAATCTCAATAGTTTCTGAAACAAATTACCAAACCAATGGTGAATCTTGTATAGTTGTTAGGGGAGTTTCCGACTCAACAGTTATTTTAGACTCAAAAACAACAGACCATGTTGTAGTAAAATCAATGACAAGACTTACAATCATACCTGACACCGGTAAAATTGATGAGGACTATGATGAAGTAGTCGCAGAAAGATATGCTTGTATTGAATTTAGGTTTGTTGGTGGTAATTGGTATATTTTAAGTTCAGACGGTTTGAAGCAATCCTAATTTTTCTTCCCAATTTTCTTCTGCCATTTCATACATATAATCAGAATTAAGACCTCTTTTTTCCCAATAAGATAATTCACCATCTGATAATGTCATAACTTCTTCCAAACTATCTTGGTCCCCATTACCTAATGGATAACCATTGATTAATTCACATTGTGCCGTTGTAAAAATACCTCTTTCCTCAGGGGTATTAACAATTAACCCATTTCTAACTTCATCTTTAAAAACAACCATTAAAGGTTGAAGTTTTTTATTGAATGTTGCAACTGCTCGTGGTACATTATAGTCGCCTGTCAAATCAGGATTATTATCTAAAATGTCTTTATCTAACATATAACAATTAATCATTACACCATCACTGATTGATTTTGATTTCGGGTCATTAAACAAGTTAAAAGCGTTTGCATCTTTGATTTGTTTTACCGTCATCTTTTGCACATCTCCTTGTGATGATTTGGTTCCATTATTAACATACATAATAACATCACCTAAACTTACATTTAGACTATTTTGTAATGCCAATTCCATATGAGCCATTCTACTCATACTATTACCTGCTTTAGTTTTTGTTGTTAACCTTTTTTTATAATCATCAAGACTTAACTTAACTCTAGCTCTTTGTGCAATTTTAGACAATGGAATTTTTTTATCATAAATGGTTTGAAGATACTCGTAGTAATATTCAACAAATGCTTTACCATCACCTTCCAATAACATTTTAATACCTTTATCCAAAAACGCCTCAATGTACAATGGTAATTTTTTAGATTTAATACTATTACCTGTTAATTTAATCTTACCCTTGGCATCCATAACCGCATAGTTTTTACGAGCCAAATTAATGGTTGACGGCCAAACACCATCAGTATCAAGAGCCATCTCACCTCTCATAAAAATATCATTATACTCCGCAACATCAGCTTCGGGTCCATAATACTCTTTACCCTCTTCAACTTTCCAATTCAATCCACGACCAACATAAACTCGGTCTTTTGCATCATCAGGTGTTGAAAAGTTAACACCGTCTGTATCCATAACCAATGGTACATATCCTTTGGTCATAAAGAATTTAATCATCTGACGAAGATATTGTCTACCCGTACAAGTAATCTGTTCTCCCATGTACATATCACCCCAAGCATAAACCTGAGGGGCAGACAAGGCACCAAACATAGAGTTAATAAAAATCTTAATTGGTAATTGTTTATTACCATACGATTCAGATTTATTACGGTCAATGTTATAATATTCTTCAGCAAGTTGTTTGTACTTAATACGAGTATTACGGAAATAACTTAACATCCCTTTCATAGCTCCCGTCACATCACAATCAGGAAATACATCATGTACCAACTGAATAGAAGGATATAGGGACGAGAAATCCAGTTTAAGTACATTCTTACTATAACCAACCTTAAGTAGTCTAGAAAGACCTCCTACGAAGTCAGTCTTTGATTCTTTGGCAGGGATTGCAAGTCCATGTTTGTAAGACCATGCTAACATTAACATTTTCCACAATGTTGCGGTACCCATTGTTGAAACCCTTTCATATGTTGTTGGAATCATTGCAGCCAACAAGAATGAACCTTGGTTGAACTCTTGGTCAACTTTAAGGGTTTCATCTAAGTCATCGTCAAGATACATCTCAACTAACTTATCTCCTGTTATTTTATTGTAGATATCACTTCGTTTCTCACAAACCGCATCAATTTTAGAATCAATACCAACTTTTTTATACTTACCATTTTGAATGTTTAACCAAAAGTCTTCTTTCTTTGTATAGAATGGACCAATATTTAAATGGTCAATATACACACGGTCAGGTGCTTCCGCATTAATGTATTGGGTAATGTATTTCAAACCAGCAGCTTTGATACTTGAGTTAATTGCTTGCGCTCTACGAACAGCATGAATTATATCAATAACATTGTAACCCCAAATAGAAGTTTGAGTATAAGACTCAACCTCATTGGCGAGTTTTAACATACTATCTTTTCTTGTAAATGAATGGTCGGGATGCAATGATTTACAAATTTTCTTTGGGTCAATATTTAAAATCTTACATCTTTCAAATATCCAATGCCAGTCAAAGTTTGCAGAATTATAACCACCAATAATACTTGGTTTAAGTTCGTTAATTACTTTGAAAAATTCAATGATGGCATTTCTCTCTTCAGATTCATCCACACATTCAATAACTCTATGGTAACCTTTATTGGTTTTAATTCCAATCATGAAGATACGACCATCTTGAGGTTCAAGAGCAGTCGTCTCCAAGTCATATACCATTCGGGTAACTTCTTCGTAATTCTCAAATCCTTTGAATAATCTTTTTTCTTTGGATATTAAATATTGTTCTACAGGAGGTAGAATTATTACTTTGTCTTTGGTTTTATCTCCCCATGGGTCACATCCGCCTTCTCTAAAGAATTGGATAAGTTCTCTATAACCTTTAAGTGATTTAACCATGAAAGTCATACCCTTTTGTAATCTTTCATTACCGTGGGTTTCTAATTTTTCAATCATAATACCATGTTTGGTCATGGCTTCTTTTTGAGCTGCTTTGGAACCTTTGTAAAAATTAATTTGACGTAAGTCACCTACCCAAGCAAATGGGGTAAATGTATCTTTACGGATTTCTTTTCCTTTACCAGGAATCTCTTTAATTTTGTAGATGCAGTTCTCACGATAGTCGTACTCAATGGCAACTATAAATTCTTCTGGGTCGTTTCCATGTAGGAACGACTCAATGTATTGGTCTGTAAACATATTTTGTGTAGGAGTGGTTTATTGGCAATCACGTCATTGTGAAGTTCACCTTACTCATTGTATACAAATATAGAAAATTAAAATGGTTAGTCAAATTCTATTAACTAAAAAACCCAACACTTTTATGTTGGGTCATTCATTAATATTTGTTGATGTTGTGTTTTGGTTTTCTATTGTAAGTTTTTTTACTTTTTTGAATTGATGGTCTTGAAGCTGCCCATATTTCTTGCATTGTGAAAGTTACTGTTGTCATGATTTCTGTGGGTGTTAGGGGTTGTTGTTATTGAGTACAAAGATAGTAAACTATTTTAAACCTACAACATAAATCTTGGACTATTTTTAGTTTTTCCAAAAGTTTTTAGGTAATCACCATATTCTGAAAATACGGAAGTAACTATTGTATAGTTTATTAAGTCTTCCGTGAATAACAAAAATTCAATAAAATTCATATATTGAGGTAAATTTAATTCATCACCAACTTCTTTTATAAAAACCACTGAATTTTTGGGATTATTTAAATTTGACATCCTTTTTTTAATAATATAAAAATCATTAATAAATACATTTTTAATTAACCTGTTTGGAACGCCAACTCTATCATAAAATTTAGGATTGTTTAAAAAATTATCCTCATATATTTCAACAATATCTTCAAGAGATTTACTTCCTTGTCTATCTTTCCACTGATGTTTACTGGCATTAAGTGTTATCAAATAACCATCAGTTACAAATTTAGTAACAGGAATAGTAGTACCTACTTCCTCTAAAATTATCTTTGTTAATAAATTAGTTAGTTTCATAAGTTAACAACAAGCAGTTTCTGAAATAAAACTATCTTGGATATTAATATAAAGTTCTTCTCTAATCGGAAGAATTAAATTTCCTTCGTCGTTTTTAATTAAAAATTGTCCTTGATATCGACCCGGTGTATTTGTATCTCTTTCTGTAAATTTAAAATAGATATAATATTCGGGGTCAGAACCTTCAGGTAAAATTAAATTAACTATTTCAGCAGGAGCGGAGACAATTTTAGGAATACCTGTCTCCTCTTCAATCATAGTAAAAAAAATAGTAGAGACCTCCAAGTCTTGCATTAGTTGCATGTAACCGGCCCTACCATCTTTAACTACCTGCATTTTTAACACAGGTAATGTTGCATTCTTTTTAATATAAAATTCCATAACAATAAATATACTGTTATGATTCTTTTCTCAACTCTCTACTATAATGTTCAAATCTATCATGCTCTGTTGGTGTCATAAGTAATAAACCTGGATACAATTCATCTTTTTTAACCAATTGATACATATGACTCATCCAAGTTTGTTCAAATGGGTGTGCCCATGTTGTATCCAAGAACATTTTTTTATTACCAGGTCTACTAACAATTTGAGGCCAATTACAATAGTAAACTTCACCAACAGCGTATGGAATACTTTTGTGTGATAATACCGAGTTAAATTTGGTTTTTGGTGCATTAGGGTCAAGTCCCATCTCAGGAAGTCTTGGTTTACCCGGCCAAAATTCATCTCTAACTGATTGAGGTACATTGTACCACGCCCATTGGGTTCCATTATCACCATAGAACTCAGAATAATTCATCTTTAAGAAATCAAAGTTTTCTTTTTTCATTATTTCTAAAGATTTTGAATATAAGTTTGGTACATATCTGCTAAATCCATTTCTACAAACGGCACCTTCATTTGGATAAAAAAACATATCATCTTCAAAAAACAAATAATAGTCTAAATCTGTTTCTTCAAAATGTTCTGCAATCCATTGTCTTCCTCCACATATACCTAAATTATCTTTCTTAATATGTTCAAACCCATATTCCTCACAAATTTTCAAATATTCTTCAGTAGTTGATAAATCAGAAGAGTTATCTAATAAAAACTTTTTAGTTTTTAAAATGTAATCTCCGTCATACGCCAACATAGAATCAATAAGAGTTCTAAATTGTTTTGGACTATTAAAGGTAATGACATATAATCCAACTTTACCTGTGTCCAATGAATTAATTTCTTTAGTCCCATTTTCATTTTTTACTTTAAGTTCATCGTTTTTTAAACTTTCAAAAAACCCACCAATTAATCCATTTGATTCTATTTCAAAATAGTTAATTAAATCAGAATGTTTATATGACATAATACTAAAGATTGATTCTTCAGTACCCATATACCCCTCTTGTAATGTAGATTTTAATAACCCATAATATATCCCATTAATATCTGAGATTGTATGTGTTGGTCCACCAAAAAATCCTCCTCGAGAAACTTTAGTTACTTTGTTTCCTGCATATTCATTTAATTTTGGGTAATTAAACCCGTGTATTTCAGTCTCTGCATCGTATGGAAAACTAACAAATGAAAATTTAGAAACATATTTTGATAACTTGTCTAAAACTTTATCATGTGTAAAATATCCTGGATGTACCGTATTTGTTAATCCACCATCAATCCAAAACATATATTCTGAATTAAATTGGTCCATAATTCTGGCATCATTTAATAAAAAAACTTTAGACATCACCAAAGGATTGTAATTATCTAATTTTGCTTGAGTTGACTCTGATAACCAACCAACTTGATTATACCATTCAGGGTTAGTCCTAATGTTTTGAATTAAAGGAAAAAACTCTGAATCTGTAAACCAACTTAAAGGTCTAACAATAAACTGTGTATTTTCGTGTTTTCTTTTTTGGAAAACAAATTCTCTTAATTCTTCATCACCAAAAATTATAAGGTTTTCTTCAACCTCTAATAATTTTTCAAATTTGTCTAAATAATGTTGGAATGGTCTACTCCATCCCTCTGTTAGGTTTCCTCTACCTATATCCCAAATACCCGTTACTAAAGTTATATTACTCATATATTCTATTTAATTCTTCTAAAATTTTAAAAAAGCTTATGTTTAATGTAAACATTTCATCCGTTACTCCTGCGGGTGCATTATCTCTACACCACCAAATATCAAAATGTTTTCTTTCAAATAATTCTTTATGGTTAAAATACATCAAAGTCATAATTGGTTCTTCGTGATGTAAATTTTTTGCATCAACAATAGTTTTTTCCGCATAGTCTTCAAACATATTAACTATTTTATCCCATTTATCTCTATGGCCACCAAACAATCCTCCTATAATATGAAGAGACCTATCATACTCTGTGTACCATTTTGGGTCTAAAGTTTGAGACCAAAAGTTTCTATCGTTATCTTTACCAATAATTAAGAATTTATCACCAGTATCTTCAATCATATTATGTAAGAAATCATTATTAAATAAACTACATTCATAATATCTTTGTTCAGGATGAGTTCCACTTAAATATTTGTTAGGTACTAACCCACAATGAGATAATCCTGCGTCAATCCAATAATAATAATCGTAGGACTTATCTTCGTTCCACCACCAATGAAATTTAGAGTATTGAATTTCAACACATCTATCAGACCTTTTAGTCATTTCAACATCTTTATATTCTTCAATTAAATGTTGGAATTTTGTTTTTGAAATATCAAAAATTTCAAATTTTAATTTTTCAGGAGATATTGAATGGGTCTCATAAAAAAATTGTTTTAATGGTTCTATTTCTCTATCTGAGGTATAGCATAAAAAATCTGCGTCGGTCATTTTTAATAAAGAAAGTAAACTATAACTATAGTGCCCTCCCCTACTCATTCTACCTCCAAATTCTGTACCATATAAATCACTATAAATTGATGTAATAAATTTAACTTTAACTGACATATGTAAATTGTTTGTGTTCTTTATTGTTTTTTAAATCTTGTGTTAATGTTCCGTTTAAATATTCCGAAGGTATTTTACAAGGACTATACCCATTCCAATTATAAGTTTGAGTATAAAAATTATTATACTGACCCTGAGATACATCGGACCAACTACTCATTTGAGGGGCGATTGGTAATATTGGAGAATAACTTTGTTTGATTGGTAAAATAAATTGATAGATATAATCATCAATAGCATAATACCCTAAAATTTCAGGTTTCTCCATTTCAATAACATTATCATAAATTGACTTATGATATAATATCATATTAGTTGCAAATATCCCTCGTTCGTGTTCTTTTTTTGGTGGAAGATTTGTTATGTCTAAAAATAACGGTAATTCCTCACTACGATTTACAGGTCTATTTAAAGTGGGAGCAAGATTAATAATCCCAAATTCAAATTCACCTGTTTCAGTTTCAATTTTATTTATCAAATCTTTTGAATATGGTAAGAATGTACAATCATCCTCAATAACCATTACTGATTCATAACCTCTTTCTTTAGCAATTTTTAATATTTCTACATGGGATAATGTACACCCCCCATGATTATTTAAATCAACCGCTTTAAATATTTCATAATCCCAACCGATATATTCCATCTCTTTTTTGATGTGTTCTAATCGGTCAGGTCTTCTTTCTAAATTAACAATAAATTTAGGTATATCGGTAATATTCATTAACTTACAACATTGTGGTTTAATTGACCTGTAATTCTATCACACCACCCTTTTGATTCTGAGTGTGGCCACACAACCCAGTATTCTGGTAATTCGTCTGTTTGAAAATCTCTCCAAACTTTACAATATTTATCAGGGTCTCTCATAAATCCTGCAATTTCATTCTTATCGGCATCTTTTCTAAATAATGTTTTATCTTCTTTACCGTGGAACGCAACAACCCAAAAGTCATAATCAGTTTCAGTAACTTGAGAATATCCAATATCAATACAATGTTTAAACACCATACAGAAACTATCTTTCCATTCTTGTTCTGTTTCAAAGTTATATGGGTTTGGTGGATAATTTTTATCTAAAGTATATTTGTCAATTGCTCTCTTTTCAAATAAAAGACCTGAATATTTTTCATAATCTTTTAAAGTCCTAACAGTTCCAAATCCGTAAGGTCCATCATGTCCTTCTTGTTTTTCACCATCCATTCCAAATAGTTTTCTATTTGTATGGTGAGAATGTTTGTTTTTATCACCCCAAGTTTTATCATCGTCCCATTGTTTTGTTCTACCTTTACGAGTGTATTCGTGGTAAACAACAGGTATGTGAGTATGGAATAAATCATAACCCCAAGTGTAAGCTCTAGCAGCAATTGAAATCTCTTCTCCGTGGAAATAATATTCAGGGTTGTGTTGAACTTCTTTTGAAAATTCTCCTAATGTAAAACAGAAGTGGGCAGAATAGAATCTTGCGGTAACAGGTTTTTTCATTTCTTTCCAACCTGGAATTGTTTCAGGTAAGAAGAATACTGCTCCTTCAGGAATAAATCTATCAAACACCATTCTCCAAGCTTCTTGAGACCTTCCTGCTGGGTCATTTTCAGGGTCAAAAGATGGTACATAACCCGTAAGTAGAGGCTTCTTATAACCATCTTTTTGTAGACCCTTAATCATTTTGATTAGGATATCATCCCAATCCTTAACAAATCTCATATGAGAATCAATTTGTAAGGTATATGTTTCACCGTCATAAAGTTGTTGAGTTAAGTTTCTTGCCCAACAAACTCCTTTGGCTTCTTGATATGGGATATCTAAGATTTTAAATCTCTTATCATCTCTATATTCATCTAAGTTATCAAACCCGTCTTCTTCAGCAAATTGTCTTGCAATTGACAACACTAAATTTTTGGGTCTTTTGGCGTTTGCCAACATATCTTTAATAGTTGGTACTAATTGTGGGTCTCGATAGGACGCAATCTGAATAAAAATTTTCATATATTGTATATTTTATGATAAACATAAAAAAACCCCCGAGAATGTCGAGGGTTTTGAATAATATATTTTATTTTTATTTTAAATTATTAACAACCGTTAGGGTCTGATGAGGTAATTTGTCCTGCACCACCTGTTACTTGATACCAAGCTACACCGTTAGAGTAATAACCATTCGTTACTGGGATTGTTAGTGCAGTATTAACATATAAATATTCACTAACATTAGGACCTACACCACCTGCAACTGTTCCGTAAATTGTGTTAGGTGCGGAACCAAAGTCAATACATGCTAAATTTGCCGTTGTACCTGTACCTAAACTATAAGTGTAATAACCAAATGTAGCTGTTGGTGTTGTTGTTTGTGTTGGTGTCATTGTTGGTGTTGAAGTTTGAGTTACTGTTGGAGTTACTGTCGGTACTACTGAACAAAGTGTGAAAGAACCTATTTGAGCTCCACCTGAACTTAATTGTGTAACAGATGTTCCATCACTAAAGAAACCTGCTAAATCAATCGTAACAGTTCCGTCTGAATTATTATAGAATTGAGTATTTGCGTCAAACAATGCGTTAAATCCGTGTAGTGTTATTGCAACTCCAGACGTACATGCAGTATTTGAAGTACTTCCTGAGAACACATTAAATGCGAAAAGAGGAGATGTTGGAGTTGGTGTTTGAGTTGGAGTTGGTGTTGAAGTTTCAGTATTAGTTGGTGTTTGGGTTGGTGTTCCTGTTGGTGTCTCTGTTACTGTTGGTGTATTAGTTGGTGTTTCTGTAGGGGTTGGAGTATTACTTGATGTTGGAGTTGGAGTAATTAATCCCACACATCCATTAGGGTCTGTTGTAGTAATTTGTCCTGCTCCACCTGATACTTGATACCAATCAACACCGTTAGAGTAATAACCATCAGCAACAGGTGTTGTCAATGATGTATTAACGTATAAGTATTCACCTAAATTTGGTCCTACTCCACCCGCAACTGTTCCATAAACTGTATTAGGGGCTGAACTAAAATCAGCACATGCTTCATTTGTTGTGCTACCCGTACCTAAACTATAGGTATAATAACCAAATGTTGCTGTTGGTGTTGTTGTTTGTGTTGGTGTATTTGTAGGTGTTTGAGTAGTTGTCGCTGTTGGAGTTGAAGTTGGTAATAATGAGCAAAGACTATAGAACCCTAGTTGAGTTCCACCTGAACTTAATTCAGTAACAGATGAATTGTTACTATAGAATCCTGTTAAATCAATTGTAACAATTCCTGATGGGTCATTATAGAATTGAGTATTTGCATCAAATGTTGGATTAAATGCGTATAGTGTTGTTGAAATTCCAGAATTACAAGCTTCATTTGAACTGTCTCCTGAAAATATGTTAAATACTTGAAGAGGTGAAGTTGGTGTTTGAGTTTGAGTTGGAGTTACTGTTGGAGTTACATTCGCCGTTCCTGTCACTGTTTGTGTTTGTGTTTGAGTTGGAGTTTCTGTGTTAGTTGGAGTTTGAGTTTGAGTTGGGGTTTCTGTATTAGTTGGAGTTTGTGTTTGAGTTTGGGTTGGTGTTTGAGTTGGAGTTTGAGTTGGAGTTTCGGTGTTAGTAGGGGTTTGAGTTTGAGTTGGAGTTTCGGTGTTAGTAGGAGTTTGAGTTTGAGTTTGCGTATTAGTAGGAGTTTGAGTTGGTGTTCCAGTTTGAGTTGGGGTTTGAGTCGCAGTCGTACTCGGCGTAGGAGTTTGAGTTTGAGTTGGAGTTATAGTTGGGGTTTGAGTCGCAGTTGGAGTTGGCGTTGCCGTTTGACCAACAGGAGGAAACGCACCTTGATTAAACAAAGAAACCGAATTAACATAAACAGGAGATATTGAATATGTATTATTAATTAACCAAATGTTTTTTGTTTGGTTAGGGTTCAATTCAACTTGATACTCCCAAAGAGAGTCATCGCATCTTCTATAATTAAAGTTCACAATTGTTGAACCGGTGTTCGTTAAAGTATATTTACTACATGCCATGGTATATTTCTATTTTCTTATAAATACTACGATTTATTCTAATTTATTAAATAGGGTTTAAATTTTATATTTTTATTACCTATTATTAAGATAATTGGTTTATTGTAACATATGTCGATGGAATTAAAGGTCTAACATATGGTGATGATGAAGCGGGTACGGTGAAGACTTTAGCGGTGTCATCCGCCGATGCAAAGACAAGTTCAATGTATTGACCAGCGGTTAAATCAAAATAATATGGGATAAAAGGTAATGTTTTATCTGTATTATTAACTAAAACAATTTCCCCTGCACTATCTGTTACATCAACACCATCAACTCTAACCCAAAAAACAATTGTTGCTGCACCACCTGCAAGTGTTGCTTTCCCTAATTGATAAGATACTCCCAATTGGTAGGTACCGTCTAAGTCAACATAAATTTTTGAATTGTTAACCAATCTAATATTTGATTCATTTACAATAGTGTTTAGTAATACAATTGATGGTGTATTAGACCCAGAAACTATTTGTGTCTCGGTATTATAGTAGGCAGCATTTGCTTTATGTGCAATCTGAACATAATCAACATGATAAGTCACTCCACTTAATTCTACGGGTAGTACCATAGTATCGGTCACTCCTGTTAATTGTGGTAATTCGCTAATTGTTTTTCCTGTCAACATATTTTTGTGTTTTTAATTAAATTTTAGATATTCGTCATTCCCAACACTAAGATATTCGTTTGGAATATCAATTAGGATTGGGTTTATAAGAACTATAGGTATTTCTGTTGGGGTTGGGGTTTGAGTGTAGGTTGGCGTTTGAGTAGGTGTTCCTGTATTAGTAGGTGTTTGAGTTTGAGTAGTCGTTTGTGTTTGAGTAGGTGTTCCTGTATTAGTAGGTGTTTGAGTTTGAGTAGTCGTTTGGGTTGGAGTTTGTGTTAAAGTTTCCGTATTAGTTGGAGTTACACTAGGTGTTTGAGTCGGAGTCACAGTAGGTGTTGTCGTATTGGTTGGTGTTGGAGTTGGAGTTGGTCCTAATATGGCAATTGTATAGGTATACGCATATGTTGGTACATAACAATTATATGTCCCATAATAATAATCCGCAACATAGCTAAATGGAAAAACTTGATACCCTAAATCTACGGTACCTCCCGTTTGAGGAAAGAACGTAACTTCGGTTGTTAATCCACTCAAATTTACACTAGAAATTAATACACCACAATCTGCCATGTTAATAAATATAGACACTTTTTACTTTATAATTCATTATCCACAAATTCCGACATTAATAACTTGATTACCCCCTAATTGTATAAATGTGGCACCATCGGATATTGTAAAATTGGTACCATTTGGTGGTATTGTTAAAGATTTATCACCATAAACATAATCACCTTTAACTAAATTTGAAAAAAGTTTTGATGTATAAATGGTCACATTTGCTGGATTAGCCGTCATATTAACAGAACCACAAACATCTTGATACCAACCTCCTGTTCGTAAATTATACATAAAAACAGTTGTTGGTGTAACAGTTGGTGTTGGTGTAACAGTTGGTGTGGGAGAAGTAGATGTTGGTGTTGGTGTTACTGATGTTTGTGTTGGAGTTGAGGTGACGGTTGGTGTAGGTGTTGTTGACGGACATAATCCTACAAAGACAATATCTAAAGGAGCACTATAACTTTCAACAAGAATATCTTTTGCACAAACATATTCGGTTTTAAGTGGGTCTATAGTACTAACACTAACAATATCAGTACATCCTGTCCATCTATAATAACCTTCTTGTACGGTATTATAATTTGTTATCCTAAAATAATTACAGTCTGTTGTGTTCATTTCTATATTTGAACCATTGTTATAATAACAGATGGAATTGCCGGTCTTATTGGTGTTATTCTTGATGGGTTTCCGTATATGATTATTTCAGTATCCGTTATTGAAAACATAATTTCCAAATTTTCACCCGCTGATAATGTTTCCACAAAATTCCAAGCTGCCACCACAAGTTGATTATTATTAGCGAATGTAATATCAGTTGACGACCAATCAACATTAACACCATTTTTCCTCAACCATATTGTAATACTTTCTGATGACCCTCCTTGTTGTTTTTGTAATTGAGCGGAAAATTGTATATTAAATGTTCCACCACTTTGAACTGTCATTTTTGACCCATCAACAACCGTTATCCCATTATTAGAGGATGTTGTCGAAGCACTCATAGAATATGCAGTATCAGGTGTTAATCCTGATATACTATTTTCTTGATAAAACGAACCATATAATTTACCGCTCGCCATATAACCTCTTTTAATTTTATATGTAACACCATCTTGAGCAACAACATATTCAGCATTCGATGTCGTGGCGGTTATTTCAGGTAATTGTGATATTGGTAAATTCGGCATATTCTTTTTATTTTATAAATATTATTAAGTTTAGGTTACGAAAATATTAAAACCATCTTCTTGTTGTATGGTAAAATAATTTTCTTGAGCCAAGAAAACTAATTCAGTTGGTGTTGGTGTCGGTGTTGGTGTTTCGGTGTTAGTCGGGGTATTAGTATTTGTTGGAGTTGGAGTTTGGGTCTCAGTATTTGTTGGTGTTTGAGTTGGAGTTTCTGTTTGAGTTGGTGTCGGTGTTGGTGGAATATCTCCAATTGTTATAATTAAAACATCAGATGCTTGCAATGGAACACCTCCTGGTGTTACACCAATTGAGCTAGGTACAACAGTCTCTGAATCCACTAAAACATTTCCATTAATTTTAATTTGAATTGTTACAGAACCTGTACCATTTAACGCAATTTGAGGTGAATTAGAAGTTAACCCATGATTTGCAAAAAGTACTTGGCCACCACCATTCAAAGGCAATGAACTTGTTGAATCAAATAATGGTATTTGTCCACTGTTATCCGCAAAGGCTTCTATTATTCCGTTTGTTGAATTATTGATAAATGTTACATTATAATTAGGTGTAGGTGTTGGTGTTGGTGTACTAGTTGGGGTCTCTGTATTTGTTTGAGTTGGTGTTTGAGTTGGTGTTTTGGTATTTGTAGGTGTAGGTGTTTGAGTCAGAGTTTCCGTGTTTGTTGGGGTTGGGGTAGAAGTTCCTGTCTCAGTATTCGTAGGAGTCTGAGTTTGAGTTGGTGTTTGAGTTTGGGTTGGAATTGGACATAGATTATAATTACCCACAATATCCCCATTTGAATTAAGTTCAACAACAACATTTGAATAATTGTAATAACCTATTAAATCTGTTGTATTACCACCAAATTCTGAATCATAGAAAAATGCGTTTTCATCAAAATTAGAGTTATCCCCCCATATTGTAGAATTATCTAAACATGAACATGCATCAACTTGTGTCAATCCATAACAACTAACAAATTCGGTTCTAGACCTTGTAGGTGTTGGTGTTTGCGTTGGAGTTTCTGTATTAGTTGGGGTTTGTGTAATTGTATTAGTTGGGGTTTGTGTCATTGTATTAGTTGGGGTTTGTGTCATTGTATTAGTAGGGGTTTGAGTTGGTGTCATTGTATTAGTTGAGGTTTGAGTTGGTGTCATTGTATTAGTTGGTGTTTGAGTCATTGTATTGGTTGGAGTTTGAGTTGGTGTTTTTGTATTAGTTTGAGTTGGGGTTTGAGTTTGAGTTGGAGTTTTTGTTACGGTATTAGTAGGGGTTTGAGTTGGGGTTGGTAAAGGACAACTACCTAATAGTGTAATATTACCATCCCCGTCGGCAATTTGAACAGATTCAGCACAAATAACTTGAGTAGCATACACATCTAAGAAGGTATCAAAAGCAAATCCATCGCAATCAATACCAACAAAGGTTGTTTGATTTTGAATTCCACCAAATAACAAATAACTCTTACATGAAGAATTACTTGGTGTTATTGTAGGAGTTGATGTGTTAGTTGGAGTTTGATTTGGGGTTTTAGTATTAGTTGGTGTTACCGTAGGTGTTGTTGTGTTAGTTGGTGTCATTGTTGGAGTTTTAGTATTGGTTGGTGTGTTTGTTGGCGTCTTAGTTGGCGTCTCAGTATTAGTTGGAGTTGCGGTAGGTGTTAATCCTACAGTAACTGAAGGAGTTGGTGTTTTTGTGTTTGTTGGGGTAGAAGTTTGCGTATTTGTTGGTGTTTGTGTATTTGTTGGAGTAGAAGTTTGTGTATTTGTTGGAGTAGGAGTTTGAGTTTGAGTCATTGTTGGTGTCACGGTTGGACATGGATATAATGTATATCCTAAGTCATTACATGGTACTGAAATGTAAATTAAATCATTATTTGGAATAATGATTCTACAATTTAAACAATTAGGGTCAAGTAGGTCATACTTATATTTTAATATTCTAAAATTATGTTTAATTTGAGAGGCATTTAATGGTTCGGTGTACATTCTAAATGCACTGATATCCCCAATCAAACTACCTCCAAATATTTCTTCCAACCTAATTTGAGTTGTAAGTCCTGAATATTCGGTATGTGTTAAATCATTTGTTGTTAAACATTCAGGGTCTTGTTGATATGTAATACCACTTAACTCGGCAGGACATCCTGCAGAAAAAGTAAGATTATCATGTAATCCTTGAGTTCCCCCACCCACAGAGATGTTATATCCAACACCAATTTGTTTTTCTTTTTCAACATTAAGAAGTCTTGGGATAATTTCTTCAAAGTTTTCCGCAACCATAAACAATTTACCGTTAACATAAAATTTAAGATTACCTAATCTATATTTTTGTTCTTCGGTCCACATATCGTTAAATGTAACGACTTCGGTATATGGTGGGTTATAAGGTTGTTCGTGTGTCAAAGGTGGTTCAACTAATGTAGGACTTCTGTTTTCAATAGTTGCAAAATATTCTTGTTTAACTAATAACCCAAGACCACCCTTTTCATATAGGTCACATTTATCAAACCATTCTTTTCTTTGGAATACCGCATCAATTTGAACCCAATGTTCTACATTAGGGTATGTGGTTCCACTACAATCACTAAAGATACCTCTGGTTGAACACCATTCGGTAACTGAGGTTCCTGTATGATATGTTAATCCTGTAAGACAAGTTCCACTATGTTCACATCCTCCGGTAATTCTATAAGTCTTAACACATAACCTTGGGTTTCCTGTATCACCACTAAGTCTAAGAGATATACCATTTGAGACTCCATCATATAATGGGTCTTTTTCAGGGTATTTGGCGGTTGTTTGGCAATCACAAGGACATCCACAAGTACAATGTGTTATTGTTCCTCCTGATGGTTGATAGACTTGAAGACACTCTGATGAGGTATTGGCACTACTTGCACATCCACAAGTATGCATACAAGTTAATCCTGATGTTACTCTTGTATAACCTGTGTCTTGTTTTGGTGAACCGTCAGCATAATGATAGAATTTATTTTCAGCTCTTGCCCCCATATAAAAGAATGTTCCTTTATTGTCAGGATAACGAGCGTTTAATCCAACATTAGTATCACCTGTCCATCTATATTTCAATACAAACTCCGCAGTCCAACCTAATGAAACTCTTTGAGGGAATACTTGATAATCATAATCAGATAATTTATAAAATCCTTGGAAGAACCCACCATTTAATCTTGCAAAATATCCAACAGGTGTTCCATTGGTGACATAAGACATGTCATATGAATATGAATTATCGTTCCATAATCTATTTTGAGTTGTAGTAAATCCTGTGATAGGATGCATTTTCATTCTCCTATCGTATTTGTATCTACTATATGTGTCAGCAGATGAAGTATAAAGTCCTGTAGTAATTTGAATTGTCTCACCTGACATATTCTTAACAAGACCATTATCTATACCAGTTAACCCAACGTCACATAAATTTGTAACTACAGGACAAAAGTTTGGGTCAAGGTGGTCAGGGTTCCAATAATTTTCAGATACGATAGTATTGGTATCAAAATTACATCCACCTGTTTGACAAATTGTGGTACCCGAACTATTAAAGTCAAACTTAAATGGCATTCTATTACCATCGTCCTCACCTATTAATAATGGGGAGAATATCACCTCTTGGTCATAGTCTTTCTCATCTGATGCGAGACATATGTCCGTGATTTCGTTGACGGGTTTAATACCCCATCTCCTAAAATTATATTGATTAATATTTTGATATGCCATAAACTAATGATAAATACCTTGTTTCAGAGTATTTATATGTTAAAAGAAAAGATGATTGCCACAGATAACGAATTTTACTCATCACCGTATTATTTTCTCCTAAGAGATAAAGGGAGCAAATATTCTCTATATTTCTCTGTAGAGGGTAATTTGACTGAAGCTCGTAAAAAAGACGAGGTAATTCACTTTGAAAAAAGTAAGGGTGAGAAGGTAAAAAAACATTTGAAAAAAATTGCACAGGAGAAAAAAATCAAAGATACCAAAACATTAAAAACTGATTTGGAAGAATTAGTAAATGATGATGGTGCAATGTCAAATTCCGCAATTCCTATTTTGGACCCAAAACTTCATCCAAGAAAAACAATGGACCAAACGGTAGCTGCCGCCAGAATTACAAATGACCCAATCTCTCGTGGATATAGAACTTACTATGGTGAAAGTGAAATGAAAGAAATTGATATGTCAGGAGCTTTTGGATATGAAGAAACTGAAAATATGGATGGGCCAGAAACATATGAATATTTAATTAAAAATATGGGTATGGAACCTGATGATGCAAAGGAAAGAACAAAACAACAAGGTAAAGACCCTTCAGGTAAAAAAGATAAAAAATCACCTTACTATAAAGATAAGAATTTTATTACAAGAGCGACATTATCTGAAATACAAAAACAAAAAGCCATCAAAATGGTTGAGTATTTATTAACTAAAAAAAGTTCGTCTGATGATGCCGATGTTAATAAAAAAGAACTTGATGCTTCTAAAATATTAAAAAGAAATATAAATAGTCTGAAAAAACAAGCAGAAAAAGAAGGTTTGTCTATTTCTGAATTAATTAAATTATTAAAGAGTGAATAAAGATTTATACGGTTCGGCGAAAGGGGAAATTGAATTTCCTAAAGACAAACAAGAACATATGAAAAAATGTTTTCGTATAGTTAAAAATGCTGATGAAAATACCGAAGGATTTAATAGAAACCAAGAATTACAAACACAAAATTTCATTGAATACCGACAATTAAAAAGAATAAAAAACTTTTTTGATAATTTTAAAGGTAATCACCATGAAGCTCCATTTATATTAAATGGTGGAGTTGTAATAAAGAATTGGGTTGAGAATGAATTAAGAAAAATGAGGGATTACAATAAAATGACCAAAACTAATAAAATGGATGCTGGAATGCAAAACCAATTTATTAAACCTCACGAAAAGAAAAATTTTACAAATGTAAGACCTTCTCAAGAACATACAAGAACTGTTGACAGATATAATTCGGCAGTCACTGAAAGTCTTAAAAGAATAAACGAAATAATTTCAAAACTATAATCATGGCAAACGAACTAATTGTTGATTTAAGTCAAAATGAACCAAACGCTCTTACCGCGATAGCTGATGCCGAAAGAGCAAAATTAATACCTAAAAATGATTACAACGAAGCAGGTAATCCATATTCTTCAGTAAACAAAGACGCGGTTGCGGACGGAGATTCAATGGGAAGAGGAACAGGCTCATTTTTAGATGTTTACAATGTAAACGCAGGTACTATTAATGATGTGATAGAAAGAAAAAGCGAAATCAAAATTAATAAATTTAACTCATCAAAAACATATCCTAATTTCTAATGAAATTAAAAGATACTCTTAAAGGTTTAATATGCGAAATTGCCTCTATTGATAGTGTTGTTGACGCTATTAAACAGAGACAAAAAGTTATTGTTTATTACGATGGTGATGAACCAGGAGGTAGGGGTATTAGAGAAATTGAACCTGTTTGTCTAGGGGTAAGTAAAGCAGGTAATAAAGTTTTAAGAGCATGGGATGATGAAGGTGCTTCCCATACCGCATATAAAGGTGAACAGCCCTTACCAGGGTGGAGACTTTTTAGATTAGATAAGATATTATCAATTAAACCAACAGGTGAAGTTTACAATACTCCAAGACCTAATTATAATTTTAACGGTGATAAGAGTATGGTCAGTGTAATTATCAATGCAAAATTTGATAATCAACCAACAGTCCCACAACCATTACCAACTAATCCAACACCTGCAACGCCAACAACAACACCAACACCAGAAGAAAACATTACATAATATGAACGAAAATGATTTAATGAGTAGATTAGTAGCGTCTAAGGCTATTATGGACAAAACAGACAATATTAAGGGTAGTCCTACCAATTCACAACCACAAAATATGGTTCAAGAATTTAGTATGCCACAAGCAAAATATAATATACCTCAAGAATTTCTACAAGAACAACCATCTATGGGACAAGGTCAACAACCTTATTTGTCAGAACTTCCAAGAGTGAATACAAAACCAGTAGGTAATACAAGTGTTGATGCCATTAAAAATTCAAAACTACCTGACGAAATTAAAAGATTAATGATGGAACATCCTATTAATCAACCACAACAACAAGAAGCAACATTATCTAATGATTTAATTGAAAGGGCTACAAGGTTAATGAAAACTGGAAATGAAGGCAACTATGTTTCCGAATCTACAAAAACCACACAACAACCTGTATCTCAAACTCAAAAAAGTACAGGAGAGGGAATTAACTACAGATTAATTCAAAAAATGATTAATGAGGCGATTACCAAAGCGTTAAAAGAAAATGGGTTAGTCACAGAAAGTGCTGAAAAATCTAATGAAATCTTTAGTTTTAAAGTTGGTAAACATGTGTTTGAAGGTAAAGTAACCAAAATTAAAAAATTATCTTAACGCCTTTTCTTATTTGACTTAAATTCTTATACTTTTGAGTATAAAATAAATTTATGTCAAAAATTAAAGTACTAGTAGTACCATCCGATAGAACAGGAGTTGGTAAGTTTAGGTCAGTAGACCCTCACATTTTTTTACAAAATCAATATCCTGATGATTTTTATGTCGATATTGTATATGACCCACCATTTGACGATATTAATTATTGGACTCAATACCAAATAGTATCATTCCATAGAAGTATTGGGCCTGATTTTGAAAGGGCCAAACAACTTATTGAAAAATTAAATTCTTTAGGGGTAATTACTATTTGTGATATTGACGATTATTGGATGCCAGGAAAAGAGCACCCAATTCACGATATTATTAAAGTTCACAAAATCAACGAAAAGATTGTTGAGAATTTAAAAGTTGCAAAGTATGTAACAACTACAACCACAATATTTGCCGATGAAATCAAAAAATTAAACAAGAATGTTGTTGTATTCCCTAACGCAATTAACCCTAACGAATCTCAATTTAAAGAACCAACATTAGAGTCTAATAAACTTAGAATTGGTTGGTTAGGTGGTTCTTCTCACTTACACGACATACAATTGTTAGACCAAGGGTTTAGTAAAATAAAATCTCTTAAAGATAAAGTTCAATATGTTCTTTGTGGTTTTGACACAAGAGGAACTGTTACTGAAATTAACGCTCAAACAGGAGAACAAACAAAACGAAATATTCTTCCACATGAAACCGTTTGGGCTCAATATGAAAAAATATTTACACAAGATTATTCTATTGTATCAGATGAATATAAAAAACATTTGGTAAACTACAATCAAGATATCTATACAGGTGATTTAGATGAATCATATGTTAGAGTTTGGACAAAACCTGTAACATCATATGCTAAAAATTATTCTAAGTTTGATGTTTCTTTATCACCAATTAAAAACACTATGTTTAATAGAATGAAATCTCAATTAAAAGTAATTGAGGCGGGATTCTATAAAAAGGCTTTAATAGCATCTGATTTAGGACCATATACTATCGACTTAAAACATTGTTTAAAAAATGGAGAGTTTGTTGATGGAAACGCTATGTTAGTTGATGAAAATAGAAATCATTCTGATTGGGCGAAATTTATTGAAAAGTTAGTAAAAAACCCTAACTTAGCAAAAGATATGGGTGAAAGACTATATGAGACTGTAAAAGACAAATATGACCTTAACATCGTAACAAAAACAAGAGCGGAATTCTATAAATCAATTGTATAATGATAAACATACCTTTAACTAAAATTTTATTCTTGGATATCGAAACTGTCGGTGTCCAACCTGATTGGGAGTCACTTGAATCTAATAGACCTGAATTGGCATTCCAATTTAGAAATTACCACGATTGGTTTCAAAAAAGATTCCCTGAAGACGCTGACAAACCTGTGGGTGAAATGTTTGTAAACAGAGCTGCATTAGTTCCTGAGTTTGCAAGAATTGCTTGTGTTAGTGTTGCCTTTGTTACTGAAAAAGGTGAAACTAAGATGCAATCATTCAGTGACCCTGATGAAAAAAAACTATTAGAAGATGTTCAAAAACTCTTACATAGAGTTGGTGAATTAGGTTTCTTTTTATGTGGTCATAATGTTAAAGGTTTTGACATACCAATGTTGGCAAAAAGAATGATTATGAATGGAGTTCTTCCTCCTAAAATATTACCAGGTCACGATACCAAGCCATGGGAAATCAAAGCTCTTGACACTAAAGAACTTTGGCAATATGGTGGTTATGGGTCTATTGCATCGTTAGAACTTATGTGTGTTTGTTTAGGGGTTGAATCTTCTAAAACAATGGAAATCACAGGTAATAAAGTTCATGACGCTTTTTGGGTTAAAAAAGATATTGAAGGTATTGTAAAATATTGTGAAAAAGATGTGTCGGTATTAATCGACGTAATTAATAAATTATTAAAATTAAAGTAATGACTGAAAATTTAGGTATAAGTCCAGAAGGGTGGGCTCAAATACAAGAACAATTTAAAAACATAATATCGGAAGCGGGTGTTGAACCTGAGGAAACTTATCAAAAAGAGTTAGAAGAAATTTTTGGTATGTCTATAGAAGAAATGAATCGTGATACTGAAACCGCAATTAAAAGTAAAGTTTTAGGTGTTGAGTTAATTCACCCTGACGCCAAGTTTCCATCATACGCATATAAATCTGATTCAGGATTTGATTTACATTCAGTTGTTGATTGTATTATTCCACCATCAGGTAGGGCTCTTATTCCGACAGGTATTAAATTATCAATCCCTGACGATTGTGAAGTTCAAGTAAGACCTAAAAGTGGGTTGGCAATTAATCATGGCCTAACAGTATTAAACACCCCTGGTACTGTTGATTCAGGATATAATGGTGAAATTAAAGTTATTGTCTTGAACGCAGGTGGAGAAGCGATTAGTATTAATAAAGGTATGAAAATTGCTCAAGCCGTTTTATGTCCTGTATTCACAGGAAAATATGTTAGATTAAATCGATTAGATAAAATCGAAGACAAAGATAGAGGTGATAATGGTTTTGGAAGTACAGGATTAATATAGTTTATGATTACAGTAGGATATTCAACAAGAGAATCTAACCCAGAGTTTATTGAATACTTGAAAAAAAGTTCAGGATTTAAAAAACTTGAGGTTATTGAAAAAGTTAATAATGGTGAGAAATCTCTTTCTCAAGTGTATAACGAAATATTATCTGAAGCAAAGACTGACATAGTTGTTCTTTGTCATGACGACATTTATTTTGACACCAGTTCTTGGTATCACAAATTACTTAAACATTTTGAAAAAAGTGATTTTGGAATTATAGGAATGGCAGGAACTACCGAAATGCCTTCTAGCGGTATGTGGTGGGAAAACAGAAAAAAAATGATTGGTATTGTTAATCACGAAAGTGATGGAAAAAAATGGGTATCAAAATATTCTGATGATTTAAATAATAAAATTAAAGAGACCGTAATTGTTGATGGTCTTTTTATTGCCATTAGTAAAAAAAGAATTAAACATAATTTTGTTGAGGACTTTAAAGGATTCCATTTTTACGATATCCCGTTTTGTTTTCAAAATCATATTGATGGTGTTAAAGTTGGTGTAATAACTAATATAAGAATGACTCATAAATCAATTGGTCAGACTAACCAACAATGGGAAGATAACAAATTATTATTTGCAGAAAAATATAAAGAAAATTTACCTTGTAAAATTCCATATAATTTAAATGATAAGGTTAGAGTTTTATTATCTTGTTTAAATTTTAAAACTTTAACAGGTTCTGAATTATATGTTTTTGAATTGGCAAAAGAATTAAAAAAACTTAATTGTAGTGTAACAGTTTTATCCCAAATAGGTGGCCCATTAACTGATATGGCAAAGAAACTTGGTATTAAATGTTTATCATTTGAAGAAGCCCCCGGATTTAAGATGGGTGATGGTAAATGGGGGGTTAATGGACCTAATGGTTATGAAGTTTCAAAAGAAAATTCAATGTACCGAATATCTGAAGTTAATTATGACATCATACATATGCAACACAAACCTGTTGCGGAAAGAATGTTACAATTTTATCCTGAATTAAATAAAATATACTCAATACATTCTGAAGTTATTGAATTAGAAAATCCAATAAAAGATGATACAATTAAAAAATATATTGCAATCAGACCTGAGATTAAGGATTACATTGTAAATAAATTTGAAATACCTGAAGAACAAGTTGACATAATTTATAATCCAATTGATAGTGATAAGTTTAAACCAAATCCTTTAATTAAAACTGAAAACGCGGTTTTATTTGTTGGGACAATTGATTACTTACGAAAAGAAACAATTTTGGATTTAATGGAAAGAACTAAAGAAGAAGGTAAAGAACTTTGGTTAGTCGGTGAGGATAAAGGAAATTATTTACAACAAGTATTATTTGAAAAACATGTGAAACATTTCCCAACTACTTGGTCTGTTGAAAATTTTATTTACAAATGTGAGGAAACCGCAGGTATTCAATTAGGTAGAACAACTATTGAAGGTTGGATGTGTGGAAAACCGAGTTGGATTTATAAAGTAGATTCGGGTGGTTTTATTTTATCAAAAGAAAAATTTAACCCTCCTACAGATATGGAAAAATATTACGCGTCTAATGTCGCAAAACAAATAAAAGAAGAATACCTTAAAAATTTATAATATGACTATAGGCGTTATCGGGGTAGGAAATTTAGGATTATCTTTCGCATTATTATGTGAAAAGGCGGGATACAATGTTTTGGTATCCGACACTAATGAGGATTATGTTTATAATTTAAATCAAGGTATTTGTAAAACAAATGAGCCTTTAATTCAGAAAATGTTATTTGAGGTTTATGATTTTAGTGCAACAACTTCAAATGTGGAAGTCATTGAAAAATCTGATATAATTTTTACGTTTGTGCCAACCCCACCAACTTTAGATGGTGATTATGACACAACAACCCTTTTTGAAATTACTAACGAGTTTTTTACCGCATCTCAATTAGAGATACCAATTTATAATAAAAAATTTGTTGTGGGAAGTACAACTAATCCTGGTGATGTTGAACAAATACAGAATAAACTTAGAATGTTTGATATTCAAGTTGCGTATTGTCCTGAAATTATTTCTCAAAATAGTACCGTCAGTGGTCTTGAAAATTTAGATATTCTTTTAATAGGTACTGAATATCAAGAATTATCAAATGAGTTAATAAAAATTTATGGAAGAATCCAAACAGGCCAGCTAAACGCCCATATTATGAGTTATAAAGCCGCTGAAATTACTAAAATTAGTATTAATTGTATGGTCGCATCAAAGATTAGTTATGCGAATATGATAGGAAATGTTTTAATGAAATCTGGATTAAATGAAGAAATTGACCTTGTTTTAAATGCAATTGGAGGAGATTCAAGGATTGGTAAAAAAAATATGAAATATGGGTTTGGATTTGGTGGACCTTACTTACCAAAAGGTAATCGAGCATTAGTTAAATTTGGAGAAAATTTAGATATGGAATTAACATTACCCATCGCAATAAACAAATTTAATGAAGAACATTTTTTGTTTTTAAAGAATCATTACATTTCCTTAAACCCAAATAAAGAGGTTCCTTTTGTTATGAATTATATTACTTATAAAAAAGGTTCTGATAGTTTAGAGGAATCTCAACAATATAAACTATGTATAGATTTATTAGATGAGGGGTATATGGTTAATTTAATTGAGAGACCCGAGATTATAAAAAACTTAAACACTTTAAGCGAATCCTACAATGGTCGTTTAAAATTTTTCCCAAGGGGGACAAGTCCTGAGGGATTAAAAATTGATATACAATGATAATTTTAACAACAACTTATAATTGTGAAAAATATGTAGAAAAATCTTTATTGTCTATAATGAGTCAAAATTTTAAAGATTTTACATGTTATATCACTGATGATATGTCAACTGATAATACTGTTGATATAATAAAAAATACAATTAATGGTGATTCTCGTTTTATTTTAATTGAGAATCAATCAAAAATGTATCAAGCAGGTAACTATGACCAAGTAATAAGACTTAGAGAAATACCTGATAATGAAATTTGTGTTGAGGTAGATGGTGATGATTGGTTACCAAATTCAAATGTTCTTACTTTAGTTAATGAAGTATATCAAGACCCTAATGTATGGATTACAAGTGGTTCATTTAAATACCATGATGGTAGACCAGGATTTGCAAATCCACCCACAAATTTTACAAACATAAGAAAGCAAGCATTTACTCTATCGCATTTAAGAACTTGGAAATCTTGGTTATGGAAAAAAATCAAAGAAGAAGATTTAAGAGACGATGATGGTAATAGATGGGATATTGCTTGTGATTTGGCGTTTATGTTCCCTATGGTTGAAATGGCGGGTGAGGAACATTTTAAATTTGTATCGTCAATTAATTATATCTATAATGATTTAAATCCTCTAAACGAGCATAAAGTTGATTTACCAAAAGTGTCATCAACAGCAAATATCATTAGAAATAAACCATCATATAATAAATTACAATAGTGAAAATTTCAATCTGCATTCCTACTTGGGAACAATATGGTTATGGGACTGGATTTTTAAAAAATAATTTTGACAAATTTTTAAATCAAACATATAAGAATTTTAATGTTATTATTTCCGACCATAGTAAAAATAATGAGATTAAAAATCTTTGTGAGTCATATTCCGATAAATTTGAAATTAAATATTTTAAAAATGATAAATTATTAGGTAATGGACCGGCGAATACCAATAACTCAATTATTCACGCCGATGGTGAAATTATTAAAATAATGTTCCAAGACGATTTTTTTTATGATGATACATCATTAGAATTAATTAGTGAGGAATTTAAAAAAGATGAATGTAAATGGTTAGTTAATGGGTGTAATCATACGAATGATGATGGAAATACTTTTTATAATTTTATGAGCCCTTCATGGAATGATAAAATTGCAATAGGTGTTAATACAATTAGTTCCCCGTCGGTTTTATCTTTCAAAAATGAAACCCCTTGTTTATTTGACGAAGAATTAACTATGTTAATGGATTGTGAAATGTATTATCAACTTTACATCAGATATGGTTTTCCTAAAATTATTACTAATTGTTTAATCACAAATAGAATGCATCAACATCAAATTAGTAGTTTATACAAAAAAGATATGCATTTGGAAATAAATCACGTAAGAAACAAACATAACATATGAAAACAAGTAAAGTGTACATTAACATTCCAGCCGGAGTAGCTGCGGGTGGTGTTGAATCCCTATTTCAATTAGCGGATGCAATTAACAATGTTGGTGGGGAATCAATTGTATTATGGGATATCCCATATGCTGACCCAATCCCTGCAAAATATAAACATTATAATATTCAACATTCAAAAGATGTTGAAGACATTTCTGATAATTGGGTTATCTATCCTGAAGTTTGGACCGAAAAATTAGACACCTATAAAAATATGAAAAAAGCCATATGGTGGTTAAGTGTTGACAATAACCATGGTAAATTTCAAGATTTTTCAAATTCAAATATTACTCATTTTTACCAATCTTTTTATGCCTTGGATTTTTTACAAAAAAATGGTGTGGAAAAATATCTTCCATTATTTGACTATATCCCATCAAAATATATTGAATCAACTTACGATATAAACCAAAAGAAAAATATTGTTTGTTATAACCCTGTTAAGGGTCTTGGAGTTACCAATCAAATTAAATCATTAAATCCTGATATTGAACTTGTACCTATTGTGGGTATGGATGAAAATCAAATAATTGAATTATTAAAAACAAGTAAAATTTATATTGATTTTGGTCATCATCCTGGTAGAGATAGAATCCCGAGAGAATCTGCAATACTTGGAAATTGTGTAATAACTAATTCTACAGGGTCTGCTGGTTTTTATAATGATATTCCTGTTAGTAAACAATTTAAAACATCTAATGTTGAAGAAATTGGAAATACAATTCGTAATTGTTTTGAAAACTTTGAATCCGTTATTGACGAGTATTCTTTATACAGGTCTTCAATTAAAAACCAAAAAGAACAATTACATAATTTAACTAAACAATATTTTTTATAATGATTTTAAATGACGACTTAGGAGTAAATAAAAATGTTTTATACGATATTACATCAAAATATACTGAATCAATATTTGTTGACTTAGGTGTTAGAGAAGGTCTTTCGTCTAAAATAATGTTATCAGATTCTGTTAAAAATAATAATAAAGTATTTGGTGTTGATGTTGATTGGAGTATGTTAAACTCTGAAATTAGTTCTCATCCTAATTATACTACAATTTTAGGCGATTCGTCTACCGTTGGAAAATATTGGGATAAAAAAATAAGTGGATTATTTGTTGACACTTTTCACATCAAAGACCAAGTTTTATCTGAATTATATTTTTGGTATCCTCATCTTGAAGAGGGCGGGTTTATTGCATTCCATGACACAAATTGGCCGATAGGGCAACATGATAAGTATGGAGATATTACTTGGGGTAGAGTTGAAGAAGGGGTTAAATTATTTTTTAATGTTGATTCATTAAACTATGAAGATGAGTTTATTAAAATGAGTAACTATCCTGAGTCTTATGGTCTGACAATTGTTGAAATTAAAAAGAAAAAAGATTACATATCTGAACTACCTAATTGGAAAGAAATCATTGATGGAAGAAATCATTTAATTAGTCTTTTTTGGAACGAAGAAAATAAATCAAATATTAAAATTGACTTAGTATTAAATGTATGATTATGTAATAGTTGGTAGTGGGTTTTTTGGTTCTATTTGCGCAAGAGAACTAACTGATAACGGATATAAATGTTTGGTAATTGAAAATCGTAACCATATTGGTGGTAATTGTCATACAGAAAAAAAAGACAATATAAACATACACACATACGGTCCTCACATATTTCACACTTCAGATGAGGAGATATGGAATTGGATTAACCAATATGTTAAATTTAATAATTTTATTTTAACTCCTGTAGCAAATTATAAAGGCGAAATATATTCATTACCTTTTAGTATGTGGACATTCAATAAATTATGGAATGTAACAACACCTGAAGAAGCTCAAGAAATTATTAAGTCCCAATCAATAGATATTGATGAGCCTAAAAATTTAGAAGAACAGGCAATAAAATTAGTTGGTAAAGATGTGTATGAAAAATTGATTAAAGGTTACACCGCAAAACAATGGAGAAAAGACCCAAAAGAATTACCAAAAGAGATTATTAAAAGATTACCAATTAGGTTTACATACGACAATAATTACTTTAATGATACATACCAAGGAATACCAATTGGTGGTTATACTCAAATTTTTGAAAAATTATTAGATGGTGTTGAAGTTAAGTTAAATACTGATTATTTTAATGATAAAGAATATTGGGATAGTATTGGTAAAAATATAATTTATACAGGTCCTATTGATAAATTTTATAATTATCAATTTGGAGAACTTGAATATAAAACAACAAAGTTTAAACATGTAAAAAAAGATGTTCAAAATTTTCAAGGAGTTGTAATGGTAAATTATACTGATGAGGCCATACCATATACCAGAATAATTGAACATAAACATTTTGAAAAAACCGAATCACCGGTAACTTGGTTAACTTATGAATATCCAATTGAATATCAAGCGGATAAAACTGAACCATATTACCCGGTAAATGATTCTGAAAACAATTTAAAATATTCAAAATATAAAGAATTGTCAGAGTTACAATCAAAACACATTTTTGGTGGTAGATTAGGACAGTATAAATATTACGATATGCACCAAGTAATTAAAAGTGCTTTGGATACCGTAAAAACATTAATAAATAAATAATATGCATAATTTATCAGTAATATCTAGTTTCGGATTAGATGTATCATTCCAAACAGACAAATTTTGTGAACTTTATGCCGATATAGTTCCTCACACACCTAAAGAATCTATCAGAGTTTTATGGGTTATGGAACCAAATGAAGTTTCAGGATTTAGACAAAACGCAATAACTAATCATAGTAAGTTTGATTTAATTTTAACATGGGATAAAGAAATTTTATCATTGTGTCCAAACGCCAAACTGTTTCCATATGGAACAACTTGGATTAAAGACTTTGAATTTCCTGAACAAAAAGAATATTGTATTACAACATTAGTTGGTGGTAAATCTCAATGTACTGGTCATAGATTAAGACATTCTGTACCCGAAAAAAGTAAATTAATAACATCTATACCAATTCATTTGTATAATAGTGTTAACACGTCATTTACTCAATCACCTGAATTAAAACAAATGAAAAGTAATCTTTGGAAAAACGAATTATTTTATTCCCAATTTCATATTGTTATTGAAAATGTGACATCAGATAATTGGTTTACAGAAAAAATAATTGATTGTTTTCAAACAAAAACAATTCCTATTTATATTGGGTGTGATAATATTGGTGATTATTTTGATTTACGAGGTATGTTCCATGTAAAAACATTAGACGAAATGGTAGATGTGTGTAATACAATTACTCCTGAAACATATCAAAATATGTTAGAATATGTTAATATAAATTATGAAAAATCCATGAATTACCATGATTTTAGAAAAAGAGTTGAAGACGAGGTTAAATCATTTATAAAAAATAATTAAAATTATGAATATTGCATCAACAAGATTAATGGGAGGGTTAGGAAATCTAATGTTTCAAATTGCTGCAACTTATAGTGTATCACTTAGAGATAATAAAGAAATGATTTGTGACACTCGGGACATGATGATACCTCACAAATCATACCAATTTTATATTAATAATATTTTTAGAAAAATAAAATTTTCAGACACAATAACTAATCAACAACATTCAGGGGAAGGCGGATTTCAATATTTTCCAATACCAAAATTAGAAGGAAATATAAAATTAATAGGACACTTTCAAAGTGAAAAATATTTTATAGATTACAAAAATGAGATATTGGACCTTTTTAAAATTGATGAAAACACAAATTCATATTTGTTAGAAAAATATAATGAAATTTTAAATCAAGATACTTGTTCTATTCATGTTAGAAGAGGAGATTATATTTCTTTACCAAATCATCATCCGTCACAACCAATTGACTATTTTGAAAATGCTGTTAAAATTATTGGGGAAGATAAACATTTTTTAATATTTTCAGACGATATTAAATGGTGTGAAGAAAATTTTGGGTTTATTAAAAACAAAACATTTATCTCAAATAATTTAGATTACCAAGACTTATATTTAATGTCTATGTGTAAAAATAATATAATTGCAAACTCAACATTTAGCTGGTGGGGAGCGTGGTTAAATAAAAATGAAAATAAAAAAGTAGTAGCTCCAACTAAATGGTTTGGTGTTAACTATTCGTCATTTAATACTGACGATTTATATTGTGAAAATTGGATTAAAATATGAAAGTATTAGTAACAGGTTCCAACGGATTAGTTGGAAATGCGTTAAGAGAATTATTAGGGGAGAACCATGTGTATCACACAAGAAAAGATGCCGATTTAACTGATGAAAAATCAACCAATGAGTATATTACTTATCATGTAAAAAATTCAGGTGTTGACACAATCATACATTGTGCAGCAATGGTTGGTGGAGTTCAAGCAAATTCAACAAATAACGAAACTTTTTTTATAGAAAACTATAAAATAAATAACAATGTTATCACTTCATCATTTGAAAATGGAATTAAAAATTTTGTAAATTTATCTTCCACTTGTATTTTTCCTGACACAAACATTACTTATCCATTAACTGCAGACCAAATAGATATTGCACCTCCTCACCCATCTAATCATGGGTATTCTTACGCCAAAAGATTATCGGGATATCAAACAAAAATTATTAGACAATTAACAGGTAACAATTGGATTACGATTGTACCTACAAATGTTTATGGGCCTCATGACAATTTTCATCCTGACCATAGTCATATGATTCCTGGTATCATTCACAGAGCATATAATTGTAAAGAAAATGATGAAGACTTTGTGGTTTGGGGAGACGGAAGTCCATTAAGACAATTTATACATTCAAAAGATTTAGCTAAAATTATTTTATGGTCAATTGATAATTGGAATAGTGATGTTCCATTTATGGCGGTTAATGATAATGAACATTCAGTTATGGACATTGTTAAAATTGTTGTCAAAAAATTTGGTATTGAGGATGATAAATTACTTTTTGACGAAACAAAACCAAGAGGACAGTTTAGAAAACCAGCAAAATCAGATATACCTAAAGATTATGAATACGTTAACATAGAACAAGGAATTACCGAAACCATTGATTGGTTTATTAAAAATTATAAAACACTAAGAAAATGAAAAGAATTGATTTAATTCAAGACACTATTGATAACCAAGACATTGATAACTTGATTGAATGGTTAAAAGATTACCCAAGATTAACTAAAGGTTCTAAAACAATTGAATTTGAGAATAAATGGTCCCAATGGTTGGGGTCAAAATATTCAGTATTTGTTAACTCAGGTTCATCAGCAAATTTGCTTATGTTATACGCGTTAAAAGTTCTTAATAAAATGAAGAACAATAAAGTTTGTGTACCATCATTATGTTGGGCAACAGATTTAGCACCAGTACTTCAGTTTGATATGCACCCATTATTAATTGATTGTAATTTAGATAACCTTTCAGTTGATTTAAATCATCTTGAAGAAGTGTTTAAAACAGAACAACCATCAGTATTAATATTGGTATCAGTATTGGGATTATCCCCTGACATGGATTCAATTGTTGAGTTATGTGAAAAATACGATGTGATTTTACTTGAAGATAATTGCGAATCTCAAGGGACTAAATTTAAAGGAACTAAACTTGGTAATTTTGGATTAATGTCTTCATTCTCAACGTACTTTGGACATACTATGTCAACTATTGAAGGTGGTGTAATTACAACCAATGATGACGAAATTTATGACACTTTATTACAACTTAGAAGTCACGGATGGGATAGAGATTTGTCATCTGAAAAACAACAAGAATTAAGAAAAGAATGGGATGTGACGGATTTCTCTGCGTTATACACATTTTACATACCAGGATTTAATGTAAGAAGTACCGATTTACAAGCACAAATTGGAGTTAAACAATTAGATAAAGTTGATGGGATGATTAATAATCGATATGAAAATTTCCTATATTACAAATCTAAACTAGAAGGTAAGACATGGTTTCCTAAAACTTTTGACGATAGTTATACATCAAATTTTGCAATCCCTGTTATCACCAAAACTTTAATAGATAAAGAAAATTTAATTAAAGAATTAACGGACAATAATATTTCATGTAGACCATTAATTTCAGGGTCTATGGGGACTCAACCATTTTACAAAAAATTATATGGTGAGAATAAATTACCTAATTGTTCAATTATAGATGAAAGAGGAGTTTATGTTCCAAATCATGATAAAATGACAAAAGAAGATATTGATAGAATTTGTGATATCTTACTAAAATATTAATATAGATGTTGAAGTACTTTAAACCCGCAAGAGGTAATGGTGTTCATCAAAGAGGTTATTTTTCATACATAACCGAAGCTGTTGTCCATATACATAATGTATTGTTAAATTATCCAGATGAAAAATTAAAAATATATTATGACTTATCAAATATATTTGGTTATGGTAGTCAAAACATTTATGATGTTTGTTTTGTCCAAGACAAAGATGATTATTTAAATAATGTTAATGAATATTCTAACATTGAGTTAGTTAATTATATTTCACCATTAAATGCGTATGAAAGTGAAACATTTGTACCAAAAGACTTAAAAATGTGTGAATCAATTATTAAAGATAACTTTATATTAAATGATGAGATGAAACAATTATTTTCGTCAAGACATCCCCAAATTGATTTTACAAAAACTATAGGATTTCATAGAAGAGCCACTGATATGTCAAGTGTACACTATGTTTCAACAATAGATTTATCAGAAATATTTAAGACATTAGAAAAAGAAGAGTTTGAAAATGTGTTTTTAATGTGTGATAATCTTAATGATTTAAATGAATTTAAAAAAAGATACGGTAATAAACTAATAACTTTTGATGAATTTACTTCATCAAAGACTGAAGATAATCCATTTTTTAAATTAAAAAATGATGAGGAGTCAATTAAACAACACATTCAAGAAATTGTTTTTGGTGCGTATACTTTAGGTATGACAAAAAAATTATTTTGTACTAAGTCAAATTTATCAACATTCTCAATATTTTCAAACTCAAAATTAAACTACACAAGATTAAATTAATATGTCAAAAAAAATTGCACTTATAACAGGAATAAATGGTCAAGATGGTTCTTATTTAGCAGAATTTTTACTTGAAAAAGGATATGAAGTACACGGGACTTTAAAAAGAAATTCAGTAGCAGAAAACCAAACTGCAAGATTGGATAACATATTTAACCAAATTAACCTACACTACTCGGATTTAACTGATTTATCTTCATTAATTTCTGTAATTCAAAAAACAAATCCTGATGAAATTTATAATTTGGCAGCACAATCCCATGTTAGGATTTCGTTTGACCAACCAATATACACAGCCAATGTCACAGGTATTGGAACTCTTAATTTATTAGAAGCAGTTAAATTAATTAAACCGTCTATTAAAATATACCAAGCATCTTCTTCAGAAATGTTTGGAAACTCAATTGACGAAGATGGGTTCCAAAGAGAATCCACCCCATTAAATCCTGTATCACCTTATGGGTGTGCCAAAGTGTTTAGTTATAATATTGGGAGAAACTATAGAAACTCGTATGGTATGTTTATTTCCAACGGTATTTTATTTAATCACGAATCTCCAAGACGAGGAACAAACTTTGTTACAAATAAAGTTTGTAAAGAAGCGGTTAAGATTAAATTAGGATTATCAAATGAATTAAAATTAGGTAATTTAGAAGCAACTAGAGATTGGGGCCACGCTAAAGATTATGTAAAAGCAATGTGGATGATATTACAACAAGACAAACCAGATGATTATGTATGTTCGACAGGGATTTCACATTCAGTAGAAGATTTATGTGAGTATACTTTTTCAAAGTTAGGGTTAAATTATAAAGACTATGTTACAGTTGATGAAAAATTCTTAAGACCTGAGGAACTTCGTGATTTAAAGGGAGACTCATCAAAATTAAATTTGGTAACAGGATGGTCACCTGAATACACATTTGAGGCAATGTTAGATGAAATGATTGAACATTGGATAAACTTTTACACAAAAAATTAAATTATGGTAACAATACCTGTAAGTGTTGGAGAGTTGATTGATAAATTATCTATTCTCCATGTAAAAAAAACAAAGATTTTAAATGAAGAAAAATTATCATTCATTAATAATGAATTTGAACTAATTTATAATATGTCATCAATTTATTTAGATGATGAAGAAATTTTAAAATTATACCGTGAACTAAACGAAGTTAATTTAAATTTATGGGAAATTGAGGATGAGTTAAGAACAATTGAATCAACAAAAAATTTTGATTCCCATTTTATTGAATTAGCAAGAAAAGTATACTACACTAATGATGAAAGGTTTTCGTTAAAAAATAAAATTAACGATATAACCAATTCAGAAGTTAGAGAACAAAAAGATTATATTGAATACAAATAAACAATTAAAATAATTTAAATGGCGACATACAGCAAATCAAAGAACACTAAACCAACACCTACACCTGAAACAACTAACAAACCTATCAATAAAAAAGATTTAATTTGTTCAATTGTCCCTAAAAAGACAAAACAAAAATTTTTATCAGAAAGTCAAAAAACATATTATGATAAGTTATCTACAAATCAAATTACAATATGTTCAGGACCTGCGGGAGTTGGTAAAAGTTACATAGCAATGAAAGCGGCTGTGGACTTATTAATTGACCCAACAACTCCATATGAAAAAATTATTATTGTAAGACCGGCAGTAGAAGCTGAAGAAAAATTAGGTAGTTTACCTGGTGGGGTTGAGGAAAAGTTAGACCCTTATATTTTTCCCTCATATTATCTTTTAAATAAAATTATTGGTAAAGACATAAGAGAAAAACTAAAAGATATTGAAGCGATTGAAGTTTTTGCGTTAGCTTATATGAGAGGAATGAATATTGATAACTCAATTTTAATTTTTGAAGAAGCTCAAAATTCAACTCCAAGTCAAATGAAATTATTATTAACCCGAATTGGTTTTAACTCCAAGTTTTTTATATCAGGAGATTTAGAACAATTTGATAGACATAAAGATAAAACCCAAACAGGATTGTGGGATGCTCTTAAAAAATTCCAAGACATGGAAGATGTTGGGGTATTTGAATTTAAACCAGAAGATATTGTGAGAAATCCATTAATTTCTAAAATCTTAAAAAGATACGAAGAATGAGAATTGGTATTGAGGTAAATGGTGTACTTAGAGATACTTTAAAAAAAATTCAACAAGAGTATGAAAAATGGTATATTGATAATCCATTTAAAGAAGAAAACGAAGAAGAGTTTGAGTATAAAGTAATATCTGACTTAACTTCTTTAGATATACTTTCTCATCTTAATTTTAAAGATGAAGATGATTTGTATAATTTTTTATACAAAGAACATACCATGGAAATTTTTGGACATTCAGGTTCCGTAGAAAATTCAAGTATGTCAGACTTAAATGATTTTTATTTAGATATGAGAGACAATCACGAAATAGTAATTGTTTCAGATGAAATTGGAAAATCTAAACCAGCGACTTTATTTTTCATTTCTAAATTTGGATGTTTGATTGAATCTGTTAGATTTTATAGTGAAAGTACAATTAATTTACTTTGGAATTCAGTAGACATTTTACTTACAGCAAATCCTAAACTATTATTAAACCATCCTGAGGATAAAATCATTGTTAAATATGACACATCTTATAACTCAGATATAAAAACAGAGTATTCAATATCAAAGATTAAAGAACTCAAATTAAAAATAGAAGAAATAATATGATAAGTGTATTAGGAGAAAATTATTACATTGATTTAGATGTAATTGAACAATACCTTGACATGTCAGACAAGGAAATACCTGAAACTTTATCAGGAGAGACAGAAATAAAAATTAACATTATCAAATTTGATATGGTAAAAATGTTATTAGAAACAATCTTAACTGAACAAGACACTGTTGATGAAAAATTAGGGATGAAAGGTAGTTCAAACACAAGTATTCCCTTTAGAATAGCATTTAATAGTCTTTTAAATAAAAAATTAATCAATCATTATTAATAATATGGAAAACACAATTCAAGAAAAAGTATTAAACTCCATCCAAGTATTAAGAGATAAACAAGCAAGGATATATTTTTTAGTACAAGATACTAAAGGTAACGCAAAGGCTTCTATCAGACTTATTTACCAAATGGCAAAAACATTAAAAGACAACGGATTTAATCCAATCATATTACACGAAAAGGCAGAATACGCTGGTGTCGCTGCTTGGTTAAATGAGGAATATATGTCTTTACCTCATAGAGCTATTGAGGGACAAAATTTAGAAATCTCACCTGAAGATTTTTTAATCATACCTGAAATTTTTGGGTACGTAATGGACCAAGTAAAACAATTACCTTGTGCAAAAATTGTATTTAATCAACAATACGCACATATGTTAGAAACATTACAACCAGGACAATCATGGTCTCAATTTGGGTTTATGAAATGTTTAACAACATCAAACAAACAAAAAGAATATGCGGAAAGAATTATGAGACAAGCGTCTTTTGATATTATTGAGCCGTATATCACAGAATTTTTTAAACCAAAATCAACACCCCCAATGCCAATTATTGGTATTCACACTAAAGAACAAAGTGATTCTATAAACATCATTAAAGCTTTTTATTTAAAATTCCCTCAATATAGATGGTTCACATTTAGAGATTTAAGAGGTCTTTCTGAAAAAGAATTTGCCAATTCTTTAAGTGATTGTTTTGTTAGTGTTTGGATTGACGACCACAGTGGGTTTGGTACATTCCCATTAGAATCTATGAAATGTAATGTACCTGTGATTGGTAAAGTACCAAATCTATCTCCTGATTGGATGACAGAAAACAATGGTATTTGGATTACAGACCAAACATTATTTCCAGACATTATCGCAGATTATGTACAAAATTGGCTTGAGGATAATATAAATCCTGAAGTTTTTGATGAAATGAAAAAAACTGTGGAACCATTTTCAGATAAACATAAATTTGAATCATCAGTTGTAACCTTATTTAGTGGTTACTTAAACAATAGAGCGGATTCATTCGAACAACAAATTTCAAAAACAGAAGAATAATATGAGCAATAAATTATCACTTTCGGTTATACTACCAATTAAATCCTCAAAAGCAAAAAACTTTGAGGACTATTTTGAAAAGGCAATATCATCTCTTAAAACTCAACAAGTTGGTTTTGAAGAGTTAATCATTGTACACACTAATGAAGAATCATTAGTTAATCATCTTAACAATTATGATTTTGGCGATTTACAAGTATCTAAATTACCATGGGGAGAAGCTCCTAACTATTGTGAACAAGTGAATTATGGAATAAAAAACGCAAAGAGTACTTGGGTATCCCTTTTTGAATTTGATGACGAATATTCGTCTATTTGGTTTAAAAATGTTAAAACATATTCTGAAGCTTACCCTGAAACACAAATGTTTTTACCTGTAGTGGTTGAAACTGATGAAAAAGGTCTTTTCGCAGGATTTACTAATGAGGCAACATTCGCTGCAAACTTTACACAAGAGATGGGATTTTTAACTAATGAAACATTACAAGATTATCAAAATTTCCAAACAGCGGGTTCCGTATTTAAAAAAGAAATTATTGAAGACTTTGGAGGGTTTAAATCCTCAATGAAACTTACATTTATTTATGAGTTTTTATTAAGACTTACTTACAATTCAGTATCTATTATGACAATACCAAAACTTGGATACAAACATGTTAATTTAAGAGAAGGTTCAATTTTTTGGAATTACAAAAATGGTGATGAAAGAATGGTTGAAGATGAAGTTAAATTTTGGATTCAAACCGCAAAAAAAGAATATTTTTTCACTGACGATAGAGTCATAAAATATCAATCTGAAAATGTATAAATGCAAGAAACTCTATCTGCAACGACAGAAGATGTTTTATCTAAAAAAAGGGGGAGAAAGCCAGTCAATTTAAATTATTTTGATGTAAGAGAAGAAGAAGCGGTTAGAAATTTTTTAATTGCTGAAAGTTCACAAGATAAAAATAAAATTTATAACGAATTTTTAAGAGGCCCTCTCGATAAGATGATTTCATCCATCATACGACGATATAAATTATATCGTAAAGATATGGACTTTACTGAAATTCACACCGACACTCATTCTTTTTTAATGACAAAGGTTGATAAATTTAAACCAGATAAGAATAAAAAGGCCTATTCTTATTTTGGTACTATTTGTAAAAATTATTTGATGGGTCAAATAATTAAAGACCAAAAAGAAACAAATAGAAAAATTTCATACGAAGATATTTCGGCTAGTTTAGAAGAAAGAGCTGATATGAGTTATAGAATTGATGATGATATTGTGGAAACTCAAGTCGTCATCAATGAATATTTAAAAGAATTAAAAGATTTTATTGAATTAGAAAATTTAAATGAGAATGAACGAAAATTAGGATATGCCCTTGTTGATTTATTTGATAATTATGAAACAATATTTTCAGGAGCGGATAATAACAAATTTAATAAAAATGTTATTCTACTTTCTTTAAGAGAAATGACAAATTTAAGCACTAAAGAAATTAGAAGTTCTATTAAAAGATTTAAAAAATTGTACATGATTATTCAAATTAAAATGAAAAACTAATAGAAAAGTATTTATAGTTATGCCTAGACCTCAAAGAAAAGAAATTAATTTTACTAAAGATTCAATATTATCTTTAATGCAAGAAATCTACAATGAACTTGTAGAACAAAGACAGACTGCAATTAGAATACAAAATAAAATGTTATCTATGTTAAAAGACCCTGCAGATATGACCACTATTGGTCCTGTCATTGAAAAACAACAAAAAATAGTTAATGATTGTGTTGAAAAGAAAATTAGTCTTTCAAAACTTCAATCAGGAATTTGGGAAAAAAGTAATAATAATACTGAATCATTCTCAATGGCAGATTTAGATGATGATATAATTCAAAATCTAATAGATAAAGATGTTTCAAATGACGAAGAAACTTACAGAATGAGATAATATATGGAATTAGATATTAACTCGGCAGCGGAATCCATTCAAAGTAAAATCCAATCAGCAAAAACTTATTTAGAAGTTTCTACTGCTGGAAAGGATTTAGTTAAAAATGCCGCTAATTCTGCTACAAAATCTACAACACAGTTAACTACACAATTAAATAAGATTAAAGACCAACAAAAAAGATTTCAAAGGGAGCCACCTAATTCAATGTCCCAAATGTTGGCATTTGTAAATCAACTTAAAGGTTCTGGGTCAGGTACTTCTTCATTTATACAAAAAAAAATGTTGGAGATTGCCGCCATAATAGAACCAAAACTTGCTGGTATTGTTAAAGAAGAAACAATTAAGGCTTTAGGATGTTCAATAGAACAAACATTTCAAGGAACTGACCCTGCGACATTACAATCAACACCAATGGCTTTGTTACCGCAAGCCGATGGTATTTACATACCTGTTAGTTCAATTGACCTTTTTTCAAATTTAAAACAATCTCCTGAGACTGATTTTGGTAAAATTTTTTACGAAAAAGAACAACCTTCAGCAGATTCAAAATTTAAACCGTATGGTGGTGATGTAGCATTTCCAATGAACAAACAACTTTATACTTTGATGACTCAAAATAATCAAGGTAGGTCTTTTAGTGATATTAATGGTCAAAATTATTTAGGTAAATCAGGTCAAAATTTATTTGATGTCCAATATTCAAATACAAATAGTTTTGGAGTTACCGGAGATTATTACAGAGTTATATTACTTAATCGTACAAATGATTCAGGTAATGTTGGTAACCAAGTCGGAGAATTTTTATCTGATTATTATAGTTCTATCAAATTAGTAGATAATGTTGATATTACCGCAAATCTTATAAACCTTATTTCAGGAGCGGTTAGTATTAATCTACAAGCAGGATTTGGACAATTAGAGCAATCAACTAAATTTGAATTATTAATACAAAGAATTTTAGGATTATGTTTTGATAATAGAAGAGAAATTGATGTTAGTGGGGTAGCTAAAATCGCTGAATTAGATGGTGTTGATGATAGTTTTTATGAATTAACTGAAGTTGATTTAAGAAATATTCAAGTTAAAATTTCTAACATTCAGAATGGTGTGATGGAATTTGAAGACTGTAATAATATTAAATTACCTGTCGATAGTGAATCACTTATTAGTCAATTAATTGAATTTAGAGAGTCAACAGGGAAGACGGTTGCACAACAAGTTGCATTTGTTGAACAAATGATAGATTCTATTTCTGAAAATCCAGAATGGAAACTTGCCATTCCTGCAAATTTTGATGTTAAAGTTTCAATAAACACTAATATTATTAAACAAATACCGTTAGCAGTTGCAGCCAGTGTGTTAAGCCCAAAAGTATTATTACCTCTATACACATTATTATCCGTAGTTCAATCAGGGGCAACATACACATATAATCAGGCAATTACAAGTGCAAACACTGCGACACAATCGGTAAACACTATTGGTAACACAGGAGCAAATGTTAATCAACCAAATAGTAATGTTGTAACAAATGCGTCTGATTTTTTAAAAGTATACAAATCATTTTCAATACAAGTAATATCAAGAGTTAATTCAGAATTTTTAAAAGCGTTATTTGAAATATTAAAAAAAGAGATTATTAATTTAATGTCTGAAATAGTTATTGACCTTGTTAAAGAAAGATACGGAAAAAAAATCGCAATGATTTTACGATTAATTCAAATTGCATTACTTATTTCCCAATTAATTGATGATTACAGAAAATGTAAAAATTTATTAGATAATATTTTATTATTACTTACAACAATTGGACAACTTATACCTACTGCTCAACCTGAAATACCATTACCACTTTTAGCATTGGCAGGGTCATTACCTGGTATATCCGCAACACAAATGACCATGAAAACAATACAAGCGTTACAATCGTCAGGTATGCCAACAGGACCTATGCCCGATGGTAGTCCAAATTTGATGTTACAATTTAATTCTTCGTCAAATAAATCAGTGGCGTCAAACATAACAGAAGATGGTAAAGTATACACTGTTGGATTAGCTACTCAAACAGGAAAATTTATGTAATATGAAAAACGAAGAATTTGAAAATATAATTAACGAACAAAAAAATTTAAAAACTTTACCTAACAATAAGTTAGTTGAATTTATGGATTTATTATCATCAGATTTTGAAACCACTAAACAAACAATCATTAATACAACTCTTTATTTAGATAAACTTGAAGAATTGTATAATAATGTGTTAAAAGCATACCAAGAAAGAAATAATGGCTGATAATTCAATATTTTTCCAATGTAAAGTATTAAATACTGAAGACCCTATGATGTTAGGTAGGATTAGAGGTATTAGACTAATAGATAACATAGATGATATTTTAAAAAGTGTCACTGACCCACCATGGAATGAAGAGAAAGATATTTGGACTTCAAGAGACCCTTTAGTCTTTAATACTTTATTACCGTATTTTGTTTACGCAATACCTAAAGTAGATGAATTAGTCCAAGTTATTTTTATGAACAAAGATTTTAAATATCAAAATCAATATTATGTTCAAAACACTTTTTCAACTCCAACAGCAACCTTTAAAGAATTTTATTATGGTGGTAATAAATTCACAGGTACGGGTACGCAAATTAAAAACCCAAAACCATTAAAAAATCAAGATGGTTCCTATACTGATAATAGTGTTCATGAAGGTGTATTTCCCCAACCTGGAGATAATGCAATTTTAGGTAGAGGTAGTGCTGACCTTATTGTAAAAGAAAATGAAGTTTTATTAAGAGCGGGTAAATTTAAAGGTCAATATTTAAAAGAAAATGTTATTCCTGTTGCAAATCAACAAAGAGGGTTTTTACAACTTAGTAAATTTCAATCTACAAAAGAAGAATTATCTCCCAAAGTTTATTATGAACTAAAAGAAGATGTGGTTCTTACAAAATATTTAATTGAATGGGTTGTTATTAACCCTGAAAACCTTTTAGATAAATTTACAGGGGCGGTTTATTTATACCAATTAAAAGCAGACTCCACAACAAATTCAAAAAATTTAACTTTAACCAGCGTAGTATCTGAAAATTTAAAAAAATTAGTTGCGACAGTACCATTTATGGCGTTATCAAAATTAGAGACTATTAATTTTATTAATGATTTTATTAAAACTTGTAATAAAACTAATGTTACTGAAAGTGGTGTACAATTATTTCCTGATAACAATGATAATAATAAATTCCCTATGTTTTATAGACCAAGTAAAGCTATGTACTCATTATTGGTACCATCAACAGATGAAGGGGCGTTTGCAAATAGTGCGGTTGTCAATAATGTTAGTGAAATATACCGAGGTATTAAACTTAGTCCCGCACTTAAAGGTGGGTCCGGTTTAATTTACTCAAAAAATAAAGTTGGTATTCCACGAACACCAATTAAAAAAGTTGTTCCTCAATTTAAATATGTTAATGCCGAATCTTCATATGGTGCGTTAGGTAGTAGTAAAGTATTTTTATTATCTCATAATTCTCAAATACCTGGTAAAGAAAGAATTAATTTTGCTAACACTCTTTATGGTATTTCTTCTGAAAAATTTGCCAACGATATAATGCCCAATACATCAAGTATGGTTAGAGGAGAAGAGTTATTAGAGTTGATTGATATGATTGTTAGATTCCTATTAACACATACACACTCATACCCAGGATTACCTCCAGTACCTATAACACAAGACGGTTCTAACGCTGATAAAATTCTTGAAGAATTAAATAATTCATTAGAAAAAATACTTAACAGCAATATCCGACTTAATTGATATTTATATTAAAAAGGTAAATGTCAATTTTAAGGTCATACATAGATAAAAATAATACCATCGTATCAAACTCATTTGTTAATACAGGAAGAAACCCTGTTATTGAGTTAAACTTTGGTGCTTCAGATTTAGTAGTTCCTAACTATGGATACTCAAGATTACTCTTTAACTTAGATTTATCTTTGTTAGAACAAAATGTTGCTACAGGTGTAATATCTACAGGATGTACTTCAGCAATGACTCATACATTAAAGATGACAAACACATCTTCATTTGATAATGAATTACTAAATTCGTTTATGTCAAATGAAAGAAGAAGAGCAACATCATTTGATTTAATATTATTTAGAATACCAAAAACTTCAGGAACAACAGGTACCTCACAGTATTGGGATGAAGGTGTTGGGTATGATTATAATGATTTTAATATCGCAAAAAATAGTGGTGTGGGTGGTTCTGCACCGTTAACATATGTTGACAGTAGAGCATTTTCCACAAGACCATCAAATTGGTATCAAACAACTACTATTAATGATTGGTCACAGCCAGGTGTTTATAGTAACACAAATAGTGGAAATGTTAATTTTTCAGGACTTACAATTGTTGCAAGACAACATTTTGAGTTAGGTAATGAAGACCTTAACATGGACATGTCAAATGAAATTAATAGTATCCTTAATGGGACATTGACAGGAGTTACGGGATGGGGAGTAGCTTATTTACCCCAAATAGAAAATATTACAGGTTTAACCGAAAGTTATAGTGTAGCGTTTTTCTCAAGACATACTCAAACATTTTACCAACCATACCTTTTAACAAACTATGATGATATTGTAAAAGACGATAGAAATCAATTTTTAAAGAGTCAAATTAATAAACTATATTTATATGTTTATCAAAACGGTGATTTAGTAAATTTAGATTCAACACCAATTGTTAGAATTGAGGACCGAAATGGAAATGCTGTTTCCGGTATGGCAACTTTATCTACTTGTTTAAAAACAAAAGGAATCTATGAGGTAACTGTCCCTAATGGATTTACAGGAGCAACACCATGTCAATATTATGATGTGTGGTCAGGATTGACAATTAATGGTCAAGGTATCTCAAATGTAACAAATCAATTTGTATTACAAGAATATAAAGCGGGTATTCAAATTGGGTCAGTATCTAAAGACCCACAAATTTATGGGTTTAATTTTTATGGTATTTTACAAAACGAACAAATTCTTAACTCAGATATCAGAAAGGTTGGGGTGACAATTAAAAAGGCTTACACCGCCCAACAAATGTTATTAGATGTTTCGGCGTTTTACAGAGTATATGTTAAAGAAGGAACAACTGAAGTACAAGTACAAGATTGGACACCTCTTAGTAGAACACCAAATGAATATTTTTTCATGTTTGATATGAGAGATAAAATACCTAACCAATATTATGTGGATATTCAAGTGAACACTTCAGGTGAAAAAGATACTTATAAGAAACAATTAACATTTAATATCGTAAATAGAAAATAATAAAATATGGGGCCAGTTAAATTTCACATTACAAATAATTCAGGTTTAAGTTTACTTGTAATGAATAGTCAAATAGGTAATATTGGAGGATGTAATAATAATGAAACATTTGATTACGAATTTGATTCGTCATTCACAAACAATACTAACGCCATTAGGTTTTACGACCCATCAACACCAGGAACTTTTACAGATGTTGCAGGTTCTTCTTGGTCAGGTGGTGGAAGTGGATTTGACCCAGGATGGCAATCACCATTCACAATTTCCGCTAGTGGAGATTATAACGGTGTTCTTTTTAACGCCACTCAAAATGGGTGGATTGAATTACAACCTTGGAACTTAATGGAAAACGGTGGTAATGTTAACATAACTTTTATAAAAATTTAAATACAATGGCAAATAGAATAGTAAAATTAACAGAATCAGATTTAACAAGATTAGTTAAAAAAGTTTTATCTGAAGAAAGAGGAGTAAATTATATGTTCTTTAGTAATTTAGTCCAAATAAAAAGACAATGTGAGATTATGTTAGAGATGGACCATGACCAAATTGATGAGATAATTCAAAATGGACATGATTGGGCTGATGACCATATAACCGAAGCAAAAACTAATATAGACCAAGTATTTGATTTTTTAATGAATGAAGAAAAAGGAGGGATGAATAACGAATATGATATGGTAGAAGAAGGTCGTAAAAAAACAGGTACTAAATTATGTGCTCGTGGATTAGCCGCAGCAAAATCAAAATATAAAGTTTACCCTTCAGCTTATTCTAACGGTTTTGCCGTTCAAGTTTGTAAAGGAACAATTGCAGGACTTGACGGGAAAAAACATTGTTCAGGTGCATATTGTTAATATGATAAAAAAAGAGAGTTAATTACTCTTTTTTTTATTTAAAATAGTTTGTAATATAAAAAAAACAATTATCTTTGTTGAATAAAAAAATAAGGATAAACTAATGAGAAAATTTTATAGCAGACTTTTTAAAAGATTAAGATTAAAAATTTATATTCTTTTTAAACAATATTTTTTAAATCGTAAAAAAAACTATAATCGTAATGAAATTAAATCTTCAGCAATTTTTAGAAAATTAATTAACCATCCTGATTCCACGTTTTTAATTGCACCATTATCCGAAAAAAGATATATTAAAAACGAACCATTAGGAATATTCATTTTATTAAATGGTTTAAGATTAAACATTACAAACCACATTTATAATTATGATATTGATATTTGCCAAAATTTATTTGATAAACTCTCTTCAATATTTGATGAAAAAGTTGAAAAAAATAGAATGGAATTTGAGATAGAGATGCAAGGACAAATTCAACACTCTTTATCAAAAATATTAGAAAAAATTACTAACGAAAGTTCTCTCTGAGAACTTTTTTTATTAACTCTTGTAACTGTTCGTTTTTTGGTTTATAAGAAGTCATTTTAGGCTTATTACCCGTACCTGATTTAGAGTGTGTTTTTTCAGCCTTTCTTTTTTGTTGACATGCAGACCTTTTTTGTGAGTCGGTCATTTTACTGGCAACACCGGCAGCACGACATTTAGGATATCCCTTATCACTAGCCTCAGGTCTACCACACGGAGGATGTCCCCCACCTTCTTTTTTACGACAAATATTAACCCATGGTCCTTTTGGCTGTGAACTTCCTTTTGGTTTCTTTTTAGTTCCAAACCAAACCGCTAAATCTTCTTTTAAAAAAGATTCTTTAAGTGGACCAACATCTCGTTTAATTATTTCTTCAGGACTTTCGACATCTGATATACTACTACCGTCTTCATCATTTTGTCCTGTATAAAAACTTTTTAGATATGTATCAATACGAGATAATTTTTCAGTATTAGCTTCTATTTTTTTTCTTTCTTCAGGACTTTCTAAATAATCACCATCAGCTTCTTCATAAGCCAATTCCGCATTAGTGTATTTGTAAACAGGGGTATTGAATGGCGCCAATTGGTCTGGTTTCCATTGTTGTGGTGCAAGAACAATTGGAACTTTATAATGTCCTGATGAACCTGACCCTGTCGCTTCCCTTATTGATTTTTTATTCATATATTTAACTTAACCATAAATATCCATTTATTATTAAAATTATGACAGAAAAAGAACCTATGGGGTTATTATTTGATTCTATCGCATATTATACTCCCGAAGACATTGATAAATTAACTGATAATTTAACAATTGAACAATCATTTTACATCCTTGCTCAGGCAATAGAATATGCTCATAAAGCTAGATTGTACGATTTAAGGGAGACTGAGCTAGTTTCCAAATCAATTAGGATGGTTAATACTCATTTAACCAAATCTGAAGAATAAAAAAAGGGTCTCACGGGACCCTTTTTTTATTTATAATTTATTTCCACAAGACGGACAAAATTTAAAATTTGTTTTTGTCTTGGTACCACATTCCGTACAATATTGTCTAATGTCTTCTGTGGTTTTATTCTTAGTACTTAATGGTTGTAATTTAAAACTAATTTCATGTGATGTGTGATAATTAAAATTCTCATATGAATTAGTAAAATTTTGTTTGGATTTATCACCTTTCTCAACTCTGCCGGTTTCAAGAGATTTTTTACTTCTAATGTTTGGTCCCGCAAATGTATTGGTTATAACGCCAGCAGTATTAGTTGAAGTATTAAACGCTGTTGATGAAATACCTGAAGTTAAATTACTTGTATTTGTAGAATAATTGTGAATGTTTGTTGTTGTTACACCCATAGGTTGGAATGAACCCGTACCTGAGTGATGTAAATTTGTGTAAGTAAGTCCATTTGTATAATAGAAATTATTTCTAATAGGTTCTTGTTCATCATAAAACTCAATTCTAACATCCCCATTCAAATCGATTGCCGATATGTTTTCAGGAGTATTTTTAATTTTATAGGTACTGAACTCAAACTTGTTGTTAGTGTCCAAGAATCGTTCTAAAAACATCCTCTGACCTGGTCTTAATACAACCCCACTTGTTGAGATGTATTGACCATTCAATTTGATTTTTACAAGTACCGATTTTTGTTTTGGATTATGGATTTCGAATTCGAAATTATCTTTGTCATTTAAGAAGATAATGTGGCCGTTATAGACCTTAAGACGCGACTTTTTCTTTGTAATGTGTGCAGTCGGTTTGCCCACCGTAGTTGAGTAATTCATTTTTTAATTTTATTATAGTTAATGACTATGTTACCAATACCTTCGTGTCCGTGAATACTCAACAACCTTTAAGGTTGGGGACTGATAAACTAAAATCTAATAATAAATATATTCAAAATATTTTTGGAATCAATAAAAATGTGTATATTTGTACAATAAAAAAATAAAACAGTCTATGAAAAACTTAATCGTAATTTTAATCACAGTAATATTTTTAACTTCATGTGTAAGTCAAAAAACTATTGAATTAGCAAACGGTAAGATGGTTACCGAAAAAAAATTCAAAAGAATGTGCCATAAAGCTTATAAAAAAAGTTTTGGTAAAATGTCAAAAGAAGACAAAAAATTGTTTGAAGATGTAAAGATTTCTGTAGATACCTTATCAGGTAACTAATACTTACTTAACAAGTTTAATATAGTCACCCTCTTTATAGGTTACTTTATTTATAAGTGCACTTTGTAATACTTTATACACATCTTGAGTTGGTATAGTTATAGACCTTTTATCCGTAACTGGTGTTATTGTTTTACTAGCCATTAATGATTTACCAAGAGATTCAGGTGTTTCATTTATAGGGCATTTAATAAACCTGATAAGTGGTTTTTTAACTAATTTAACCCTATCTCCAAGACTAACACCATGATTATTACCAAATCTATTATGAATTACCAAATAACTACCATCTTTTTCAGGTGTAGATTTTATAAATTTATTATCGGATAAAAATTTAACTCTTTCCACCATATCTGTTGTGACCCCAATAGGGAATTCTAATACTTTACCTGTAGGTTTAACATTAATCGGGGTTTTTTCATCACCTGTATTTTCGGTTTCAGTCCCTTTTTTCTTCAAATTACCACAGTTGTCTAAAACTAAAATAATTTTATCAGCCGTGTCTCCAAATTCTGTTAATGATGGAGAACATCCCCAATAAATAATAGAATTTCCTTTACTGATTTTAACTTCAGGAGAACTTGAATGGCATTTATTTCCTGACAAACATTGTAAACTAATTATAATATCTTTACTTTTGTCACCTATAATTTGTTTTGCTTGTTCATCTGTTACAACAATTGGTCCGCTGGTCTTACTCTTTCCATCATATTCATTATTTAAATTAGCAATACCAATTTCAACACCATTTAATTTAATCGCAAATTCAGCTTCATTACATCTATGGTCACCTCTACATGGAAACCTTGTGTTTTCAACTGAGTTATACATAACCTCTACAGTTAAACCAACAACACATTCTGCAGGAGATTTTAATTTTAATTCTACTTTAACAAATCTTTCAGGTTTATATTTTTCGTCGTTAGGATTATCAATTCCTTTAGTGTATTTCTCTGAACCAATAATAACTTCAGGTGCCTCAAATATTGGTTTATTTGAAATAATACCTTGACTTACTAAGTTATCAAAATATTTGGTCAAATATTCTTTCATTGTTGTTGCTCTTTTTTCTGAAAGATATCCAGGGTCAACTTTTGGGCGTGCAGGGTTTTCATTATCAGTATTAGTTACCTGAGATTCTCCGGCAATAATTTTTACATAAACAACTCTACCTTTTTTTGATGTTAAAAATTTTGCAGCATTTGCTAATTGACCATCTAATTCTTCTTTACCTTCAGGTGATAAAGATTTCCATTTTCCATTTGAGAAAAAACTTTTTCCTTCGAGGGTTATTTCATCGGGATTTGTTGAAGATTGAACTGCAGAAGTGTTTTGTTCTTTTATTAAATATAAATTTTTTGTTGCACTCTCATGCATCATCAATATTCTTTTAACTTCTTTCGTATCTATATTCCAATTTTGTTTAATCATTTTACTATTTTATTATAAATACTCTATAATAAAAAAAAGGGTTCCATTAGGAACCCTTTTATTGTTAAATAAGATATTGATTATCTCAACTCTCTTAAGTCAAATGTTCTTACACCATCAACTGTAATTCTACCGTAGAAACGGTTGTTTACCATTTTCTTAGCGTATCTAGTCATGATACCTTTGATTGGTGTGAAGTTGAATGGGTTATACATTGTTGGAGTTAATTGTAAAGGTACGTACGGTGCGTAGATGTAACCTGTGTCTAACAATGATGTTCCTTTGTGACCCAATAACACTTGGTTTGGTGGGAAATAAGGGTCTCTGTACACTTGGTAACGACCTGCTAAAGTACCTACTCTTTCAATACCCATGTTGTATTGGTCTTGCTCAGGAGAAGCGTTTGATACGTGGAAGTATTCTAAATCGTCAAAGATAGCTGAGATTTCAGAAGAAACAACAATCCAGTTAGCTCCACCTCTTAATGTAGATTTGTGGATTTGAGCTGAGATTTGGTTAATCGCTGTGATAAGCGTTTGGTTCCAGTCTTTTTGAGTATAAGGAACTGCAGAAGAACCTAAACGTTTCCAACCATTGTAATCCCAACGTAAGTTCCATGCTGCACCTTTACGTAAATCTCTTAAGATTTCACGGTCGATTTCAGCTGCAACTTGTTCAGATAATAAAGCCGTTAATTCAGCTTCAGCATCAATGTTGTGGAATGCCGCAACGTCTTGTGCCATTTCTGGAGACCATTGTGCTCTTAATTTTCTTTCTGTTACAGAAACTGTAACTGACATAAGGTCGAAAGATACCTCACCGATTCTATCTTCAAACTCTAAGTTTTTGTAGATTCTATATTTAGCAGTGAACGCACTATCTAAAGCTGTTGTAGATGAGAAAGTTGAACCTGTATAACCGTCCATTGAACCACCACAAGTGATACAAACCGGTACTTGTAAATCAACCTCTAAGTAAATTTTACCTTGAGCATCACATAAGTTGTCATATTGACCACCATCAGTTTTACTGTTAGGGAATACTAAAGTTGAGTTATTGTTACCATATTGAACAATACCTTTACCATATCTTTGAGTTACAACTCTAAATAAGTAAGGGTTATTAACATTTGCTGCTGTTGTAGGGTTACCCGCAACACCATAAACTGTTAAATCAGATAAGAACGCTTCGTTATCCATCGGTTGACCGTCAGGACCGATTAATTTACCTGCTCCATCAGATGCAAAACCTGACATTACAATAAGAACTTTTCTATAGTTATCTTCACTATAACCTGAAGGAACTAATTGGTCCGCTAACCATGATACAGTAGTAACCGTAGCTGTGATTGCAGAAAATTGTCCTTTTGAATAGTCAAATAAACCTGGTGGGTCTAAAGCTGGTTCATTACCTTCGTAGAATCTATCATAAAGGTCTTTAGTGTTGTTATAGTCATAACCACTGTTTGGTGTTTGTGCGTCAGACGCGTTTGGTGAACCATACGGTGCGTAGTGGATACCTGTGTTTGCGTTTGATTCATCAGTGTATGCTTGAATATTTGGTACGAAGTAGAATAATTTACCGATTGGTAAGTTCATAGCTTGTACTGAAACGATGTCATTTGACAAAAGTTTAGAGAATACTCTTCTAACGATTGGGAAAACCACAGTTTCAAATGCACCTGTATCAGATGTAGATGATGCTTCGTTAATTAAATACGATGCTTGGTTTTCGTAAAGTTGTGCTACGTTTTCTCTCATGTGACCTTTAAGACCCTCTAAGAATCCTAATTTGTCCCATTTGTTGATTGTGTCTTCTTTGATAACTTTAAGGTGTTTTAACCCGATGTTACCAACTAGACCTGATTCTAATAATGCTCCCATTTTTTTGGTTTTTATTAATTTTATTTATTTTTATTTTTTTACCCTAATTTACTCATCAAATCCTTCATTCTCATGAATTGAGGATTTTCGTAAGTTTTAGATTCAATTAGTGTAGATGATGAACCTGAAGAAACTTGTTTTGTTAATCTTGTTTCTACTGATTCATTAATTGATTTTGTATCTGGTTTAGATAACTCACCTTTAATTGACTGATAAAGATTTTTAGATTCTTTTAAAGTTTCAACATCGTCAAATCTTCTTAAGATATTTATTTTCTCTTTTTTAGTAGTCGAATGTTCAGTGAACAATCTAGTCGCATACGCTAAGTTTGAATTGAAGATTGCAACTTCGTTAAGTTTTTCTCTGAAAATATTTAACGCTTTTCTGTATTCTTCATTTTTCTCTCTCAACATATTAACTTCTTGTTGAGTAGATTCTACTTTTACTCCACTATTACCATAAACATAATTTCTGTTATTAGTAATACCTTTTCTAAGTCCTCTACCTTCTTTGGAACCCATTCCATAAGTTCTAGCAGCTTCTTTAGTTTCTCTCTTTTCAAAACCTGCGTCATCTCTACGAGCTTTAGTCGTTTTAAGGTCTTTTGAAGCAATTTTACCATGTTTCATTGCTAACCTTTCATCTTCTTTGTCTTTGTATCCTTGACCTTCTTTTGTTTCTGCCTTAACAACTTTGGATTTTCCTTCCATATTTGCTCCCGCTTTGTATTCAAATTTTGCTTTACCAGTACCCACTGATTTAGGACCTTGTTTTTTGTCCTCTTTAAATCCACCCGCAGCTTTATCTTTGTAAGTGAATTTAGGTCCTGAGCCAATTCCAACACCTTTAGGTTTAATTGTTGATTTTGCTTCTCTAACAGTTTTTCTTCGGTTGTAAGATTCGCCCAAATCTTCGTCTTCGTCTTCTTCGTCTAACATATCGTCATCCTCTTCGTCTAACATATCGTCATCCTCTTCGTCTAACATATCGTCATCCTCTTCGTCTAACATATCGTCATCCTCTTCGTCTAACATATCGTCATCCTCTTCGTCTAACATATCGTCATCCTCTTCAAATTCGATTTCGTACATAACTTCTTCGTCGTCTTGGTCTACTTCAATATCTGAAGCGTCACCGTCTTTAGAAAAGATTGCGTTAATTACATCTTCTGTATCAACATCGTGTTCTTCATCCATATCTCCATCCATATCTTCGTAATATTCTTCTTCAGATTCACCAAGCTTAACTAGATATTCTTCATCAGAGTCATTGTCAGTTAAGTGAATATCGTTACCATCTTTTTTTACTATGATGCCATCTTCTTCACCCATTGCTTTAAACACCTTAAGAATTTCTTCGTCAGAAGCGTCAGTTAAGTCTATCGGACTTTCTTCAGAATCAGTATCCATGTCAAAATCCATGTCTACGTCATCATCTTCATAATCAGTATCAATGTCAACGTCAACATCTTCCATGTCGTCGTCATCCATATCAACATCTAATTCAACCTCATCATCATCTTGTTCAGATAAAGATTCTTTTACTAACTGATTGATTTCTTCCTTCATAGTTGAAGCAAGTATTCCTTTTGCATTTTCGGCTATCGCTTCTTCAACTTGTCTCATTTGAATAAGTGCCTCTTGTACTAATTTGTTATTTTCTTGCATGAAAAATTAATTATTTATAACTTATAAATAGTTCCAATATGATAAAAATTCAATTTGACCATATTGTAAACAAAGTTTATTTTATTACATAAATATTACCTAAACAAAAAAAGTGGCCCTAAGACCACTTTTTTATTTTTTAAATTGTTAATTAATTACTCAATAACTTCGTCAATTTTACTTTCCGATACTGCCGTTATTCTCCACTCATGAGTAAACCCCTCATATTTTTTTGTAACTTTTGCCTCAACATCTGTTACAGAATAACCTTTAACTAACTTCTCTTCTCTGATTTTTCTAATCTTACCTGTATTCTCATCAGGTAAATCATACTGAATTTTTGCAACAAAATACTTTTCTTCCATGTTTGTGTTTTTTTATTTTCCTAAAAAATCGTTTAATTTTCTCATTAAGTCAACTTCTTTTTCAACAACTCCATTATTTTGTTTGTATTTTTTTTCTTCGTCTAAATTTTCTTCGTACTTATCTCTATCTTCAGCATTTGAAAATAAGTAAGCTCCTGGTGTTGATGGAGATGACACTAAGTCAAAACAGATTAATTCAAAATCATCTTGTACTTCATTTCTTTCCCCAACTTTTTTAAGTGAACCAACCCCACGAGATGAAATCCCTAAAGTAACTCCTTGTCTCATTAAGTTTGCTGCTTGGTCTCCTTTAGTTGAAACAATCCCTCTTTCGTGAAACCCTGGTGAAGTTAATAATTTTAACTTACCCATTAAAATATTTTTATCCCACCATATATCAGTAATGATGTGGGCTACTCTATCTAAATCAATAAGAGATGATTCAGGGTGATTTAATTCAGAAGTTGATAACCCTTTAGCAATTGTTTGTTTGTAGTTATCTGCTTCTCTTTTAAGGATTCTTTCAGGGTATGACCTACCATTTCTGTTTGGTGTATCATATTTTTGTAGTACTGCATAAAATTCAAATGGGTTTCTATAATCCATTTCTTTAGCTTCTTTCAAAACAATCTCATTGTGTTTCTCTTTAGGGGAAACCCAACCCGCATCTGTTTCAATTAAAATTCCGTGACCAGTCTCACTTGCCTCTAATATTCTTAACTTTTTCATTTAATCTTTTATGATAAATATGCGGTAATCAATAGTTTATTATTCATTAGTTTTTTTTGATGTTGAAAAATCAAAATATTTGTTTTGTAGTATGTTGTTTCTGAATACTGATTTTACAATTATTTTAATTGAATCTTTAATTTCAATTGATTTAAAATCTAATTCAGAGTTTGTGTATAGGTTGATTTCTAAATTAAAAAAAGATTTTTTTCCGTGAGATATTCCACTAGTTCTAAGGTCTAAATCCACAATACTTTTATCTTGAAATAATTTAGTGTTTATTGAGTCATAGACAGAATGTTTTATTTCTCTTCCTAAATTAGAAACAATTCGGTTCCAATTATCATAATCTTCTTTTGGGGTTACCCATGATTGTATGTTTATGTAAACAGATTTTAGATTTTTAGAATCTACTGTACCGTAGACGGATTTAATTGGATTGTATAAATTTAACTTTACACTTTTTCCCTTTTTCATTAATTTTCATTATTATATGTGTTTATGTTCTACAAAAAAATAAGACATATATCTCAAATTGTCAAAATTTTTTTAAAACAACAAGATATTTGTATATTATATGATAATAGTAAAAATTAATAGTGGGGATAATATTGAAAGAGCTTTAAAGACTCTTAAGTCCAAAGTCATTAAGACAAAACAAAACCAAAAATTAAATCTGAGAAAAGAGTATACAAAAAAATCTGTACTTAAAAGAGCACAGATTTTAAAGGCAAAATATATTCAAAGTAAAAAAGATAATTTAGATTGATGATTCAAGATTTTTTAATCTTAAAAAATTCATTTGGTCAAACTTTTCGTCTTTTAATTTATTAATTGTTTCAGAAATTCTTGTTTTAATTTCATTTTCTTCTTCTTTTTCTAATAATGTTTGAAGTTTAGAAATCGCACTTTCACGAATAACTTCAAACTTATCTTCCAAAACTTTAGTGTCTTCAGAAACAAGTTGTATAAATTCTTTTTTAGAATTTTCATCTAAGTTATCCAAATAATTTCTTAATGTTTGGTTAGCGATACTAACCATAGATTTTATGGGAATATTAATGGATTCTTTAACCGTATTAGGTTTAGAGGTAAGGATAGAAACTATATTTTTTTTAGATTCAATTCTTTCTATTAAGTTTAACTTTTGAGTATAAACTAATGTATCAATATCGTTATAACGGTTTTTAACCGATTCTGATATTGTTCTTGGTAATTTAATTGACGGTAAAACTTTTTGTAATAAAGAAATTCCTTCATCCAAAAATTCTTTGGCATCAGACTCACTTAACCCTTGAGGTGTACTCAATTGGTTGTATAGGTCATAAGCTTTTGACATAGATTTATTACTCAAAACATTATGTTTGAATTCTCTCAATGTCTTCTTGAAATCCTTCTCATTTTTGTAGGATTCTAGCAGATTATTCTCAATAAAGGATTTAATTTTTCCAAAAGTCATTTTACTCATTTTCAAATAAATATTACGAATTTAATAACTTATCAAGTTCTTTTGAAATTTCTCCTAAAGAATCTTGTCCATGACCTAAGTTTATCATAGAAGACCCCTCAATTAAATTGTTTTCTATCAAAATATTTAAGTCTTTTTTCTTAGATTCGGGAGCTAATTCAGGCTCCCCTCCCGGTGGAGCTTCTCCTGCCGGTGGTGCTTCAGCTCCAAGGTCAGGTAATTCCTCTCCTCCCCCAAATGATGGTGGTGAACTTAATTCTTCAGTTCCTCCTGGTGTTGTTTCTGCACCTACTGCTGGTGTTGCACCTGTTGCACTTCCGTATAATTTGTCTATGTTATCAAATAATCCTGTTTTAGTAATAACTGTTGCAGTCGCTTTAAGTTCTTCCCCAACTGCTCTTTCAATTCTTTGTTGTTGTAAATCTAAACGAACTTCTTCATCTGACCATCCAAAAATATGTTTCTTAGCCCATGTAGATGAGGTTGCTTGAATACCATTTCCTGGGTCTGATACTAAGTCTTTGTATAATAATACCTTTTCTTTCCAAACATCAATTTTTAATAAATCCGCTTGAGTAGATGGATTTGTAAGACCAATAGTAAAGTTTGAAAGTTCATCTTCAAATCCTAATAGGAATAAATGAACAATAGCAATTTTATTTAACTCGGCTAACATACTCTTTTGGATTCTGTTAATTGTACGTGCGAATCTAATGTCTTGTAATGCCAAGTTTTTACCATCACCAACAACTTCTTCAAAACCTAAAAATGCTTTAGGTACACGAAGAGCGGTTAATAATTTCTTTTGGATATATTCAATATCAGCAATCTCTGATAAGTTAGTTGCACCAGGTAAAGTAGTAATTGGGTCAGGAGCTGATGGGTCTCTAACAGGGATAAAATAATCTTGGTCAACCGCCATTTGGTTAAACCTCATATCGACATTACCTGTATTTTTGTCAACAATTTGTTCTCTTTTAAATTTGTTTGCAACACGGTTTACGTATGCCTCAACATCATCATCATTCATATTACCCACAAAGACTTTGAACATTCTTCTCTCAGGAGCTCTTGATGTACGATAAATTAACATCGCATCTTCTGATAGTAATAATTGTTTCCAAATTCTTCTTGCTTTTTCTAACATTGAAGTTCCGTAAGGAAGTTTTCTATCGTCACCTAATAATCTAAAGTGAGCAATCTCCCATGATTGAAATTCCATATTTTTATTCTTCCAAGTAAAATGAAGGGATTTTTTGTCTTTCTCTAATTCTTGTGTTATATCAACTGATATTTTTGCACTAACCCCAACCTCATGTCTTTCAATTTCTATTGTTGGTAGTTGTTGTACCCCAACAATACCTTTTTCAGGGTCTAATTTTAAGTAAACAAAGTTATCACCATACTTACAAGTGTTTCTTGTCCACATTGGTAAGTTGGTATTAATATCTAAAGCATTGTTAAATAAATCGGCAAGTACTCCTTTAATTCTTTTTGATTCAGAATAAATTTGTAAGATGAATCCATCTTCATTTGTTGTTGTAGATTCTTCGGCGTATATGTCTAAGGCTGCTGAAATCTCAGGAGTGTATTCCATTGATTCATAATCATATTGTGCAGACAGTCTTGATGGTTCATAATATATTGCTTGTGAGTAAAGGTTATTTTCAACCTTAGCCCATTGGTTTGTTAAGTAAAAAGTTTGTTGTGCTTGTAATTTTTCTTTCTCGTATTCTTCTCTACTTTTTGTGCGTAAAAGTTCCTTCTTATCAAATGTGAAAGTAGGGTAATCTTGTCCTAAAAGTGAATTAGGTCCAAATGTTTGTGATAGTCTTTGCCAAACCGTCAGATTATTATTGTTTTCTGCCATAATGTAAATTTACTTATTACTCTGATAATATAAATACTTATCGTGAATGAAATAACCAAGAGTATTTTTCATAGTCGGCTCGGGATGGACCTTGATTTATTGGGAATTGTCTTCCCATTTGAGGAACAAGTGGATTAAAATATTCTGATGTGTTTTTATTCTCATTCATAACACTTGACCATGAATTTAACATCGCTTTGGTATGGTTCACAACCTTTTCTAAAGATTGGAAAGATTTCTCCGCAACGTATATTGCCATAGAAATACTCATGATACAATCATCATGATGATTTTTTTGGTGGTCAGGTCTACCATTAATGTAAACAAACGTATTCATCTCGTTATAAAGTCTACTTGAATAAATTCTAAATTTATGTCTCATAGATTCTTCAAACGATGCGATAATTTGAACCCTTTTATTGTTAAAGTTAATACCAGGTATCTTCTCATTCATCTTAGGGTCAAACTTCCATTTGTTTGTTGTATCGACGTTATCAACGTACATTCCTGCCTGATAACCCATCTCTTGCATTTTTCTAGCTGTTGCAACTCCCATACCTCCTGTTAAATCAACTACACAATAAGCATTGTACATTGTACCCCATTTATAAGCAATTTCCGCCAAAATATCTGGTGGTATTTTTCCAACATATTCTAAAACTTGTTCTCTTGCATCAAAATCAATAATTTGAATACAAGAAAAATCCTCAGAATCTCCACGAGATACATCAACACCCATAACATATTTATGACCATTAACAGGTTCTTTCCAAATCCAAAGTCCACCACCCATCATTTTTGCAATTGGGTCTTTAACTTGGTTTTTAGATATGTCTGTCATCATTTCAGAATCAAATACATTATCCCCTGAACCCAAAAAGTTACATTCTAACTCTTGAGCAACCTTACGTCTATCGTATTTTAATTTTTTAACCATTCCTTCAAACCAAGCAGAACATGGTTTGTATCCTTGCTCAACATAATCGGTTACTATTGAATGGTCCCTCTCGTATGGATTACTCATTGATAAATCAATGATTACCTCATCAAGGTTATATTCTTCTCTATTCAATAAAAAATGGACTAAATCGTTTGTTTTGACCATATACAAATCTTTTGTATATCTTGGGTCACGGTACCAAAACATTTCAGTAATTTTGAAATCATTCATTCCTCTCAATGATTGGTCATAGATTTCATAATAAATTGGGTCATATCCGTTTGGGGTGGATACTACAATTACCTTACCCCCTGTGGATAAGGATGCCATACAAGCCGCCCAAAAATCTCCGTCAGCTTCAATATACGCAGCCTCATCAAATATTAGAATGGTTGGGGTATAACCCCTCAAGGCATCTCGGGATGTTGCAACGGCTTTAACCTCACAACCATTTGTTAATTTAAAATGTCGTTGAGCATTTTTTTCCTGAGAAAATCCAACTCCAACCCAAGCAGGCCATTGTTCAGTAAATCCTCTAACCTTATTTGCCATCTCCATAGCAGTATCTAATTTGTTGGCAATGATTAGAATTTTTTCAGGTTTGGTTTTTTTGGCAAAAGCTAGTTTTTTTGATGCCCAAGCGGCAGTAACTGTTGAAACCCCTGCCTGTCGGTACTTTAAGGCAACATTTTCATTGTGGTTATCGTAATCTTCTATAAGGGTTACTTGGTCTGGAAATAAGTCTAACGGAACGTATTTGGATACGGTGTTATCGTAAGTCTGTAAATAAGTACGAAGTGCATAAGGAGTATTCCTCAAACACTTCGTTACTTCTATCATTAATTGTTCTTTAGTCACAATGTGGTGTTATTTAGGCCTCGATATACCTAAACTACCCAAGAAATCATCTAAACCATCTTCATCGTCATCGTCACCATAATCGTCTGAATCAGAACCTTCTTCTTCTTGATAATTTTCAAAGTCACTTTTTAATTGTTGTGCTTCTCTCATTATCTCTTTGAATTTTGATGTTGCTCTTTTAACTTTTGATTCGTCTTGAGAAATGGCGTTTCCAATAATTTCTAAAAATTCTTGTGCTGGTATTTGGTACAATAATGTATGAAACCAGTTTATTAATCCTTTATTTGATTCATCGTACATTTCATCAGGTAATGCAAACCTAAGTTTTTCTACAATTTCAGGACCTATTCTAAGTTGCATTGGCTCGTTAGATAATGTATCTACCTGACCTTGAACTTTTTGTCTTAATGAAGGGTCTTTAGGTAAACCGTGTCTTCCTTTAGCTTCTTCAAGACCTTTGATGATTTCATGACATAGGATTGGAAAAATCATACCTTCCGCAACAATTTTTGTGTCTGGTTTTTCTTCTTCACCTTCTTCTCCTTCATCGCCGTCTTCATCATCGTTATTTTTTAACTCAACTTTTCCCGCAACTCCTTGTCCTGTTTGACTCATCATTTCAATCATTTGTTCCATAGTAAAATATAGGAAATCATTGATTGACATAATCCCCAAATAATCTCTGTAAAGAGATGGGTCAATTGCATCTAATCTTGCTTTAATATCAGGTTTTTGAAAAAGGTAATGCCCTTTTTTTGCTGCTCCCTGAATAATGGCATTAATAATATTTCTTTTGTGTTTTTCTAATTCAAGAAGTTCTTCGTCAGTTAAATCTTCAACATCAAATGATGGAATTTCTGGTTTTTCGTCTTCTTCTTCTTCTTCGTCTTCTTCATCTTCAGGATTCATTCTAAAATTACCAGTATCAATAGGTTGTCTATTAAGTAACGCTTCAATTTCATACCAATCAGCAGGAATTTCAGTTTCTTCTAAAGCGGCTTCTTTAGCCAACTCTTCTAACTCTTCTCTATGAGCCGCCTCAATTCTCATAATACCAGGAAGTTTTCTCATCATTTCTTGATAAACCATTCCTTGAACTTGTTGAGAACTTAAATCATTTATTCCTGTAACCTCACTTAACTTTTCAGCAACTTTTTGAAATCTATTACTAATTAATCTTTGAACATCTTCCACACCTTTTTTCATGGCAGGATTTTGAGCGTATAAACTTTCAGGACTAGCCAATTTTCTTTCTAAGTTTGGGTCCATTCTTTCGGGTCTATCTCCGTATTCTATCTGTTCTTTAATCTTATTTGCCATTTTATTTTTGTAGGAGGTTTAATATTACATCAATTACTTTATCTTTTGTTTCTTCTGCTGATGGTTTTTTTGCCTTAGGGGCAGGATTCTCACCAGGGTTAGGATTTTTTCCAGGGTGTGCAGGTCTTTGTGGTTTTGTACCAGGTTTTGTTGTTGGTTTTGTAGGTGCGGTTTTTGTATCCTCACCCACTTCATTTTTTTTCTTTTCCGCCTTTGGTGCAGGATTCTCACCAGGGTTAGGATTTTTTCCAGGGTGTGCAGGTTTTTGTGGTTTTGTACCAGGTTTTGTTGTTGGACTTGTTTTTGGTTTTGTAGGCGCGGTTTCAGTACCTGAACTTTTACCAAACGATTGTAAATGTTTAGTTGCAAAATTTTCTCCTTCCGAAAGATATTTTACTAAATCTCCTTTTGTAATTCTTGGTGGTAAGTTTTTTTCTACTATTTTCATAATTTGATTTTCAATGAACAAAGATACAGGATTTTTTCCTTCTCCCAACTGTTTTTTTACAGATTGTACACATCTTTCAAATTTTCTTGTTCTTTTAGGACCAACTTGTGCGTGACATATAGCCCATGGGTTTGGTTGTCCTGGTTTAAGGTCTGCTTCACTTTCAAACATACCCATACCGTCATCTCCACCACCAAATCCATCATCACTAGATGGACCGTCGTCATTTCCAACACTATTACCTGCGTAAGGGTCAAAACCACTATCTTTTTCCGCAGAATCATCTAAATTGTCATCTTCCTCTAATTCAGACTCGTTTGGAGTTGCAACAACATCTCCTGTTGGAGTTTTCATTACATTATACCCTTTTGGTGATGGTGGTAAATTTCCACCGTCTTGTCCAACTTTATAACTTTTTTTAGTAGGTATTTCTTCAACTTGTTCCCCTAAAAATAATTTTTTATGCAGGATATTAATTTGAGATTCATCTAATTTACTAACCGTTTTAGACGATAATCCTTTCTCAATAAGTTCTAATGCTTTTTTATTAATTTTCATAAATTACTTTCTTTTCAAATTCTAAAATTAAATCTCTTTCATAGAGTTTATCTTTTATTTGTTGTTCGGTCATTCCGAATCTAAAAACCATACGATTTTGTCCGTTTTCTTCATCGGGCTCCCAGGCTAATGCAACAACATCGTCAATTGCATCTATCATAGAAAAAAAATCGGAGTTCTGAATCAATTCCAATTTTATATCAGTATTTCTCAGAACTCCTACTTTATTAATATATTTTAATTCAGGTGGATTTGGATAACCATTAGATGGTTTACTTTCCCAAGATTCACCCCACACATCAAGACTATCTGAGAAAATGAATTCGTAAAGATTATCTCCCTTATAGTTAGGTCCTAATCCATTTACGTATATCAAATTACTCATAGATTACAAAATTTGTCCTTTAGGTGTTATTCTTACTTGTTTTCCTTTATTTTCAAATACTAAATTATCTTTATTGGTTTTACCAACAATTTTTGCCAAAGAATTTTTTTCTAAAAATTTTTGAGAAGCCAATTCTTGTTCAATAGTTTCAGTTAATTTAACAACCTCACCCATTTTTTTTCTAACTTCAGAAATTTTTGTTAAATTTTTATTAGCATTTTTTTCTCTATTTTCTAAAATTTCTTTTTTAGAAACTTCAAAATATTTTGACAACACTTTGTCAACTTTAGATTCTCCAAAAATATGGTCTAATATTGCACCATTTCCAAAATCATCTTCTTCATCCACTTCACCTTCCATTGGAATGTCCATGTCAGATTGGATATCTTCAACTTCAGTATCATCGGTAAAATCTTCACCATCCATATCGTCTTCTTGACCAAATTCATCAGTTTCATCTTCTTCAAATTTATCAATAATATCATCTTTATCTTCTTCACTTAAAGAACTTAACTCTAAAGATGAAATAACCATATTGATTACATATTTGATATCTTCAGAAGTCATTCCTTCTTCGTTTTCTAATGTTCTAATTTTTTGAGTTAACTTACCTGTAAGTTTTTGAATTGTTTTAAAAGTAACAACATCGTCATCCCCACTTGGTTCTTCAATGTCAATATCATCATTAACATCAACGTCTCCTTCAGGACCCATTTCTTCAGAATCAATATCCATGTTAAAATCATCTTCTCCTCCTAAATCAGAAGTTGGAGATGCAGGTAATTCAGGTGCAGGAATTGCTGGTGGTGCCATTGGTGGAGCCATTGGTGGAGCCATTGGTGGAGCCATTGAAGGTGCAGGTTTTGGAGTTTTTAATGTGAATTTTTTTTGTTCACCAAACATTGAAACTTCAGTCTCATTTTCATTAATCCTATTTAATTCTCCGGCAACAAGATTTAATCTTTTTAACGCTTGAGAATACGATGAATAATATTTTCTATTTTTCATCGGTTCCATATAATCAGTTCCAGATTCAGTAATAGTTCTTTTAAGAATATATCCTTGTCTTTCTTTCACGATTTCATAGTTATTACCATCGGCTAAAGTTCTGTTATATTCAGTTTTCGCAGTTTCATTTATTCTACTAGGAATTGTCTCGTTAAAACGAGCAATTTCCATTATTCTATTTAATTTATCTTGACCTTGAAGTTTTTCACTTCCAATTGGTTTTAAATCTGCCATATTATGATTTATTTATTATTTAATTATTTAACTATTTAATCCTTGGAAACCTCCAATAGTGATTGCGTTTAATTGTGCTACAGGTATTCCCTCATTATTTGTAAATATCGGGTGAGGTGCAATTGCTCCTGCAGGCGCCGTTCCACCACTAAAATCACCTAAAATTTCAATAGTGTATGCGTATTGTTGGTCAGCCGAGAATCCTGTAAACCAATATGTTGGTGTTGGTGAAGGAGTCACTGCAGGTGTATTTGCAGGTGTTCCTGTTGGTGTATTTGTTGGAGTTTTTGTTGGTGTTGCAGTATTAGTAGATGTTACATTAGGAGTACCGCTTTTTGTTGGTGTATTCGTTGGGGTCGTAGTTTGAGTTGGTGTATTTGTTGGAGTTTTAGTTTGAGTTGGTGTATTTGTCGGTGTTTTAGTTTGAGTTGGTGTATTTGTAGGTGTTTTAGTTTGAGTTTGTGTAGGTGTTTGAGTTTGAGTTTGAGTTTGAGTTTGCGTAGGTGTTTGAGTTTGCGTTTGAGTTTGAGTAGGCGTATTTGTAGGTGTTTTAGTTTGTGTTTGAGTAGGTGTTGAAGTTACTGTTGAAGTAACTGATGGTGTCGGTGTATTACTTGCAGTATTTGTTGGTGTTGCTGTTGGTGTTGGTGTCGGTAATGGACATGACCCTATTGAAACATAATAACCATCACCATTAATAATTGTTATTTCTGTAGAACAAACCACCAATGTTTGATAAGCTTGTACTTGTACTGTATTTATAAATCCGTCACAGTCTTTATAAATAAAAGTTGTATTACCAGTTCCACCATATAAGTTATATGTTTTACAAACATTAGGAGTGTTACTTGGTGTTACCGATATAGTTGGTGTATTACTTGGTGTTGCAGTATTAGTTGCAGTGTTAGTTGGTGTTGCAGTATTAGTTGCAGTGTTAGTTGGAGTTGGTGTTTTAGTTTGTGTAGGAGTACTAGTTGATGTGTTAGTTGGTGTTTGAGTATTTGTTGGTGTTACTGTTGGTGTCGGAGTTGCGGTATTTGTTGTAGTATTTGTTGGAGTTGCAGTATTTGTTGTAGTATTTGTTGGAGTTGCAGTATTAGTAGTTGTAACAGTAGGCGTTGCAGTATTAGTAGTTGTAACGGTAGGTGTTGGTGTAACAACCGCTTGACAAGTCACACAATCACCATAATCAATTGATATAGTTAATACAGTGTCAGTACCTGTGTTAGGTTCTGCGTTGTCAATGATATCATAACATCCAGGTGTTGTACCACCAGTAAATGTTAAATAATAATTTCCATTAACTGCAGGTAACGATGAGCTATCAAAATCAATTAATTTTGCTGGTCCGCCTGTACAAGCGCCTATAAGATATGTAACTAAAGCCATTTAAGTTTTTTTCTTTATAAATATATGATTATTTACATTTAGTAAGTAATATTTATTAGTCTTCCATTTTTCTCTCAATAGAAAGTTCTTTATCTACGACATTATTTGCCTTATCAAATAGTTTTTGAATATGACCAGACCTTCGTAAAAATTTAAAAACTAAATTTTCATAAGACAATTCTCCTTCTTTTTCAAGACCCGATTGTCTATATTCTTTTAATTTGTTTTTAATATCATCTAAAGTTTTTTGTTCATCAGACTCAAGAGCTTTATCAATTTTTTCAGTCCAATTTTTAATTTTATTTGATAACAAATCTTTATCTATCTCTATTTTAAATTGTTTTGGCTTGGTAACCCATTCATTATTCATTATTGAATAAACTCCTGACGCGTAGTGAGATTCTTCGGAATCTTGTGCGTATAATTCAACATCATACCCAAATATTTTAATGTTATGCTTATCGTTGAAAACTTGTTTTTTTAAATTAAATAATTCTTTGTATAATTCAGAATCATCTTCGTATTGTTGTATGTCAACAATGATATGAAGGTCAAAGTCTGAAAATTCAGACCAATTAAAGTTCGCCAAAGAACCTGTAAGTACAACATCTTCAACAAATACGTCATCTCCAAGATATTCAATAAATTCATCGGCAATACGTTCAAGAGCCTTTCTAACCTTAGGAACCATAGTTGCTTTGTCAGGGTCATTGGAATTTTCCCAAACTTTTGGGTTTAAAGTCTTCTTAATTGAAAAACTATTAAGTATTTGTTGGAAGTTGCTCATCCTTTATAAATACTACAGTTTCTTATACTTGTACTTTTTTGATATATCTGTTGTAAAATGTTTTCCTTGAGACTCGGATTTTCTAAATGCAGTGTAGACTTGATGTGGTACAGACTCATATTCATATCTCAGCCCATTGTTAAATTCTACGATTAAACTACTTGTTTCAGTATCGTATTCTGTTTTTCTAATGTTTGACGATTTGATTTCATTAATAATCTTCGTCCCTTTGATTTCCTCTTTTGTAATTGCCATTTTTTAGTGGTGTTATTTCATCTATTTTAGATAGTATTGGTTTTAAATATTCATTAAATTCTTCTCCATCTATTTCTAAACCATAATCTTTTACTTGTTGAAGTAAATCTTTTAATTCATTACTAAAATTTTGATGAAGAGACATTAATTGAGGTGAATAATATGGAGGTTTTTCTAAATCCCTTTCACTCCATCCTTCCGATTGAAAATATCGTCTCATCTTAACATATATTTCAATTATTCGTTGTAGCCCTACACTACTATTTAAAAAATTTTCAAATGGTTTCATTTTAATAAATATAAAACCCTCACCGTTTGGTGAGGGTTTAACATTACTTTTTCAAGTTTTTCAACTTGTCCCTAAGTTCAATTGACTTTTCAAAGTTTTGTTCTTTAATAGATTCTCTCAATTCTAACTCAAGTTTATCAATAACCTTCTTGTTTGATTCTAATTTTTTAATTGAATCTCTAAGTTTAACGGCAGATTCAAAATCTTCATTTTCAATTGCGACATTTAATTGAGATTGCAATTTCTCAAATTCATTTGATGGTCTTGATTCTTTAGGGTCATTACTCCAATAATGCGTAGTGACTTTAATTGAACCGTCTTCGGATGTTCTGGTTTTTGTTTTCCATTCACCGGTGTTTAGGTTTAATTGTTCAAACATATCGTCAAATGATTTGAACAGGTCGTTAAAGTTTTTTCTGTTTCCAAACATAATTTATTTTTTTTATTTAATTTTATTACTTACCTTTGTGGTATTCAAATAATATACCAAATTAAATAATATGTCAATATGTCATACCAAAAATATTTATCTGACAATTTGACAATTAATTTGGATAAGTATAATATTTGTTATTACTTTGTAAAAAATTAGAAATATATGAACGACTTAATGGATGACGACGACAAAACAATGAGTAAAAAACAATCTCAATCAGAAAGCAGTACACCTGTTTTAGATAACTTTAGTAGAGATTTGAATAGACTTGCTGAGGAAGGTAAATTAGACCCCGTAATTGGTCGTGACAAAGAGATTTTAAGAATTGCACAAATCTTATCTCGTAGAAAGAAAAATAACCCTATTATCATTGGAGAACCTGGTTGTGGTAAAACCGCTTTGGTTGAGGGATTGGCAATTAAAATTGTTACCGGAGAATGTCCGAGAAACTTGGTTGATAAAAGAATTGTAAACTTAGATTTAACTTCAGTTGTTGCAGGTACAAAGTATCGTGGTCAATTTGAAGAAAGAATGAAAGTGATTATTGAAGAACTTCGTGATAACCCAAACATTATTGTGTTTATTGATGAGATTCACACATTAGTAGGTTCTGGTAATTCTTCAGGGTCAATGGATGGTTCAAACATTTTCAAACCCGCATTATCTCGTGGTGAACTTCAATGTATTGGTGCAACTACCCTTGATGAGTTCCGTAAGAATATTGAGAAAGACGGAGCATTGGAAAGAAGATTCCAAAAAGTAATTGTTGAACCATCATCTGTTGTTGAGACAATTGAAATCCTTAAAAATGTTCGTGACAAGTATGAGTCATTTCATAAAGTCATTTATAACGATGAGGTTATTGAAGCTTGTGTTAAATTGGCGGATAGATATATCACAGATAGAGAATTTCCTGATAAAGCATTTGATATCTTGGATGAGGTTGGTGCTCGTATGCAAACCGAGCTTAAGGTTCCTGAAATAATTGAGAAATTAAAAAAGGATGCTTCGGAGATTAAACAACAAAAAATTGATGTTGTTAAAAAACAAAACTACGAACAGGCGGCCCAATTAAGGGACAAAGAGAAAAAAGTTTTGGCCAAATTGGAATCTGAAAAACTTAAGTTTGAAGAGTCTATGTCAGAAAATAAACAAAAAGTTAATTTGGAAGATGTTTATGATGTGGTTTCTAATATGGTTAAGATTCCTGTAAGCAAAATGAATGTTGATGATACTAAGGCTTTATTAAACTTGGATAAAGAGTTGATAGGTAAAGTGATTGGTCAGGACGCAGCGGTTATTAAAATTGCAAAATCTATTAAAAGAAACCGTTTGGGTATCAAAGACCCAAATCGTCCAATAGGTTCATTTGTGTTCTTAGGGTCAACAGGTGTTGGTAAAACTCACTTGGCCAAACAATTAGCTAAAGAAATGTTTGGCTCTGAGGATTCTCTTATTCGTGTGGATATGTCTGAGTACCAAGAGAAACACAGTATTTCTAAATTGGTTGGAGCACCTCCAGGATATGTTGGTTATGAAGAAGGTGGATTATTAACTGAAAAAGTTAAGAACAGACCTTACTCTGTTATCTTATTTGATGAGGTAGAAAAAGCACACAAAGATGTGTTTACAGTTTTACTTCAAATCTTGGATGATGGTCATGTGACTGATAGTTTAGGTCGTAAGATTAATTTTAAAAATACTTTGATTATCCTAACTTCAAATTTGGGTGTTAAGAAATTACAAGATTTTGGTACAGGTATTGGATTTTCTAATAACCCTTATTCAAATGAAGAGGCAAAGAAACAAGTATTGATGAAAGAGATGAAAAACTTTTTCTCACCTGAATTTATTAACCGTATTGACGATACTATCGTATTTAACTCTTTGACTATTGATGATATCAAAAAAATCACAGAGATTGAGTTAAAAAAATTAACTGTTCGTCTTAGTGATATGAAGTACAAAGTAACTTATGATTCAACATTGGTTGATTACCTATCCAAAATTGGATTTGATGAATTATACGGGGCAAGACCTTTGAAAAGAGCAATTCAAGATAAGGTTGAGGATTTATTATCAGAAGAAGTTCTTCTTGGTAAAATGATTGAAGGTAAATCTTATGTTATCAAGGTAGATAATGATGAGGTTAAAATTCAGAAAAAAGGTAGATAATAAAAAAGGGGGAATTTAATTCCCCCTTTTTTTATATTTATAATAATGAAAGATTTGATTAAAAAAATTATTAAAGAAACATTTGAAAATAATGAGATAAAATCTCAATCAAATCTTGATAGATTAATGAATCATTTTAAATCCCAATTTCCTGACGATTTAAAATCTAAAGTACCAATAATTGGTAAATTCATTTCAGATTATATCCAAAAAAATAATATTAATGTTAAATTTCTTAATTCTTGTTCAACAGGGTTTTCAGGTGTTAGAACTAAGGACCAAGTTATAATTTGTTCTCCAACACAAATGTCAACTATTGGGGATTTTCTTTACACAATTTTTCACGAAATTAGACATGAGCATCAAGTTCGTGATTTAAAAATGTTAAACCCATTAACTGAATTTGACTTGGAAGATTTTGAGAATCTTGCCGACCAATATTGGGAGATGGAATTAGATGCCGACCAATTTGCAAAAAATATGGTTGCAAAAATTGTGATTAAATTAGAAATTCCAATAGATATTGCAAAAAATTTATTTTCACTTTCCCTATTTATTGAAAAATATCCTTTAATGTCTAAAATGGTCAGAGGTCATTTACAACAAATTGTTAACGGAATTAAAGACATAAAAAAATCGGGAGGAGAATATGAAGATATTCAAGACCACCCGATGGTTAAACGATATATTGATAAGTTAGAAAATTTTATCTAACAAATCTACTCATTGGGTCATATTGAACTGACTTTTTATAGTGTAATCTATAACCTAATCCCTCAATCATTTTTCTACCCATTTCAATTCCATTGAATACATCCTCAATAACAACATACTCGTTTGGTGTGTGGTAATTGTAATATCCAATTGAGAAGTTAATACAAGAAAAATCAAATTTGTTTCTCAAGGCATAAACATCGGTATATGGATGGACCATGTATTGCATGTCTTCTTTAACCATTCCCTCAGTTAATACTTGGTCAATTTTTTCAAAGAATTCTGTTTCTCTATCAAATAAAATTTGACCAAAACATTTTTCAGTAATCATCCAATTCTCAGGAGCGTCAAATTGAATCCCATAACCAACATTGGTAAAGAACTCAGGGTCTGCTTTTTTAGAACCATGACAACCAGTTTCTTCAGATACAAAGAATGCCGCTTTCAAATACGGTAATTCTTTAAGTAATGTTAAACAAGCAAAAACTCCGCATTTATCATCACCACCAATCCCTGTAGGAAGACCGTGTAGATTGTATGCTTTAAGTGAATCTTTAACTTCACCTTGAGCATTTAATAATTGTTCTTCATGAACAATGATTGTATCTAAATCATGAACTGTGTCTGTGTGGGAAATCACGCATGGGAAAAAGAAATCTTCAGGTAATTCCGAATTTTCTTTTTTTGTCGCATAAACATTTTTGTTTTCATCAACATAATGTTCAATATTGTTTTCAGTTAACCAATTAACCAAAAATTCAACCATAAGGTCTTCTTTGTATGTTTTACTAGGAACGCTAAGTACTTCCTTTAGTAAGTCTATATTTTGTGTCATAGCACAAAGATAATAAAAATTTAGATTTCTTCCAAATTAAATAATGAAGGTTGATATAATAAATGATTAAAATTTTCCTCACTTAATTTAACTTTTTTAAATCCAAGAGGTGTTTGTAATTCAACAATGATTTTCATATCATTTCTATCAAATTCTTTAATCTGAAATCTGTATTTTTTGTCTTTAGGTAAGTCGTACCAACTATTTAATTTGAATTTAGAAGTTATACGAGTTCTAAAATCTAAATATTCTTTTATTCCACCATTAATCTCATCACTGTTTGACTCCAAACTTTCTAACATTTCATCAAATTGTCTACCCACATAGTTATTGAAAGATTTTGAATCAAAATACTCAGGGTCTTGATATTCATAACTGTTTTCATACCACCCACCAAATTGACCACCTCCACCGTTATTATCACTAGCCCTTTTAAGTACACTAGCAACTAATTCTTTGGCATCACCATTGTATAAATTTGATTGTAAAGCAGCAGCATACAAATCCGACAATTTTATATCAATCCTATCAAATCCACTATTAATGTTTGCTCCAACACTTAATAAAACATCATCAAATTCTTCTTTAATTACTTTATTGGCAACAGCATTCATTTCACTTTCTTTTTCCATTTCAAAATCACCAAGGATGTAGTCAATTTCTTTTGGAAACACATCTAATAAAATTTGAGATAATGCAATTTTAAAATCTTCATTAGTTAAATCAAATTCTTTACCCGATAAAAGAATTGAAGAGAGGTCTTTAAGTTTATCTACATTTTCTTCATCTAACTCACCGTACACACCATACCCATCTTTAAAATCTTGCTCTATTTGATATGAGTCCATAAAGTCATAACCGTCATATCCATTTAATGCTCTCATAAACCATATGTCATCATCACTCATCTCAAGTAAATTTAAAAGTTCTTCTTCATTTTTAAACTCTATAGTTAACATTGTTTGACCTAAAGGTGTTTTGGGTTCAATATAGTATATGGAATCATCAATGTCATATAAATCATCTTTAGTGATTTTACCTTTAGCATAATTTCTTAAGGCAATAACAAAATTGTCGTTTGGTCCATTTGACTCATCATCAGATTCTTTAACAATTCTTTTAATAACCTGAATTAATTCAGACTCACTTAATTTAATTTTACCCATTAAAAACTATTTTTAATATAAATACCTTTTCTGTTTGGAATCTACATATTTATTTCTATCTTTGTAGTGTTAAAATAAGGGGATGAAATGGAATTGACTGGCATTACTACTTATTTGGGGCACGTAGTCAAACATCATCTATGACTTAAATCTGTGATGGTAAAATTCAATTGGCAATACTTTTGCTAAGCTTTCTGCTTTAGGTTTGACTAGAGAAGAAGCTGTTGTTACTGCATAGTTCAGGGAACAACAAGGGGTCGGTTAGAACATTCAACCTAGCAACAGAAGTTCAGTATACGGGTGACAGGTTAGAGCTCGTTTAAAATAACTCTAAGACCAAGTTGTTTGCAGGTAGGTTTCTCACATACATCAGACCTGATATTTTGGAACATTGAGAACTAATGTTATCCTAAACGTGTAGTCCTGAACAATTAGGGTGAACAACACTCGGCTTCGAAGCCGACATCTCCACCAAAAAGAAAACCCATCAATTGATGGGTTTTTTATTTTATTATACTTAACGATTAGATAACTTTCGAAAGTAGATATACAGTCCAAAAAATAATCCCGCAATACCATACAACACGAAGTTCGCTTTCCATAAACTTCCTGTCAGTAATATTAGGGAATATTGTACGGCATCGAAACCAAAAGGATTGAAGAATAATGCGAGCATTAAAAATACCTGTGATAGGTTGTCTTGGAGGCTCCGTCTCCAAGTTTTCATTTTTTTCATCATCCTCCATTTACAGATATTTAAAATTTATGTCGTAAGACTTTTTGTTTTTCTTATAAATATCGTATCTTTGTATTATGTTGAAGTGTTATAAGCATATTGGGATAGATAATAATGATTGGTGCTGGGAATGCCAAGAATTAACTGACGCTATTAGATTTGAATCAATTAAATTATTAAATAAAATGAAAACAAATAAGGTAATATTTTTGGATAATGACGGGGTAATCTGTCTCTCCAATAATTGGGGTGGTCGAGCCAAAAAATGGAAGAAGTATAAGAAACTTAATCCTGAAGCAACTAGCGACACTGTAGCACCCGTTGAAGTACGATTTGATGATTTTGATAAGAAAGCCGTTAAAGTATTAAATGATGTCTTAGAATTAACAGGTGCTGAACTTGTTGTTTCTTCTGATTGGAGATTACACGCAACATTGGAAGAAATTGGTGAATATTACCTGTCAAAAGGAATCTCAAAGGCACCAATAGCATTCACCAAACGATACATCGGTTGTGATAAACCTGATGAGTTTGTATGGAGACGAAGTACAATGCATGAACAACAAAGATGTATTGAGGTTAGACAATATCTAACAGACCATCCCGAAATCACACATTGGGCTTGTATTGACGATTTACAGTTAGGAGGGAAAGATTCTTATGGTTATGAACAAGTATGGGGATTATCTAACTTTGTTCATACACCAAGAGAAAATGAAGGAATCAAACAATCTGGTGTTAAAGAAAAATTATTGGAATATTTAACTAATAATGATTGATATAAAAAAAATTATTGAGGAAAGAGGACCAATGGGTAAATTAAAAGGTATTGCACCTGAAGGATTTCTATTGGTTCATGAAGATACTTTAACAGAATTAAAAGATTTTGAAGTTTGGAAAGAATGGAAAAATAATCAAATTTCTATTGAGGAATTAAACAATAAACACTTTGATAAAATATAAACATTATTATCATTGTGTCATAATTAAAATCGTTGGGTTTATGAGCACTTGAATTGGGGTAGAACCTAACAAGGTAAATCATAACACTTCAACGTATGGTGGTCAAACTAGTGTAATTTGCTGCAGCGATGAACGGAAGTGCACTCTTAGGGTTAATCCCACTAGTCCCTGACCACTTTTATATCAAAAAAAAATATGAAAAAATTATTTAGAAAAAGAAATTCAAAATTTGCAGGTATCTGTTCAGGTCTTGCAGATTATTTAGGCATTGATGAAAGTGTGGTAAAAGTTATTTTTATAGTTGCAATTTTTACCCCAATCCCAATTATTTTTACTTATCTTGTACTTTGGATGGTAATACCAAAAGAACCAAAAATTTAATATGAGTACGGTAATTAAAAATCCAACCCTTTTTGTTGATATTGATGGTACTTTAGTTAAGTACAGAAAATTCAGTGAACTTGCGGAGTCAGTATTAACTCCAATCCAAGATGTTATTGATTTTGTTAATGGTCATTTTAACTCAGGAGCTGTTATTATTATCACAACTGCTCGCCCTGAATCATATAGAGAATTTACAGAAAACGAACTAAACATCCTTGGGATTAAATTTAATCAAATAGTTATGAATTGTGGCCGAGGGACAAGAGTTGTTTTAAATGACGTTGACCCTGACAAACCAGAATTACCAAGAGCTATTGGTATAAACTTAAAAAGAGATGAAGGTTTGAAAGATATCCAAATACCATCTAATATTAGTCCTTATGAATCAAATTAAAGTATCCGCTAAACGACATTTAGCAAAAACAATTAGTTATAGAATAATCAGTACCGCAGTTGGATTTTTAATCATGTGGTGGGCAACAGGTAATATAACATTTGGTGCCGCTTTTGGGGTTGCCGAATTATTGTACAAACCTATTCAATATTATATTCATGAAAGAGTTTGGTACCGTTTTATTAAGTTCGGTTTAGTTGAAGATAAACCTATTAGAAAAATTAAATCTGAAAAAAAGACCCCGAAGGAATCTACGTTATTAACGGGATTACCTGAAAAAACTCAAGAAAAAATTAAAAGATTAACTTATTCTAAAAAGACCAATTAATAGTTGGTCTTTTTTTTATGTAATTAAGGTATTTATTATTATGGGAAAAGAATCAAAATTAGTCAATGAAATTTTATCATTGTATAAAACCATTTTAGAAAACAAAGAATTGGTTGAAGCTTCTGATGTATATGATAATGTAGATTTTAAAGATAATGTTGTTGGGAAAAGTACTCCTTCAAAAGATAATATTAACACCGCACTTTTACAAGATATACAAACAGCAGCAAAATCTGCAGGACTTAAAGTAGATATTACAACTGCGGTTAGTGGTCATGATACAGGAACAAGACACGAATCGGGTAATGCTGTGGACATTGCAATGATTAATGGTAGGGCGGTAAGTACTTCTAACAGAGCCGACGCCGATAAGTTAGTTGGGGTATTAGTTCAAATGGGATACAAAAAAAATGTTGAGTCTGGTAACGAAAAAGCGGTTTTAACTTTTGGATTTCCAGGACATAACAATCATGTACATGTTTCAAATAAAGGTGGTGCATCATCAGTAACACCATCAGGAGATACCGCATCAGATACAGCATATAAAGCGGCAACCAAACCTGAAGGAGTTAGTCAAGCAACATTTTCGGCATTTAATAACCCTAATGCGGCAACAGACACTCTTTTACTTGACCCTAGTTCACAAGTAAAATCCCTAAAGAATTTAGCAAATGAAACTCGCCAAATTAAAGAAAATAAACATTTTGGTAACAACATATCAAATAGATATGGTAGATTAATTATCCCAAAAGATTCTAACCCAAAAATAAAAAGCCCAATTTCAGGTGAAATTATTAACAAATATTCACCAAGTTGTAAAAACCAAATTACAGTAAAAAGTAACGGTAAAAAAACAACTTACCTACAATTTTGTGGAATAAGTCACCCTTCTGTCAGAGTTGGACAATCAATATCAAATGGTGATATATTAGGTAAAACTGATACAGATGTTGAAGTAACAATGTATGATGATACTTGGAATACAATTAAAATTAGTGACAACTCAAACACTAAAGAATATGATGACGTTAAGAAAAAAGATAGAAATTCAGGACAGTCATTTTCTGACCCATTAACCGCTATGATGGCATCTGTACCTGGAAAAATTTTTAATAAAGTACTTGGAGACAAATACGATAAAAATGGTAATAGAACTCAAAAAAGGTGGGGCGGTGTTGCAGATAAAGAACCTGTTGACCCTTGGCTTTTAGATTTAGTTAAAAGTCCTTTTAAAAAGAAAGTTACTGAAAATATAAAAAGAATTAAAAAATTATTATAATAAAAAAACCCATCAATTGATGGGTTTTTTCTTTCCTAATAGAATGTAATTATTTTTTTACTTCTACGGCTGGTGTTTCAGCTTTTACTGAGTCCACAATTACTGATGTAGAATCCACTTTTACTGAGTCTACAGTTACTGTAGTTGAGTCTGTTAAGTCAGAGTTAGTTTCACTTGATTTTTTGTTTCCACAAGAGGATAACGATACGATTGCAACAATTGCAAATAATGCTACGATTTTTTTCATAATTTTTTTTGTTTTATTTATTATTAGATTATAAATATACAAGAACTATACTGATATGTCAATTTTTCTTACATATTTTTTCTGCGGAAAATGAGAGACTCGAACTCTCGCATCATTTTATCGATGTACGGTTTAGCAAACCGCTGCATTACCACTCTGCCAACCTTCCTTATATTATATTAGGTGTAGTAAGATATATGACAATTTATATCCTGTAAAAGCGCCCAATGCGGATGGTATTGGGAATACAATTAATTTACCTAAATCAGTTACGTATTTTGGTCTATTTACAATTTTACCCATAAAAAAGTAATATATTAAATAACCCATTAAAACCGCAATATCTGTACGTGTTGCAATAAAAACTACTAAAGTGGCCCCTAAGAACCCAAAAGTAAAATTATCCCTTACACCTTCCCAAACTTCTTTAGTTGATGCACTTTTATATTCTTTTACAATCTTTTTGAATTGGGCTTTATGCCCCTTTTTCTTTTTTTCTATTATTTCTGTTGTTTCCATGTTGGAATAGATGGACTCGAACCATCGACTTTCACCGTATCAGGATGACACTCTAACCAACTGAGTTATATTCCATTATTATTTTTACAAAGATAGTTAATTTATCCCATAAAAAAAATCCCCCTGACTTTTAATCAGAGGGATTTAGTATTTAAATCTCTTCTATATTAAAAGTATGTTTGTTCAAAGTATAATACTTGGAACTTATCTTTACTATCAATTAAACTCAATGCATTAATTAAGTCGTTATACTCAACTACGGCACCTTTTTGAATTTTTCTAAATTTAGTTAAAACATCAAATGTTGTAATATCATCAGAAAATACTGTTTGTGAATCTTTGTTATATGCTTTCATTAATGCCAATTCCATTTCATAAGCTCCATTAATAATTTCTTCCAAACTATTGAAAGTATGACTAATTTTTGCTGATGGGATTTCAGGGATAATATTGAAATCGGTCATATATTGTTGTAAAATCTCAGAATGACCTAATTCATCTTTTGCCTCATTTTCAAAAAACGCTGCCGCTTTTTTGTAGTTCATATCCGCACACCAGTTAGTTGCCGCTCTGTAATAATAATGTGCAGTATATTCGTCTTTGATTCTATCAGTTAAGATTTTAATTGTCTTATCTGATAACGAGTATAATTTAGGTGACTTTGTTAAACCTGGTTTGTTTTCCGCCTCATTCAAGTGCATCACTTTAAATAATTGTTCCTTTGTTAATGTTAATTTCTTTTCCATACTAATAAATAGTCGGTATAGATGAAAAATATTAGGGTGACTAACGGGAATCGAACCCGTGACAACTTGGACCACAACCAAGCGCTCTACCAACTGAGCTATAGCCACCATATGTTGCGTGTTTGGGTTTCGAACCCAATTGACCATCCTTATGAGAGATAGTTCTTTTCCTCTAAGTCACGCAGTTTAGAGGTTCTATTAGGATTCGAACCTAAACTCCGAATTCCGTAGATTCGTGTGCTAATCCGTTACACCATAAAACCCTAATTACCGATTATTGTCCCATTTAACAATTATCATCAAAACAATCCACAAAATTAAAAACCACATACTTTATTTATTTAGTTACCCGACCAAGACTCGAACTTGGAACGACTGTACCAAAAACAGTTGTGTTACCATTACACCATCGGGCAATACTGTGGACCATCCAGGACTCGAACCTGGGACCTTCTCGTTATGAGCGAGCTACTCTAACCGACTGAGTTAAAGGTCCAAAATTGACTACTACCTGACTCCTTTCGAACTTTGCAGGCTCGTATCATTCAATAATAGTAGTCCAAGGCGTTACGCACCCATCTGATAACTTTACTTCTCTTGAGTCCGGATAAGCGCTTACCAACTCAGGGGTTGTTTCCTTGTTTGTGGGAGTGGAGGGATTCGAACCCCCAATGTCGTAGACCACAGATTTACAGTCTGCTAAGCGACCAATTGCTCAACACTCCCAATTATAAAACAGACAATGAGGATTCTCCGATATTTCAGTCTTAGGGGACTAGACGGGCATCATACCCGTGTTTACCCTCGGCGGTCTCTTGGTTTGGTTGATTACTCCGAACCTCACCCCTACACTACCACTGACGTAAGTTATAGGTCTGTCTTAATTCTTTTAGGAAAACAGAAGATGGTTGCGTGGACATCTGTTTTTACGATTAGCGTTACTTAGGTGAATACCTCCCAACTCCGATTGTACTAGCCGGCATTCACTCTCGAACTATTAGTACAATCATTCCCCAATCAACCTTTTGCACGCTTGGAGGGATTCGAACCCCCACCAACGGTGTTGGAGACCGTGATGCTACCGTTGCACTACAAACGTATTTATTTACTGCTCAAATTTAAGAGTATTTACTGCTCAAATTTAAGATTTTTGAGGTCGGTACAGGATTTGAACCTGTGTGAATAGTTTTGCAGACTACCGCCTAAGCCACTCGGCCAACCGACCCTATCTAATTTAAAGAACTTCAGTTAGTATTCTCCATTCTTTTAATGTGTTTCCTTCAAAGGTAACCTCAACCGGTTTCCCTTTTAATTTATCCACAGAGTCAACCTTAGCTTCCTTCAGTAAAGTCGAAACATATCTCATAATCTCAGAATACCATCCATCCCTATCTTCTTCAGACCATTGGGTGTGTTCCGTCCATTTTATTTGTTCTGAATCCCAATTGGCTCTTGAATCACCAACACCCCAACTTCCACCACTTAATGTGACGTGAAGACCTAACATTGCTCCTTGATATCCACCAAGACCAAAACTTACCGACTCAATTTTCCCTAATTTCTTTTCCATATTCTTTAATTTTAATATCCTTAAGGGCTTCCTCAATTTGTTTTCCTAACCATTCTTTCCACTCGTCAAAGGTAAACTTTGAATTTGGATTCTCCAAGAGAAAGTTTTTATATTGTGTTTCTAATGTTGCCATAATTAATCTAAACTATTTGGGTAATATAATAATGTTGGGTTCTTCTTTTGGATATCAATTTCAGGATATCTATCACTAAATGATTTGACATCAAATCGAGATGTAATTAAATGTCTACCATTTTTGGTAGGTATTACTTTTTCAACCTTAAATCCAATTGGTCTAAGGTCTTTAATAAAATCGGCGACTTCATATAAAAAATCAGGGTCAGTAGTATCAATATCAACAATCCATCTTTTTTCTTTAGTCTTTATTTGACCAACAACTGAATCAAATAACCCTTTTTGGTTTTGAACCCCATTCTTAATTCTTTCCGCCAAATTTGACAACATATCCAAAGAAACATCTTTATGATTTTGTTTTTGAATATGAATATAAGCTCTTGCTTTAAACATTTCACAAAGTTGTTTTACCTCATCGTACCTTCTTTCCAAATGGTCAATTGAATCAATACAATATGTTTTAATTGTTCTAACCGATTGATGATTATCTCTTTCATTTTCAGGTTGGTCTTTCTTACGTTTAAACACATACAACATATAGAAATCACCCTTTTCTTCAAAGTTTAACAACGGTTTTATTATCTCTAAATTATCTATCATATCTTTTTATTTTTTTATACTGTAAATTTGAAATAATTAGTTCCATCAAAATCAAATTCCGCAATTACATCATTAGTTCCCCAAACAAACCTAATATAAGAACTAATGTTGGAATAAAGATTACCTGAATTTCCAGGAAATTGGATTATAATTTTTCTCAATTTTCCAACAACAATGTTATTAATTCCAGGTTCCCCATAAATGTTTTTAACTTCAGTGGTAATTCTAACCCCACTATAATAAATTGGGTTTTGATGTTTTAATATTTTTCGGAAATAATCAATCTCTTTCATTTTAATATCCTATTTCTTTTTTAACTTCCCATTGTTTATCGATAGGAATTCTTTCAATTCTTTCAACAGGTACAAACCCGTCAAACCCTTTATCTTTAACATCCTCAAAATGTTCTATGGTATCCAATTGGAACCCGAACTTATATCGGATGTATTGGAACTTTTCTCCGTCCCAATATGCCATGTGGTTGTTCCTACAAAATCCATTGTACCAACCTTCAACCATTTCATTTTTTGGTATCATAATTTCTATTTTTTTGTGACCCCTCCGAGACTCGAACTCGGGACTCCTTCATTAAAAGTGAAGTGCTCTAGCCAACTGAGCTAAGAGGTCTTTTTTTCGTTCAATCATTTCTGACTGTCCCCAATACCGAATTTCAGCGGCAACCCACTTACGTGAGGGGTTAGAACTTGTGTGTTAACTTACTCCTGTTAATGGTACACTAACCAACCGACTTAGACTCAAGTAATCGGCTCAGGTCCCCATGGTTGTAAAACCACTTCTCATCGTTCGGGAGCAAACTAGTCGTATACTACTCGACTCGTGTAGTCGACACGGGACTCGAACCCGCACAAGGCAACCTTACAACTCCATAGTCAACACAAGTGTCTGTGACTATTGGTCTTGGGGGTTTGGGACCTTCCCTCATTACACAGTCGACTAACAACCCCACTTCACCAGGTTAATGGACTGGCTGCCATATGGGAGTGGGGGTTTCCCGTTAATTCGGGACTCCGTGGTAACGGTCAGAATCGAACTGACGACACCTTGTTCTTCAAACAAGTGCTCTACCGACTGAGCTACGTTACCAAATAAAGATAATGATGGAGTACCCGTCTCGCTCCAATCTTAACTGCTTTCCTGAGTTTTATGAGGCCTCGGCAGAAAGGGTGATGAACTATTGCTCCATTCGGAATTGTCGACATTCCATTGAATGGTTAGAACCATTATCTTAGTAGTTCCTGTAGGATTCGAACCTACGACTGCTTGCATGTAAGGCAAGAACTCTTCCACTGAGCTAAGGAACTGTATTGTAGCCCTGCCGGGAGTCGAACCCGACTTTCCAGGATGAAAACCTGGCGACCTAACCGATAGTCGACAGGGCCATAAATAAATCTTTTACAAAGATACAATCAATATTTCAAAGAGCAAAAGATTATAGAATAAAAAAACCCCGAACCTTAATTAAAAGTTCGGGGTCTGATATGATATAAATTTATATTATTATCCTACGATTACATCCGAACTACATAGCAGCATACGCTCATACCAACAAACTATTTGTTGTTTACTAAAGACCATATGTTGTATTGTAGTTTTCATTGTTTCTATAATTATATCAAAGATAGTCAAAATCTTCAATTTGTCAAATATTATTTTTTTTTGTACCCCAAGAGAGACTCGAACTCTCAAAATCTTGTATCTAAAACAAGCGTGTCTGCCATTCCACCATCGGGGCATATATCACATCGTACAGGCATTCTGGTTCTCGCCAACAGAAATTCCATCTTACTTAGCCCACCCTGTGCGATAGGGGTACCTGAGGATATGATAATTGTGATTCGGATAGGATTCGAACCTATGACCCCAAATTTAGAAGATTTGTGCTCTATCCAGCTGAGCTACCGAACCATTTTCCACCAATGAGATTATTTTGGTGTAGATATCTACAGTTTTCCTATTCAAAACCCATCGCGTCTTACCGCTTAAAAGTCAACCATATACTCGGAGGTCAAGATGGTTCTCTTGCCGTTTTTCCGACGACTCCCTCTGTAAAACCGTTTGGAGTACCAGCTACATCATTGTTTAAGTAACGATGCCAAATCTATTGAGTATCTCTATCTCAATCGTAGTCAGGACAGGACTCGAACCTGTAATTCCGGTTAAACCCCTCAACGGGGCCGCGTCTATCCAATTCCGCCACCCGACTATTTTAAAATTCAATTGTGGACTTCCATTTCCACTCCGATAACTGTTGTCAATGTGATTTGTGCTATTGTACTTCTAGCTTAGACACATCGGGACGCACCATAAACATATGTCAGGGTCTTGTCTTTAATTGAATTTAGTAGTCAGGACAGGACTCGAACCTGTGAGGATATTTAAACTTCAGCAATGATAAAGTACCTTAAAGCGTCTACCAATTCCGCCACCTAACTATTTTGAGGTTGAGAACTCCTCGTGTTGTGCAAATATAGACATAAATCTTTTCAAAATTTATAATCTCACCCGACTATTTCATTCCTATCTCACAGGAACAACACATTTTACTTCCACTGAGTTTTTCGGTTATACTTCCAAGTTTTATGTTCTCTGTATTTGTGAGAAAATTGTCCTTTTCTGTAATGAACACCCTCATCCCAATAAGAAGGGTATTCAAACTTTAACCAAATCAATCTGTAATCTTTTGAACAAGTTGCCTTCTTCAATTTCATTCTGTTTGTATTCACACTCATAATCTTGAGTCTGTTGTTTAGCAGACCTCAAAGATTATCAAATACCTTTTTCATAATTTTAAATTTTGTATCGAGAGAGGGAGTCGAACCCTCACGCCTTATGGCAAGGAGTCTTAAGCCCCTCGTGTCTACCATTTCACCACCTCGATATTTCTTCTACAAAGATAGTAAAATCTTTGATATAACCATAAAAAAACCCCAAACTTTTCAGTTCAGGGTTAAGTCTCTATAAATAGAATGGCTCTGAACAAATTACCGCATAAGTCTTCTTAACAGACCTTGTCTATTAAGTAATAATGTATGTAATAATATTGTTCTCATTGTTTTTATAAATATATCTTATTCTGTAAAACTTTCTTCATATAAAGTATTACTATCGTTTGATTCAATATTGTCAGTATGGTCTAATGTAACAATTTTATTATTAAAGTCAAATATAAATTGACCATCAGACCCTTCATTGTTTTCCCAACCACCAAAATTTGTTGAAAGTTGAGTGTAACACCAATCTTCAATTCCCGCAGGTACCGCACTACCATTTTGGTCAAATCTATCTTCCAAATATCCTGAATCTCCAGACCCATTATATGTTACGGTTAAAATACCATCATTTGGTATTTCAACATCGGAAAACTCGTTTCCTTCCCATCGTTTAAATTTTTCAATGTCTTCATCAGAATCGAACTCAATCGAACTTCCATCACCTCTTTCATAAAAAGACCACCATTTACTAAACACGATTTTTTTATCTTTTACATCAATATCAAACTCAACTCTTTGGTAATTAATCATATCCATATCAAGGTGCTCAAAATTGTTTTGATTATCAACATAGTTAACAATCTTTTGAAGTATTGGAATTAATCCTGATGGGATATCCGCTCTATAATTGTTTGAAAAATGGGTTATTTCATCCCAATCAATATCGTTGGGGTCAAATACTGAATAACTATCAATATCAAACTCAATATTACCATCATACATCCCTAATGAATTAAGATAATTGGTAACTCTTCGTAAATATTTTTTTTCTTCTGGTGTTAAAATTCCTTTCATAAACTATAAATATCCTTTAATCATCTATTTTTAATGTTCTTAACATCCATTGTGGTCGTTTATTCTCGGAAAGGTTATTAACCCACTCTTTGGCCGATGGGATATAGTTATTACAGTCTTCTTTTACATGTTGTTCACCAACATATCTTGTGTAAACTATTTTACCATCACTATTGGTGAATTCCGTACCAAATCTTTTTTCCATTTCAAAAATCCCTTCACTATGATGTCTAAACATTCTGTGGAGTGAGTCACCAAACCAAGATTTGGTTTCATCTAACCATTCGTGTAAATGGATATAATCTTCAGGTTTTCCACCAAATTTCTTAGCGGATGATTTTGCATGTAAATTTGGATGTGCCATAGTTTTATTTTTGTGGAGCTAGTGAGAATCGAACTCACCTCAGAGACATTGCAAGTGTTTCTCGCCAAGCCTTGGAACATGTAACCCCTTATTTGAGCCTCCTGTCGGAATCGAACCAACGACATCAACATTACAAATGTTGCGCTCTACCTGCTGAGCTAAGGAGGCGTTTGTGGGTATATGCTCATCACATATTCTTGGGTTCCCACACACCCCTTGAGCAGATAGACGGAATCGAACCGTCGTCTCCAGATTGGAAGTCTGGAGTAATAACCCCTATACGATATCTGCATTTGGCGGTCCCGACGGGATTCGAACCCGTACCTCACACCGTGACAGGGTGGAATTGTAACCATTCAACCACGGGACCAAAATTTCAATTCAAAGGTGACAATCCTATAACAATTGAATGAGAAAGAACCGTGTTTCTCGGGTAGTGACTTCCCGTATTCTGTCTTTCTGTTTTTTATGGGGAGTCTCAACCCAATCTTTTTAGTTAACTAATATGTCCTTATGTTCTTCGATTACTCGTTTTAAACTACTGACATATCTTTTGTCTTGTGCGTATATTTTACCAAGTAACGCAAGGTACTCTTTTTTTGTCAAATCATTCTTGTTTTTTAACATATAATTCTGCCATAAGGAGTAATCATACACACTAAACACCCAATCTTCATAACTTGAATACCCACTTTTGGTTTGACCGTTTGCGGATGACTCTCGTTTTTTTGGTATTCTCATACCAAATAGATTGTTCGCTGATTTGAACAATTTGGAAGTAAATTGACCTGATTCTAATACCGCTTGTGCGAATACCACATCAGGAAATTTAATTCCGTGATTAATTATCTGCTCATACAAATTTTGTCTTGTGATACTATTTTCAATAGTTGTTTCACTTTGTAATTGCTTCTCTTGTGCTTTGATTGTTAATGTTCCTAACAATAACAATCCAGTCAATAAGAATGTTTTTAACTTCATTTCTTTCTTTTTGTCTGTTTATGCTTCAGGATTACTCCATCCACGATACCACAACATTGGAAATTTTCCACCTACCCCACTTGTAATAATTCAACTAAACCGTCGTGTATTTCAGAATGACAATTAGAACATACTAATATACATTTGTCTACCTCGTCTTTTAGTTTTTCAAAACTAACACTTTTTCCTGAAATTGAAAAGTCTTTTTCTTCAGGATTGAGATGATGAAATTGTAAAGCTCTGTTACATTTTTTATATCCACATAATTCACATTCACCACCCTTATAGTCAATTAATTTTTGTTTTGTTCGTTTTCTCCATTCAATAACTGCTTCAGTTTTTGAAACTGTTTTATTTTTATTTGTTGTTACAACATATTTTAAAACAGTGTTAATTGCATGTCCTTTTAATTTTGCAATTTTTTTAACAGAACCAATTTCATCATAAAGTTTTTGTAATTCTAATTTTTGTTCATCTGTCAATCTATCACTATGACCACCCATTTTATTGAGTTTACAGTGATATGATACTGTTGAAATTGCACAATGTAATTCTTTACAAATTTCTTTATAGGTTTTACCCTGATTTCTTAATTCTATTATTTTTTCGAAGTATTTACTCATTATTAACATTATTAGTTAATAATAACTATCACAAATATTCGAAAAGTAAAGCTGACACGGTAGGATTCGAACCTACGTCGGATTTTACTCACCAGATTAACAGTCTGGACCATTCGACCTCTATGGCAACATGTCAATAATGTCGGGGTGGCAGAAATCGAATCTGCTCGATGTCCTGGTCCCAAACCAGGCGACTAACCTTTAGTCCACACCCCGTAATAAATAAAAAAAACCCTGAAGGATTAGTTCAGGGTTTTAAATTTTTGGCTAATATAATATTACTCAAAAATTATGTCTGAACTCATACGAATAGTGCCCGCATCCCCATTAGGAGTTGTCGGTGTGTCAAGATTTGTATTTGTGTTCATCGTTTTCATAGTACAATATTACAATAAATATATCAAAAATCCAATAATTATAAATATTTTTTAAAAATATTTTGAATTACCTGTTCATCCTCAGAACTTAAAGAGTAATATTTCTCTTTAAGTTTATCTAAATTTTCATTAAAATCAGTTTCATATCTTCCCAAATTTTCATTTGGATTTGTTCCAATTACGTTTTTAGGAAGATAACCATCCTCAACTAAACACTCTATTAATTCTTGTATTTCTCTTTTACTACAAGAAGATACAAATTCGTCAACATCTACATCAACATAAGATTCAAATTCTGGCATAATAATTTGTTTTAATTTTTTACAAAAGTAATTAAATAATTTGACTTCCCAAACTTTTTTCAGATATTTATTAGTATGATAATAGACAAAATATAAGGTGTCTTTTGGGAACTAACCTATCATATGAGAACTTAGATGTTTTGGGGTTTGGAAAATTTCAATTCATAAAAAAATACTAATTATTAGTTTTATAAAAGGGTCAATATTGACCCTTTTTTTGTTTTTATATTTTAAATCACTTATGTTTGTAAAAATTGAAAGGAATGAGCACGGTATTGGTATTAAATTATGATTATACTCCTTTGAATGTCACAAGCATTAGGAGGGGATTTGTATTGGTAGATAAGGGTAAAGCTGAAATTATAAAATCAGATGAAAACCCAATTATCTCAGGATACAATGAATATGTACGCCCCGTTATTATCCGACTTTTAAAATACATAAAATACCACGCAAGAGGACTAAGACCAAATAGGTCAAGAATATACAGAAGAGATAATCAAGAATGTGTTTATTGTGGTTCAAAAAAAGATTTAACATTAGACCATGTATTACCTAAATCAAGAGGGGGAAAAAATGAATGGACAAACTTGGTAACATCTTGTTTTAAATGTAACCTTAAGAAAGGGAACAGAACTCCTGAGGAAGCAAAAATGAATTTAAAAACAAAACCTTTCGCTCCAACATTAATTAATGAAAACGCAGTACTTCATAAAATTTGGATTGATTACCAAAAATCATTTGTTTATTAAAAATCTTTATTAGATTTTAAAAAAAAATACAAATGCAAGAAAATTACACAAATCCAGAAAAAGCAGGTCAAGGACAAGACCCTCAAGATTTATTAAATGCTTCATTAATCTTTGCAAGAGCATTAGGGTTAATCCTTAATGATGGTGAAGGTATTGTTGTTGATATCGTTGGAGATATGAATTTAGGTGAAGACATTAAGAAAGTTATTGTTTTTGAACATAATGACCAAGTTCACATTTATAAGTGTGAAGAAGACATTCCTGAAGGAAGCGCCGTTAATATGAAAAGTAACGAACAAACTGAAACAAACCCAGCAGAAGAAGGAGAATCTACAGGCGCTGACGTAACTGGCGAAGGATTTTAAAAAAAATTAGGATAATTAATTATTTTTAAATACATTTGTCAAAAATATAAAATATGAATATAGGCGAAGATTTTAAAAATTATTATGTAAAACATTTAGGTAAACCATCTTTGGATTTACATAATTTTAATTCTCAAATTGAGAATTCGATGACTCCATACATTTTGGAAGAAAGAGAAATGAGAGTAACTCAAATGGATATCTTTTCAAGATTAATGAGAGACCGAATTTTATGGGTTGCTGGACCTGTTAATGACCACATGTCAACAATAGTCCAAGCTCAGTTAATGTTCTTAGATTCATCAGATAAATTGGACATTACGATGCATATCGACTCTCCTGGTGGAAGTGTTAAGTCAGGACTTTCAATGGTAGATGTTATGGATTACATTTCTTGTGATATTAGAACAATTAACACAGGTATGGCGGCATCTATGGGGTCCGTATTGCTGGGGGCTGGAACTAAAGGTAAAAGAAGTTCATTGAGATTCTCAAAAACCATGTTACACCAATCTTCAGGTGGTGCAGGAGGTAATATCCAAGATGCTCGTATCAATATGAGGGAATGGGAAAAAACAAATAAAATTCTTTTTGATTTGTTAGGTTCTTATTGTGGTAAAACTGAGGAACAAGTTACTTTGGATGCTACTCGTGATTTGTGGTTAACTGCGGATGAAGCACTTGAATACGGGATTATTGATGAAGTTGTTACAACAAAAAAGAAGGGTGTTTAACCCTTCTTTTTTTTTAGACTTTAGAACACCCCCTTTATTTTTGTTCGTCAGTTTATAGAGACAACTTTTTACTTTCATCTCGGCTAAGAATAGAATTGTGTTCTATTCAGTTGCTCCTATTAGTCCACCTATTCCGGTGTCACTTGTAACACTACTTTTTAATTTGTCATAAACTCCGGATGCTTTATCATTCATTTTTCCAAAAAGACTACATACTGTACTACTAAGTTGTTTTTCTAATGATTCAACAAATTTATAGTCTTTAACCGCACCACCTAAGGCATTTCTAATAAAAGTGTATCCTTGTCCGGATAATCCTTTTTCTCTTTGTATCATCATAATAACAGCTTCAGTTAAAGATTCTGCTATTAATTTAGTTAATTCTTCACAACTCTTAAGAGCTTTTGCAAGTCTTAATGGGTTTGATGTAATAAACGACACTAAGAAATCTTTAAAATAACCTCCAAGTCCAATTGAACTTAATAAAGAATTAACTAATGGTTCAACAATAGTTTGTGCAACACCACCAACGGAATTTCCAAAAATTTTACCTAAAAAATCCCAAACTTGTTCGGTCATTAAACCTTGTTCTTCAAGATAACCAATTTCTTCAAAAATAGAGTATGATATTTTAAATTGTTTTTCTTCTGATAATAAATGAAAATTTTTCATATTACCTTCAGATTCAACAATCATCATGATTCTACTTTTAACCAATTTTTGCTCGATTAATTGTTTTTCTTTTCTTTCTTTAGTCTCTAATAACGACTTTTTTATATCTTTTTTTAACATAGTTTTTTTATTGAATTCTCCATTTTGAATCTGCACCATATGATGATGGTCCACCAACTTTATCTCCTCTAAGAATTGCAACATAATCGTCAATATTACTTAAAATACCTCCCCATTTACCGTCAAATTCGTTAGCACATGCCTGAACTTTTTCTTTCATTGGTTCAAAAGTGTTAGGTTCAATTCGTTTTTTAGTTTTAAACGCTTTGTAGTAAGCCTCAATAGTGTTTCTACAATCTTTCTTACTTGTCGGTGTTTGATTTGTAATAGCCTTATTAAATTCGGCTTCAACATTACCTCCTTGTGTTCCTACAACATTTTCAGGTGGAAAAAACATAATTAAATCTTGGGAAAAATATCCTTCGCTAGCAGGACTAACAACTCTTGAAGTCCAAGTTTTAGCCTCTTCAGGGTCTAAATCTTTTCTTAATTTAGCACCTTTACTATTCCATTTTTCAATTATTTTTGTTTGGTCAGAAGTTAATCCTCCTGTAATTCCTTTTTCAGGAACACTTCTGTACAATGTAACTCCATTAACAACTTTCTTTTCAAACATTAATGGGTTTTCTAAATTTTCACGAGTTGTTTTAATGTCTTTAGCTTCTTGCCACCCACCTTCTTGTTGTACTAAAGTAGTGTCTGCGGCAGCTGAAGCCGTTTGTTGCGCAGTTTGTGCCGCGGTCGCAGCCATTTGGGCAATTTTATCACATTTCCATTTACCTGTTTTAGAACCATCTCCAAAGGAATAATTCATATCCGCAGTGAAATCTACAGTTTTACCACTTTTAGTAGTTGCTCTGTAAACATATTTGGTTTGGTTGGCGTTTGTTAAAATTTTACCATTTTTTAAACATCCTGCATCAATTGCTTTACGTAATTTTACTAAATCACTAGTAACATCTAAAGACAATTTTTTTTCATCTTGTTCTTTTAATGACTTGTGCATTGATAAAATTTCTTTTATTTCTAATTCGCTTATTAAATTCTTTTTCATATTAAATTACATGTTTAAAATATCCTCCACATTATCAGCATCAACTTGTGTAGTGAATTCATCTTTAGGTTTTTCTATTGTTGTTGTTGTTGTTGAACATATTTTTGGTATATCTTTATCTGTAAATGTTGTAAAACCTTTACCGCTCAAGGCAGCTTTAGTTTTTGGACCAAATTTACCGTCAGTTGTTAACCCTAAACATCCTTGTACTTCTGCAATTGCGTTAGCTTTACATCCGTAAGAATACGTACCAGAACATGATTTATATTTACTGGTTTTTCCACTACTGTTACCACCTGTTTTAACACCAACTTTTTTCTGTTCTTGAGGTGTTAATACTACTTCAGTATCTTCAATCATTCCAGCTAAAGGTCTTGTAAACATTTTCCATTCGTCAGGACTTTCAGTTAAATTATCTAAAAATTCAAGAAGACCTCCTGTAACTTTCTTATCAACAGCACAAAGGTCCGCAATAGACTCAATTTTTTGTAATGCCGAAGCAATTGCATTTTCGTCATCATTCCACTGTCCTTTAGCATCTTCTATTGAATATGCAATAGCTCGTGTTTCACTTTTTGACATTTTTGGAACTAATTTAGACGCCCCTGATGATTTACAGGCACTCATTACTTGTTCAAATCCAGATTTTCCATAATCTTTATTAGAGTACCATTGCATTAACATACCAACTCCAACACCTGCTAAAGCGCCTATTGCTGTACCAACAACAGGAAACACACTACCCGCAGTAGCTCCTGCTGCGGTTGCTGCTGCAATACCACCACCCGCTAAAGTTGCTCCATACGCAGCACCTGTCGCACCATATCCTAAAGTTAATGGGTCTGCCACGTTACCTGCGGTTTGTTCTGATATCATTTCTTTATTCTCATCTAAAGTTTTAGATGAATCATATTCCATCATTAACTTTATTCTTTGTAACGCCTCTTCAGGGCGATATTTTGGTTGTACCATGTGAAAGTATTTTAATTATAAATATATTGTTATTACCAAATTTGATTTGCTGCTCCTCGTGTTATTCCTGTTTCCCATTTTTCTCCCGCAAGACCTAACTTATTTGCTTTACCTCTTGTTAAGGTATATGTGTCGGCCCATTTAGGAACTGAACCTCCACCACCTCCTGTGGATGGCGCTGCCGATGCTGCTGCATCTTGTTCACCCATTTCTTCTTTGTTGTTGTCAGTGGTATGTTTGTTAAAAAACCCTATTAAAAAATCTACATCTAAATTCATTCTAATAAATATTTTAGATTTATTGAAAAAAAACATTATATTTGCCTTATTGAAATTAATAAACTAAATCTTACTTTATGAAAAAACTATTTTTATTATTCATTGTTTTATTTTTGGTATCTTGTGAACAATATGTCACAGAAAAACCAACCCTTACTTTAAGTGGAAAATATGTCGTTTCTAAATTAGATATTACAAATGTTGACCAAAATCAAACAAGAGATTCATTATATCTTGTTGGTACCTCATATAACAATAATTTATTACCAAAACCATTTGACGTAATTTCTATAAATCATTTTTATATCCATATTGATTATTCAACGGTTAGAATGAAATTATTAGGTGTAACTCCTGCAGGACAAGACATATGGAGATATGGTACATCTCCTAATGAAATATTTTATAATACTTTTGGGGGTAACGCATATAATAATGGTTATATGCAATTTAATTATGTTACCGATGATGGTTCTTCAAGATTAGTCACCTTTTTGATTGAAGATGATGGGTTTGAGACCTTACAGTTGAAGAGTTCAGGTGCATGGTTTAATGGAAAATTTGGTCAAAAACAAGTTATGACATTATCATTAACAAGAGTGGGTCCTTAATAGAACTCACTCTTTGGTAATGCATTAGGATTAACAGTGTAATATTCATTTAAAAATATTACTAATTCTTCTTCGTCCAATTCAATTTTTTCTTCTTCAAAGATTTCATCATCTTCAAATTCTTCACCAAAAAAATCAAATGATTCTGACACAAGGTCAAATCCATAATCTTCAACATGAGTATAATCTATACTGTCAGTTCTTAAAACTTCTTCACTATCTTCAATTGTTCTAAACGAAACATCTAAAACATTTGTATCAGGATTTAAGAAGTATGATATAATTTCATTAATTTCCATAATATGTTAATTTATAAAGAAATATATTTAAACATAGTAAAAGTCATTTTATTTCTTAAAATATTTTTTTAATAATAAAAAACCCCTCCGATTAGAGGGGTTTGATATTAATTGTATCTGTTAAATCTGTTAAACATTTCCATGATTTTATTTTTTTGATTTTTGAAGTCTTCTTGTAAATCATCGTCAATTTCTTCCCATTCATCATCCATATCTTCCATATCTTCATCGTCCATATCGTTATGTGTTGTTCCATAAGAAAATTCTTGGTATGGACCACCTTTACCTGGTCCGTCACTATCAAAATCAAATGCTGGGTCCATGTCTCCATAAATTCCTTGAGAACCTGAAATATCCACTTCTTCTAACTCATCATCAGCCCACGCAGATTCCATTGCTTCATATTCTTTTACAGGATAAACATCTCCAGGTCCTTCTGATTCAAAATCGTAAGCTGGTTCAACAGAATCAGTATCCATATCATCAACATTTCCACCTTGTTCTCCAAGTTCTTCTCCTGCCTCTAAATCTTCAAATCCATCATTTTCATTATCAGGGTCTTCAAAGTTATCATCGTAATTTACAAATTCATCTGATTCATCTTCTTTATAAAGATTTTTGTGCATTCCTTCAAAAGTACCATAGTCATTTCCACCACCTTCAACATAGTCAAAATCTCCATGTTTTAAGTTTAAATCTCTAACACTATAAATGTCATCTAAATGGCCTGTTTCTTCTTCCATTCCGTGTTTTGCAGAAATCTTATTTACTTTTTTAATTGCTTTGTCGGTTTTTGAACCTTTAGGTTTTACTCCTCTACCTTTCAAAATATCGGCATAAGTTACTTTACCATCACCCGTTAAATCAGGAAATTTTTTGCCTTCTCCCATTTCACCACCTCTGTAACCACATTCCATACATTCTCCTTCACTCATTTGCATTGCACCACATTCATCACAAACTTCATTAGTTTCAACTTGTTCGTTGATTCCCATGTTTGTATATCTTTTAACTTCGCCCTTATTATTAACGACTAAACCTTCTTTATCACCTGCAAAATCATACACAGTTAATGGTTGTGTGTTTGACACTTGTGGCTGCATAGTTTGGTAACCATTATAAACACTTTTATGTTGGTCTAAAATATCTGACTTCTCAGATGCTGATAATTGACCTAATCCAAAATATCCTCTCATAACTATTATTTTAATATAAATAGTTTTTAATTTTGAATTTTCGTTTGACATACCAAAATAGGTTATCTATCTTTAATTAAGACAAGTGATGTTTGACAATTCATCTGATAGTATCTTGGTAATTTACCTATCGCCTAAATTATAAACTCACTTGTTTTTTTAATTTTACTACTATGATAATCAACAATTACGATATAGAATCTTACTGTGAAGGAGCTGTTATGTTAGACGGCCTTGATGAAGCAATTGTTGGTATTGTTGAGGATTTCCACGGTCCTCGTATACTTTACTCCCAAAGTAAAATTATTAACATCCTACAAGAACGAGACCTTATGACTATGGGTGAGGCTGAAGAGTTTTATGACTACAACATTAAAGGTTTATATGCCGGTGAACAAAATCCTGTTTTTTTAATTACTATTTCAGAATAATTTTATTATCTTTGTCCCATAAAATTATTTAATTATGGAAAATATCTTTAAAGTTGCCAAATACGAAAAAACTGAAACAGGATTTAATCGTAATGGATATGACGAATATGTTATTACCTATGGTAAGGCGAGAAAGGTTCATTTACTTAGATTGATTATCAACGGACAATACACAAACCACACCATAAATTTAATTGATGGGTCTAGTGGATATAAGAAAACTATTCTTACCGCAATTAGTGATTACAAAAATGGTAGATTAAAAGGTGACCCAACTCAGATTGTAAAGAAAACAATAACCTTTAGTGAGATAGTCCAAATTTACAGTAAACCAATTGTTAGTAATGTTAAAAATTATTTATTGGGAATTAACAAAGAAGAAAGAAGAGACACATTAACAAAATTTGAATTGATATGAGCGGAGGAGCATTTGACTACAACCAATATAAAATTGGATACATCGCAGACCAAATAGAGGAGACAGTATTCAATAATGGTCGTGAAAAAACACGAGAAGAGATAAAAAACGACTGGCATAATGATGAATGGTATGAAAAATACCCTGAGGATAAATTCCATTACAAATATTCGGATGAAATTATTGAGAAAATGAAAGACGCTGTTAAGGCTCTTAAGATTGCTCAAGTATATGCACAAAGGGTGGATTGGTTATTGTCAGGTGATGATGGTGAGGACTCATTCTTAAGTCGATTAGAAGACGAATTAAAAAAAATTGAATCGGTATGATAAAAATAGATAAAGATAGAAAGGTATGGATAATCTCCGATACGCACTATGGACATAAGAATATATGTCGTGGTGTGACTGCATGGAGATTACCTGACGGTAGTATCCCATTATCCCAAACCAGAGATTTCAAAACTATTGAACAAATGAACGAATCTATTGTAAACAATATTAATAGTGTTGTTGGTCAAGATGATGTTTTGATTCACTTGGGTGATTGGAGTTTTGGAGGGTTTGAAAATGTAAAAATTTTTAGAGATAGAATTGTATGTCAAGAGATACACCTTATATTAGGTAATCACGACCACCACATTGAAAATAACCGAGGGGATTGTCAAGAATTGTTTGCAAGCGTTAATCACTACACAAAATTGATGTATAAGTTTGGAACTTTTGTTTTGATGCACTATCCGATGGCATCGTGGGATGGTTTAAATAAAGGACACGTACACCTTCACGGACACGTACACCTTCCAACAAATCTTAGATTTGGAAAAGGTAAAAAAATGGATGTTGGGATTGATGGTAATCCAAATTTTGGTGTTTATGACATGGACGATATTGTAAGAATGATAATCAAACGTGAAATTGTGTCGGATATGTTATTTGACCACCACACAGATGAAATAATAAATAAAGACAATGGATAATACAAAATTATATTATACACCTGCAAGAGACACCACTTTCAATGAAGTTAAAGAAAAGGCAATTGAAATTTGGAAAACTTATGATGATGAGTATGGATATGCAACCGAAAAAGTCAATGGTATTAAAGACCTTAAGAATGTTGGGGATAATCTTATGTTTATTGTATCACAATTTGACCATTGGAATAAGATAAAACTATCAAAAATGTTATCTTTGGAGGCGTCAAATGACATTAGTATTAGAATGATTGCAGGTGGGTATTCGGAAGAATATGATTCGTTTAACATTTGGATGAGAAAGTAATGAGAACACCGGAAAAATTACAAGAAGGGTGGGTAAAATATTCACGATTTAATTGTACCGAAGGGTGTATTGATATTTGGAGTGGTGATTGTGCCGATAATCCAAACAGAGATATAAAATCCAATTGGAATCTAAACTCCTTTGCAACATTTATTAGATTAAATGGTAAGGGTGAATGGTTCTCAACTAAAAATGGTGTTAAAGGATTCACCGGAGAAATGTGTGAAACAAAAACATCTCAAGAAATTTGGGATGAATTACCAAAAGATAATTATGAAGAGTGATGAAAAAAGAATATATTTTATGTGCTGCAATTTGGTATAAAGACATACCTCTGAAAAAGGTTATTAATGGTGTTCTCCCAAAAAATTGTGATAGGGGATTGGTGGTATTAGGGCATAGACACGGGCAGGCATTATGGACGATGGGTAGTTTGACAGGATTAAGAACTTGCACATTTGGTGAAGATTGTTCCGGAGAACACGAACAAGGATTCTTAACAAACACAAATAGATTTGTGGACAGAGAAGAAGGTGGGCAAATAGCATTTGATGCTGGTCAAACAGATGATTTAAGAATAACATTATATTCGGAAGACCTATATTAAGATTATGTGTAAGAAACCTTGTAAAGAATGCCCTTGGACGATTAGAAATCATTTTAACGATATGATTATTAATCATTCCAAAAAACATAATAAACCTCACAATTGTCATATGATATCCCCTGATAAAAGAGGGGGGTTGTGGGAAATAAAAAAAGAAAAAAATATTTGTAATGGCAGAAAAAAATTTGAAACGGAATACAAAAATAACAATTGAATTAAACGATAAACAACAAGAAATGTATGACGAGTGGATGTCACACGTTAAAGGATTATATGGCAAATACGGAAAAATGACTTGGTCTGTATCAGATTGTGGTATTGGTCAAACAATATCTGTCTACAGTGAATTAGCTCAAGTAGACTTAGATTTAACCGATTCAGATTCATGGTAAAATAAAAATAATATGGAAAAAAAATTATACATAGTAAGAGGAGTTCCTGGTTCAGGTAAATCAACCTTTGCGAAATCAATTGCCAAATCGTGGCAAATATTTGAGGCGGATGATTATTTTGTTAAAAATGGTAAATACGAATTCAACTTTAGTCATTTGAGAGACGCTCACAATTCTTGTAAAAGAAAAGTTCATAAATCAATGATACCAAGTTTGTTTAACTCAATATTTTATCGTAATATTGTAGTCTCAAATACATTTACCCAAGAATGGGAAATGAAGTTTTATCAGACAATTGCAAAAAAATACGGATATACAGTTTATACCGTTATTGTTGAAAATCGTCATGGTGGCGTAAATAAACACGGAGTACCTGAAGATAAGGTAGATGTGATGAGAAAAAGAATGGAAATTAAATTATAAAAACAAAAACAAAAAAAACATGCAAACACTATTATTTAACACAGCAACAAAAACAGCAAAACTTTATTTAAATAAAGCTCAAGATTCGGAAATTCTTTATGAATTTACTAATGTACCAACAGTAAAAGTAGAAGATGGTTTCTACCAAGTATTACAATTGGATAACACCTCCACAGAAGAAAAAAGAGTTCCTGTTGCAAGATTCCCAATTGCCAACACAAACATGTTAATTGCAAAATAACATATGAAAAATTTTATCAAAAATTATGTTAATGTGCCCTTCCTAAAAGGTTCATTACTTACAATCTCGGTCATTCTTATTTTAATGTATGTTGTATTTCCGGGATTAACCGCGGCAAACATTGTATTAAATGTAATATCGGTATTGACATTAATATTAACAGGTATGTTTGTTGTAAAATACGTACAAAATCAATTATCAAAGAAAAATTAAAAAAAAAACAAATTATGAAAAAAGTAGTATTAGGATTATTAGGGTTATTAATGTTGTCGGCAACATCTTGTACAACAGCAGATTCTTCAGAAGTCGCATTAGTTGTTGACCAAATAGGTAACGACAAAGGGGTTCCAAACATTGAGATGAAATCGGGATTTATTTTCTATTTCCCTCCAACTCAAGATGTATACATGTACCCAACATCAGTTCAACATAAAGTGTGGACTGCATCAGTAGATGAGGATTCTCCAACAGATGAACACATTGATGTAACATCAGGAGATGGTGCAACATTTGGTTTAGACGTAGCAATTAACTTACAATTAAAACGAGAAATGGCACCAACTTTATTTACAAAATATAGAGTAGAGATGGATGAGTTAATTAATACAAGAGTTCGTAATATTGTAAGAAAAGAGTTATTAGATAATGCTGTGTCATTCGCTTCTGATAGTTTATTACAACATAGAAATGTATATGAAGCAAATGTCACAAAATCATTATCAACATCTTTAGATAAAGAAGGGTTTGTTCTGAATAATATTGCAATCTTAAAAATGGCGATTCCTGAATCATATAGAAAAGCTATTGAAAATAAAATTAAAGTTATTCAAGAAACTGCAACAATTAAATCTCAAACAATTCAAGCCGAGCAAACGGCTCAAAGAAAAGTTGCGGAGGCGAAAGGTAATTACGAGGCAGCCATTTACGATGCCAAAACAAAAGAAATTATGTCTCAACCAAAAATGTTGGAATTATACAGAGCAGAGACGGATAGAATATGGGCACAAAAAGGTAAATCTCCTTACGGACAAAACAATGTTTTTGGGACTACATCAGGATTATTAATTAATAGAAACTAAAAATATGTTAGTAAATCTTAGTAGAAGTTCTTGGCACTCAAAGTATTATAATTTCGTTAAAGGATATTATCCTACTTACGAATTTAAAAGTTTATGTCCATATTTTTGGACAATAGTAACATTAATTTTGTTACTACCTGTAATTTTGATTTGGAAAGGGTTTAAAACTTTAATAGTTTCTCCAACCAAAAAGATTGTGAAAATCACAAAAAAAGAACCAAAAAACAAACCATATAAAGAACCAACTAAGTTCATAAAATGGTGTCAAAGAAATGATTCAAAAATAACAAAAGGGTTTCAATATTTGTATTTTGGACTTATGGGTGGATTATTAGTTCTTATGATTACCGCTGGTCTATATGATTTATTTTCAACTAAAGGGTTTTTAATGGGATTAATTTATATCTTTGCAGGGATTGGAGCATTAACCACATCAGTATTATCAATATGGGGTATTATCTCTTTTTTTGAAACTGATAGTTGGAAAATGATTAAAGGAATGTCATATTCAATAAAAAATAAAGTATGTCCCATGATAACTTGGGAATAAAACAATAAAAAATGACCGTAGATATAAACATATTAAACGATTACATAGAAAGAGGGTTGGTGGTTAAAAATGACCACCCAACCCTTCCTATTTCAATATACAATTATTCTCGTACTTGTCAGTATGAGAATAACTGGGATAGTGTTACTAAAATTTGCCGAGGGCTTATCTTGGATAATGAAGGTAATGTTGTTGCAAAATCATTTAATAAGTTTTTCAACTACGAAGAATTAACCTTTAAAGACATCCCCGAAGAAACTTTTGAAGTATATGAAAAATTAGATGGTTCTTTAGGTATTTTATTTTGGTTTAGAGGAAATTGGATTTTGGCAAGTAAAGGTTCGTTTATTTCTGACCAATCAATTAGAGGGACTAAGATATTAAATGAAAAATACAATGTTGAAGTTTTACCAAAAGGTTATACTACCGTTGTAGAGATTATTTACCCTGAAAATCGTATTGTTTGTGATTATGGTGATGATGAAGAATTGGTTGTATTATGTATGATAAGTAATGTCTCAGGTAAAGAATTAGATTATACTTCAATGTTATCCATCAATGAAGTAAGTGGTTTACCAACCGTTAAAAAATACGATGATGTAACCGATTACGACATACTTAAATCTCAAATAACTCAAAACCGCGAAGGTTATGTTATTCGTTTTAGAAACGGATTTCGTATGAAAATAAAAGGGGAAGAATATGTTCGTTTACATAGAATCTTAACTGGATTCTCAAATGTTGACATATGGGAATATCTAAAAGATGGTAAAGATGTCTCTGAACTATTAGATAAAGTCCCTGATGAATTTGATAAATGGGTTAAAAATACCATTAGAGATTTAAGATATGGGTTTTTTCAAATATCTGAAAGAGCTGGTAAACTTCACGATGGATTCCGTTATGGAAAATATGGTGATGTGGACCCTGAACCAACAAAAAAAGAATTTGCGGAGTTTGTATTAAAACAACAAGAAGTATTACGACCAATAATGTTTGCCATGTGGGATAAAAAACCATATGATGAGATTATTTGGAAATTGATTAAACCACAATATAGTAAACCGTTTTGGCAAAAAGAAATTGAACCATGAAAAATAAATTAGAAGAAATTTACGAATCAAAAATCGTACATAATTCATTCTTAGATAAAGATTCTGTTATTGACGCAATGACAGAATCTTATGTCTTTGGTATAAATGAATCCGAACAAAAATATAATAAACTTAAATTGGCGTTTGAGTCCCTATTGGATTATTGGGGCGACTACGGAAACTACAACGCGTCAAGAAACCATATGGAAGAAATGTGGAGAGAGGAGGCAGGAATACTATGACAAATGAAGAAAGAGTTGAGGAGCGTTTAGTACACGCCCATGAAAGAGGTTATTACAACAAAGTAATGACCCGAATGAAAGAAATGCAAATGAAATACCCAAAATTAGACAAATATGATTTATATGATATTGTTTGTGATGAGGTTAAATCAGAATGGTTAAAAGAAATAACTAATAATAAATAAATGGGTATGGAGTTATTAAATACACACCCGATTAAAAAATCGGATTTAGGATTTCATGGAAATTTGTTTGGTGGAAAACTACTCGCATGGATTGATGCCGCTGCTGCGGGGTATTCTATGCAATTATGTGATACACCAAGAATGGTTACAGTTTCAATAGATAAATGTTATTTTGAAAAACCAGCTAAAGAAGGACAATTACTTAAAATATATGGTAGACCTTCTAAATTGGGTATCACCTCTGTAACATTATACATGGAGGCGAGAGCACATAATGTTTACACGAGTAATCAAGTAATTGTCTTAAAAACTAATATACGATTTGTTCGTATTGACGAAGAAGGAAATCCAATACCAATCAATGAAAAAGGTAGAAAAAAAATAGAATTATTAATTGAAGATTATTTGAAAACTAACGAAATACAAAATTAGGATAAGATGAAAAAAAATACACGAATAGCGGTAATTGCTCACGACGGGAAAAAAGCGGATATGGTTGCCTTTATTATGAAGAGATTAGATTTCTTTAGAGAGGTTGATGTTATGGCGACAGGTACAACTGGAAAACATATTGAACACGCAGGACTTGATGTAAATTGTCTTAAATCAGGTCCTTTAGGTGGTGACGCACAAATTGCTTCGTTAATATCTGATGGTGAAATAGACGCTGTTATATTTTTTATTGACCCACTAGGTCTTCATCCCCATCAGGTAGATGTGAATATGTTATTACGAATTTGTAATGTTTATAATATACCATTGGCAACAAATTATTCCACAGCGTCTTTATTAATAAGCGGACTAAAAAAAATTAAAACACATACAGATGACATACGATGAATTAGAAATTTGGCAATCAGTCCAATACAGAATGGATGAAGAAGGTTTTGACTACTGCTTTGAAAGTTATTCCAATTGGGATGAAATTGAAGATGAGGAATTTCACAGATTAAGATTAGGATTCTTACAATCTATGAAAGAACTTCGTGAATACATTGATAGTAAAGTTGAAGAAGGTGAAAATTTTGAATTAGATGGGGGGTTTGACGAAGAATAATGGGTGGATTATATGAATTAATTGATTTGGGTATTGCTCAGGGATTGGGTGTCTCAGTAGAAACTTACATTGATATAATTGAAAAATGTACTGAAGAAGAAGCGGAATTTATTATTAACACCATTTTTGATGAAGATGTTGAAAATTTAGATAAAGCAAAGGAAACATTTAACAAATATTTGAATGAGTAATCCACAAACCGACGATGAATTGTGGGACTATTACAGTGGGTTACCAAATCCAATGTGGTATCAACATATTGAAGGAATAAAAGATGAGGAAGAAAATACAAGTGATAGTGATGATACTGAAATTACTACTGAATAAAATAAAACGAAAAAGAAAAAGTATTTGGGATTTATGAACAATATAGATAAAAAATATCAAGAGCTATTACAAGACATCTTGGATAATGGAACCCCTAAATCTGACCGTACTGGTACAGGAACAATCTCAGTATTCGGAAGACAAATCCGTCACAATATGAAAGATGGGTTTCCTTTACTCACCACCAAAAAAATGCCGTGGAAAACAATCGTAACAGAATTACTTTGGTTCCTTAGAGGTGATACAAATATTAAGTATTTAATTGAAAATGGTTGTCATATTTGGACAGGAGATGCTAAAAAAAGATATGATGAAAACTATTCAAAGTACTGGACTGCAGGAAACAATTCACCAAAGTTTGCTAATATTTCTACTAAAGAATTTGAAAAACGAATTATAAATAGTGATGAGTTTGCTAACAAGTGGGGTGAATTAGGGCCAATTTATGGTAAGCAATGGAGAAATTGGGGTGGATGGACAGATACCAAACAAACGGGTTTTTTACACAAAACTGATAATGGTTGGACTATTAAGTGGAGTGATTTACATTCATTTGCTAATGGTACTGAGTGGTTAACAACACCGATACAGGATTCTGACCAATCTCTTTACAGTGATGAAGATGAAGGTAAAAAAGTTTACTATAAAAACATAACACTTGGTTATAATGAATCTTTTTGCCCAGTTCAAGTTGCTAAAGTAATTGATGATAAATTTGACAAATATATTGGTGGGAAAGACCAAATCCAAAACCTAATCAACGACCTTAAAACAAATCCAGACTCAAGACGATTAATGGTTAATGCTTGGAATGTTGGAGAATTAGACCAAATGGTTCTTCCACCTTGTCATTATGGATTTCAAGTTTATACAAGAGAGTTGAGTTTAGAAGAAAGAAAAAAATTAGCTAATTATGATTCTGAATTTGTATCACCTATGACGGTTGAATCTTGGGATAGAAGTAACATCCCAACCAGAGCAATCTCGTTAATGTGGAATCAACGTTCAGTAGATACATTCTTAGGTTTACCATTCAACATTGCTTCATATGGTTTATTATTAGAAATAATTGCAAAAGAAGTTAATATGGTTCCTGAAGAGTTGATTGGAAATCTAGGAGATGTTCATTTATATTCAAATCATATTGAACAAGCAAAAGAACAGATTGGAAGAAAATACACTCACGAAGAAAGAACAGAATTGTTAAAACAAGCGATGGGTGAAGAAAATTATAATAAAGCGGTTGATGAATTAATGCCGTTTGGTGGTGGATTAAGTGAATATTATGATTCATATAAAATTCCTTATAAAACAAGAGAACCTTATCGATTACCAACATTAGTAATGGTTACTAACCCCGATTTAAAGTTTGATGAATATGTTTATGATAATTTAAAACTTGTAAACTATCAATCACATCCAACAATTAAAGCACCTTTAAGCAATTAAAAATGTTAATTCATATTCAGACACGGGAATTGGAAAAAGAGTTTATAAATCCGGTTAAAAATGGGTTTGTGTCTCATCCGGCGATTGATTACCAAACAAATGCCATCCACGCACAATACGAAGGAAAAGATGTAATAATCTTTAACTTCAAAAAGTATGGATGGTTAAACGATAACAGATTTAACACCTACAACCTATCATTAGGACCAGCAGGTATAACAATTGAAATATTATTATGACTATAACACAAATAACGACACCTACTTTTGAATATGACGGTGAAAAATATAGTGTATTTATCCGAAGGTTTATAGATTTTAATGATTTTCAAAATTACTTGGAAAGAAAGGAAAAATTAGGTAAAACAAAATTATTCATTCATTCCATATTTACATTACCTGAACAAACAGAAATTTGGATTAAATATCAAATACTATTATGATAGTTAACGAAAAGGTGGATGATAAAGGTAGAGTTGTTGAAAAGAAAATAACAGGTTCTTACTATAATTCCATTTGGAGTTATATCTATGACGATAAAAATCAAACCGTAACCCAAAAAAGAAGTGACTCACCTTTTTATAAAATTATTACGGATTTAATAAGTAAAACAAGTAAAATCGTTTGGAACGATGGTAAAGAAGAAC